CGCCCGTAACCCTAACCAGCTTCGACATTTTTCATCTCTCCTTTTGTTTCGCCCCATCTCTAAAAAAATTGAAATGCTTTTTTCGTTCATTTTATTCTTTTACCCAAACAAATCAAAACAAAAGCAACAAGCAAAACAACAAAACAATGTCTACTAAACAACAAGTCAAACAAGTGAGTAAAGTTTTTAAACCTGTATTAAAGGAATTGAAAACTACTATTAAGATTCGCGTCCAAAGAGAAAAAGAGAATACCAAAGCCTTGAAAATGCGTGCCAAAGAAGAGCGCGAACGCGTCAAGGAGGAGCGAGAACGTGCCAAGGAAAACGCCCGTATTGCCAAAGAGGACCGAGAGCGCGCCAAGGAAAACGCCCGTATTGCCAAGGAAGAGCGTGTGCGTGCCAAGGAAAACGCCCGTATTGCCAAGGAAGAGCGCGAGCGTCAAAAGCGTAAGCGTATCCATGAAAAAGAAACTGCCCGTTTTGAAGCATTCAATCGTATGATTCAAGTCGGTATTGCCTTACACAAGACGCATCTCGATGGTTTCACAACGGCACAATTTGTTGAAAAATTCAAGCAAATCTATGGTAATATCAATGCTTGGACTGGCGTGGTCAATCCGGATCATTATGATGGTGATGCTGGGGTTCGTTCATTGATTTACGAAATGTCTCCCTCATCTGCTCAGCATTGGTTCAAATATGGTATGAAGAAAAAATCCTATCAAGTTGCCCCATGGTCCTTTGTCAATAAGAAATTGGCCGATTTGAATCATCAATATGAATGGATGGTTACTACCGCAGGCACTGGTCGTGCCAAGTCTAAGGGCACCTGGAAATTTGTATTTCATTTGTCTCGTGACAACTGGGACAATGAATTATTTGGACCACTCCCTGAAGACGATACTCTTTTAAAAGCAATCAATCAACGCAAAATCGGAAAACAAAACAAAAAAAACTAAATTTTAAATTGTAATTAACCTAACACGAAAAAGTGACCCACCACTTGGCGGGAATACCTTTTTTACATTAAACACTGAATCTATTTAAAAACTATATAAATAATATGTTATGAAGGATTTTATAGATAGATTACCATTAGATATTGTTTTACAAATTATTCCATATACATATAATTTACAAGATAAAAACTTGTTGAATGATATTGTAAATTATAAAGAAACGCGAAGTTTACTATTGGAATTATATTATAAATATTGGATTATTGACATACAAACTGAAAATGAACAAGATAAATACTGGTTAATAAATGATATTATTGGGTATGCTAATAATGATAAGGCTACTATGTATGGATATGTTGATAATTTTTACAATATTTTCAAGAGAAATATTTCTTTACAAACAAATGAATCAATAGACAAATATATAAATATTTTAGAAAAAAAAAATGTAAATACACGAATAAATATATTTTTGGGGTTATTAACTTCTAATGAAAGAAACGATTTGGTTAATGCGTTTTATAGTAAATTAAATTGAAACTTACTGTGAAGAATAAAAAAATTGAAAAGCTTTTTCTCACTTTGTATTCTTTTACCAAAAACAAATCAAACAAAAGCAACAAGCAAAACAAAGATGAACGCAACCATTGACGAAACCAAGAAATCAATCTCCCTTACTCCATTGGTATTATCTTACATGAAGAACATGATTAATATTCCTGGAAAGACCGAATTGTTAATGAAAACATTTACCAAGATTCTTGAATTACTCGAATACGATAAAATGACATCCCAAAAGGTCTTGTTGGCATTTAAGATGCTTGATGACGAAAAATGGGTAACTCATGATGCGGAAGTTATGGGTATTCTTGGCGGTATTCTTGTATTCTTATACAAGGAATGTCCATCTAACCGTATCAATGGTATCATCTCAGACGCATTAGAGGATGTTGAAGAGTATAAATCCATTGGAATGTTTACTGAAAAGACTTATATGAAACACTGTCGTTATTTAATCAATTTTGCGGTTATACATCAAGAACTTCAAAAGTTTGATATTCAAACAGTCAAAGCAATCTCAAGTTGGGTGAATGATGGAAAGAAAACCATGCTCCATTTGAAATTCCCTATCTACTATGACGACATCTATTACGATGATCCGCAATACTGGAACATCAAAGGAGTCGAAGAATTAGTCGTTTAAAATAAAAAACAAAAAAACAAACCTATAACTGTAATTAACCAAAGGAAAGAGTGACCTATCAATTGATGGGAATACCTTTTTTCACGAATGATTCTTTAAAATTTTTTACATTTTTCCCAAGTTTAAAAAAAATTGATTTTATAAATAACTAATTTTATTTTATTACACAACCACAACAAAAACAAAAGTTCAAAAATGACAACCGCAAACAACGTAAAATTAATCAAGTTACTCAGTGATCGTTACAAATTTGACGCTGACGATGCGATCGAATATGTAAAGACTTCTAGTAAAAAGGGTCGTCCAAAGAAAGAAATCGAAGTCGAGCAAGCAAAAGATTTATTCGACAAGATTTTGGAAGACGCAGGTGAACCACCACTTGAAAAAGACGCCGCATTATACAAAAAGTTTGAAAAAGCACCTGAAAAAGTAAATAAAGCTTCTGAAAAGGAGGCTAAAAAACTGGAAAAGGAAAAGAAAGCTTCCGAAAAAGCAGCTGAAAAGGAAAAGAAAGCGGCTGAAAAAGAAGCTAAAAAACTGGAAAAGGAAAAGAAAGCTGCTGAAAAAGAAGCTAAAAAACTGGAAAAGGAAAAGAAAGTTTCTGAAAAAGAAACTAAAAAAGAAGTCAAGCCAGTTGTATCCTCTACAGTTGTAGTAGCACCTAAACCTCCAGTTAAAACTGTTACACAAGTTGAATCAAGCGATGATGAATCGAGTGATGATGATGATGATGATGATGAAGAAGATGAATTAAAACCTGAAGAAAAAGAACTCGTTGTCATCAGGCATACTCCAATCGAAGAACTTGTCATTGATGAAACCAGTGAGTATGAACTTGACGAAGATGTGAATAAAATAGTTCAATCTGTTATCAAAGCAAAAATGGAAAAATATGAGGCAAAAAAAGATGAATCTGATGATGAATCCGATGATTCTGATGATGACGAGGAGGAAGAAGAAGAGGAAGAAGTTGTCAAGGTAAAACGGGTCAAAATCAACGACAAAGATTACTTAAAATCCAGCAACAATGTATTATATGATGTTGATACCAATGACGCGATTGGTGTTTGGGATGAAAACAAAGAAGAAATCATATTAAATGAATTGGATGAAGATTCATATCTTGAGGATGACGACAACGATGAATCTGAGGATGAAGAATCAGATGATGAAGATGAATAAAACACGAAACATAAAATAAAAAATAAAAAATGAAAAAAGGGCGCACAAAAAGCGTCCTTTTTTCATTTACAACAGTATAAAAGTTTTTGAAAAACTACCTCAAAAATAAAAATTGATTTACTTTTTCTCTCTTCAAGTCAAATTATAAAAACAAAAACAAGTCAAAAATGATATTTACTATTTTATTCGCAACATTCTTATGTTTGATTTCTGGCGTCACCGTAAATACAACCGATACTCACCCGGGTCATCGAGGAATTCAAAAACGAATCTTTGACCAAAAAGCCCACAACGATGCGTTAATGGCAAAACCTACGATTGGCATCAATGACCGCATTTGGTACAACAAAGCGATTCCTACCGAATTTCAAGAAAAATTATGTCCTTACATACAAGAATTATTGGTTTTCGAAGAATCCAAATACTATGTTGTCCTTGGATACACTTTGGAAAAATACCATGACTATTTGGTAAAAAATGTCAGTGACTTTTACATGGAAGAAATATATACATTACACAATTTTCCTACCTATCGGGAGAATGTTACACTTGAAAATGTTACCATGAGCGATGTTTATACATACCACAAACAACAATGTAAAAAATATCCGGTCAATGGAGCAATGATCAATCGTTACCGAAAATTATACAGCAAATTGTACGAAGGTTTAGTGACAAAACATTTGAAAACGAATACTGTAAATCCCAACACTAAAAAAATACCTCGTGCGTACAATAACAACTGCGATAAAAAGAATTCGGTGACTATCAATCCATTTGTACTCTTTCTAGGATTGTTTTGTGTGTTTTCATTTGTTGGTACTGGAACTGGGGGAACTAGAAAAAGAGTATAAAAATATAAAAATATAAAAAATATATAAAAAGGTGCTCACAGTAGCACTTTTTTATATTTTATTTAATCTTTCAACCAAGATTCGCTCCTGGGAATCATGGCGCAATCTGATTCATAAGTTTGATTACGAATCCTATAATATGTTGGAGTAGTAGTGTTTAATATTTCCACTTGTTTTACTGGTTGTTGTATTTGAACAATTGGAGGAGGCTCGGGTTTCACATCATAAATATCTAAAATTTTTTCAATAATAGGACTTCTTTGAATATCCGTATTATCCATTTCAACAATTTTAATTCCGCTATTTCTTATCATGGTTGTATTACGATTCATTTCTATTTGTTCGTATAAATTAAATTTACGAATAAAATCGTATAAACCACTGTTAAGACCCTTGTCGGATTGTTTCAAATCACCAGTAATTACCATTTTACTACCATCGCCAATTCGAGTAGTCAACATTAACATTTGATTCGGCGAACTATTTTGCATTTCATCGGCAATAATAAAAGCATTTTTAAATGTGCGCCCTCTCATGTATCCAAGTGGCGCGATTTCAATGACATTTGCGTGTATCATCGCATCAATATCTTTTTGCGAATAAAATTCCAAAAAAATATCAAAGATGGGTCTCGTCCAAGGATCCATTTTTTTATTTATATTTCCTGGCAAGAACCCAATATCTTCCTCTACCGGAACTACGGGTCGTGTCAATATCACTTTGTTTATATTTCCAGATTGTAATTCTTTTATCGCAGTATTACATGCCAACATCGTTTTACCTGTTCCGGCAGGACCAATGGCAAATAATAATTTAATTTTAGAATCATTCAAATATTCGCAATATTTTTTTTGATTGTATGATTTAGCTTTATAATAATTAGACAATGATTTCAAAGAAGTACTACTTCGCTTTGCTGAAAATGCGCGCATTTGAAATGAATTTTTAGAAATAAGCAACAAAGAAAAAAGTAAACAAGACATTAACATAACTTAATTATACTTTTTTGTTTAAGTTTATTTTATTTATAATATATATTATGGCAAATAAAAATATAGGTTTACTCGGCCTATTGGGAATTCCGGTAATCATTGGTTATATGTATTGGGTGAAACAATCTAATATAAAAGAATTCGAAAATGATATAAGAAATACAAACTACTTTAATATTTATGATACTGGTTATGAAAGTAATCTTGATAAAGATAAATCACGACTGAATAAAGAAAAAAACAATTATTTACCTTCAACATTATTCCCCATTGGACTTTATGAAAAAATAAGCAATAATGTATCTGATTTTTATAATTCAAATATTAAAGCACCATATATTAAAGCACCATATCATATGTCAAGTAAAAAAACCAAACACATGGTTGGCGGTTTTTCTTCTAAAAATAGAAAAACAAAAACAAAAAAACACCGAAAGAATTAACTTTTTTTACATATTAAAAAAAATCGTTTAAATTTTTTTATTCCATCCGGGGTGTAACCGTCACATTTTCGTATTGGTTTCATCACATATCCATATACATTTAATATTTGTCTCACCAAATTCAATAACGGCCACTTTTGTATGTCCGTCGCGTTTTTTTGTAGACTCGTGAGACAGGATGAACTCAAATGGTATTTCAACTCTTTTACATATTTCTCAACACTTTCATATTTTTCTTGACTTAATAGTATATCTCGTTCAATAAGTATTTCACTGGGTTCATCGAAAAAAATACCAATATTATTTAGTATTTTTTTACTAATTTCATCCATTATATTTTATTTTATAGATAAATAATATTTTCAAAGAATTACCGAATTTATAAATCACTGGTATTCCATAATATAGTATAAACATCTTCCCCGTTTTCCATTTTTGTTTTCGTATATTTTGAAATAACCTTTGGATTTACCTTGTTATTCACAATATCTTCCGCTTGGTATACATTACCAAACTTGTCTAAATAATAAACAATACCCATAATTTCCTGAGCCCATAATTCGATTTTCTGCATGGTCTGTTTGTTTTCTTCGTCCTCTACTAATCCATGCGGAGTACCCTTCGTGTGGGTTCCACAATATTCACATTCCTCCTTTTTTCGTCGGGTACATTGTTCCCCGTTTGCCCGTTTGGCGCAACATCTTTCAAAATAAGGAACCACATTTTTGACTCGTTTTCGTTTCATAAAATCATCCTTATTCAAAATCATACGCTCATAATTGTAAATATATTGAATCAAATCATTCATCTTTTCATCGTTCATGCCAAGTTCAATAGACTTTTCACGAATATTTTCCTTGAGTGTTGTAATATAATTTTCAAACTTTTTGTTAATACGCTTTTCCATTTTCAAATAATTCTTGTATTTAAATCTTATTAATAATTATATTAAAATATATTTAAATCAATTTTTAAATATATGTCAAAACAACTTAAAGAACCAACCCAATAAATACGATTTATTTCTTTTTTGACACAGCAATACCAATAATAACTGCTAAAAGAGATATTAAAATAAATGGAAGATAAACTCTAAATGGAACCTCATTTTTTATTGCTTTTTCTCCCATGACTCTTGAAAATGTTTTCAAGCCCTCATAGTTACTATTAAGACGTAAAGCCCTATTAGACACATTAGAACCTAAATAGGTATAATATATTATTATGCATAATACAAAAAAGACTAAACCACTCAATACAATTACTGGTACAAAAAATGTTTTTTGTGTAATTCCAGAAAAACCTTCTTCATATGATATTGGATTTGATATTGGTATTGATATTTTTGTTACTAAAAAATATATTCCAACTAAAATAAGTATAATGTATAAAATCTTGAGAAAAGATATTTTCATTTAAAATTATATATAATATACAAATATAATTTTATTTTTACACATCATTTAATAATGGATGCCTCCTCCACGACAACAGGTAATTCTTCAACGACTACTTGAATATTTTTGTCTTCTCCACTAATCACAAATTCTGAATTATATTCTGCTTTGCTGTCTACATGAATCATTTGTTGCGCCGCATTCTTTAGTGCCTCCTCTTGTTCTCTCATTTTTCTACGCGCCTTATATTTTTTCTTTTTCAAATTTTTACTATTTGTTTGTGAGGGTGTTTCTGTGATAATCGTTTCCACCGACAATTCACTTATTAAATCACTCGGTGTTTCATTTTTGTTATCATGCGGGTGTTCAAAAAATTTTTCTAAATTACTTGTATTACTTGTATTATTTGTTTCATTTTGAACAACTGCGTTTTCCTTAATTTCTCTCACATCAATCATTTCATAAGTGGATGTTTCATCATTTTTTTCTTCAAAACGAATATCACTATTTATTTGATTCACCATCATATCCAATTTGTGATAATAACGCGACAAATATTTTATATTCAATCTGTGAAAAAACTCGAGATAATTTACAAACAATGATATTTTCTCTCTTAACATGATATTATTAAAATAGACAGTATTGACAAAATTATCAATATTAAAACCAATCTTGTTTTTTACTTTATGTTTCTCCAATTCTCGTTGCTTTATACTATAATAGTTATGTAATGCGTACAACAATTCAACAATCACATCATGAATACTTTGAACCACATCAAAATCATATTTTTTAAAAGGTTCCAAATCTTTATACACTGGAAATTGATTATGTATATTTACCAATTCCAACAATTTTTTATCATTTATGTTGGATTTTATGTAATCCACTACTATTTTATACAATTTAAAAAACTCGCAATACATGCGATTAATAATTGCCGAAAATAACCTTTTCACATCATCATACTCAATATCAATTATTTTACCTTGAAAATATAATGAGTCTAATCCAAATACACATAATGTCTCATTGTTACTTTTAATAAACTCATTATACATTCCTTTTAATTTCACTATTTTTGTGTCGAGCACATTAATCTTTTTTTCATTTTCTATTTTCAATTCTATTATTTTGATAAATGTAATTTTTATTTCATTCAATCTATTTTCAGTTTCCTCCATATATTAGTATGAAATTATATTTTTATTCCAGAGAATTTTATTTCGTTAAATATATTTTATTTTAATATTATATATAATGGATCATATTAAAGACAATACCGATACAATAGTTTCATTAAGCAACGACGCTGTTTGGACAGTAGAACATGAAGCTATCTTGATTGAATGGGCCGATAAAGCAATGTGTTATCGTTGGCTACATTCGCGCGCAAATATGTTATATTCCACATTAAACGCATGGTACACGATTCCAGTGATTGTTATTTCTACCTTAACCGGTACAGCAAATTTCGCACAAGATCGTGTTCCCTTGGAATATCAAAGTTATTATGTGATGGTTGTGGGTGGATTCAATATTTTAGCAGGAATTATTACCACAATACAGCAATTTTTGAAAATAACACAACTCAATGAGGCACATCGCGTCAGTGGTATTGCCTGGGATAAATTCTACAGAAATGTAAAAATCGAATTGGCAAAACACCCCAGTGAAAGAACTCCGGTGACACAGATGATCAAATTGTGTAAAGAAGAATTTGATCGTTTGATGGAAACCAGTCCGGTGATTCCGGATAAAATTGTGGAAAGTTTCAAAAAACATTTTCAAAATTCGGATAATTATATAAAAATCGTAAAACCTGAAATATGTGATGTTTTGGTATCTACGGATACATTTAGAAACAGTTGGTTTAATGAAGAAAATACCAACAAAAAGACGCAAGAATTACTCATGATCCAAAGCAACAAGGAAAATATGAAACATAAAATGAATGAATACAATCATACTACAGTGAGTGAATTTAAAAAGGTTTTTTATAATTTAAATAATCGTCCACCAATGGATAGCGAAATTATAGATAATTTAAAAGACAAAATCGAATTATCTACTTTGTTACAAATTATTGAAATACAAAACACGGGTGAAAATACAATATAATAGAATTACATTATTTTAGGAGGTGCGCTAGGCAATAAATCTGGAGCGGATGGGATTGGGATTGGGATTGGGTTTTTAGACAAAACAAGACCCATTGGTATATCTTTAGGTAATACAAAAAAACATATAACCATAAAGACAAAAAAAGATATATAAACAACTACACTGCTAACATCAATATCAAAATATTTAATTATATGAAAAATGATATTTATTAAAATACCAATGATAATGATTGAAAACCCAATTGTAGTTATACGATTACTCCAAATTGAATCTTGATTTTTACTACTCATATATAATTTTAAGAAATAAAAATCGCAATTTATATATATAATTCATATAATGTTTAAATTAAAGAAATTTTATCATTTATTCATTCTGTTGGTTATTCTTTTACTCATTATTTACATTACTCATTTTATTATAAATTACTACCAATTAAATCATATACTTTTTCTTGACAAAACCCAACTTCAAGATTTCTTAATGAAAGATACAGACCATTATTATAAATCGTTTTCTAAAAAAGATCTTTCTATGCGAAAAATATCTTCAACAGAAGATTATTATTTTATAATCGAAAAAAGTTGTAGAGATTTTAATGTTTATGAAAAAAATAAAATTATCAATTGTGTATCCAAAGTAGAGTCTATTTTGAAAAGCACCAATGACCCGTGGTTTGATGGTATAAAAGCATGTAAAACACAATGGAAATTCGGATGTGTCAGTGGAAAATTGTATGAAGGAGGTCTTCCTCATACAAGATATGATGTGATTATTCTTCCCGAATATGTAGTGACAAATTATAATGATGCTGAATTGTCTAAACTAATCCTTCACGAAAAAATTCATGTATATCAAAAAATGTATCCAAAAGACATCCATAAATATACTCAATATCATCATTTCTATAAAAAAATACGAAGAAATGAGGTTCATGACGCGCGAGCGAACCCTGATTTAGATGAATGGATTTACAATGATTCAAATAATCAGTCTTATATGGCATTATATAAGGCAGATTCTACTCATATAACAGATGTCACCTTTTATCCGAATAATTCGCATTTCTATGAACATCCCTATGAAAAAATGGCATATGATATGGAGAAAAGGTTATTACAATAAATAATATGATATTGGCACATGTTGCTCATAGTTTTTTACAACAAGTATTTCCTTATTTATAATTGGTCGTTTATCATATTCAACCATTTCTAAATTTAAATATTTAATATAAACACTGTCGTACTCTTTTGTCCAACAACCTGTTTCATCTGGTACTACCACATCATTCACACTCTTACCTTTAAAAACAGCAAAACGATTAACACCGCCTTGTGACTTTGGATTTGCTCGTTTATTAAACGAAGCAATCGTTAATGAATTTTCGTAATTGGTAAAATAATAATATGGACCCATATAGGTTTCACGAACATTTTTAATTAATCCAAAAACCGACATGAATTCTGTATTCACTTTAGATGATCCACTATATCCCGCAACGGGTAATTCATAATCATTCTCATACATATCCTTCAAAAACAAAAAATCCGGGTTGTTCTCGAAAAATAATGTAACATTTTCATGAATCGTTGTATCATATATTTTACGATCACCTATAATTTCACTTGATAATGCCAACCATATATGATTTGTATTTGTAACCGTTGAATCTTTATTTAATGCCGAACAATCAAAAAATATATACACATTACATTCATCATTTAAAAATCCGTTACATTCAAAATTATAAAGTAAACCCTTTGTTTCTTTTAAAAATAAAATATTCAACATTTGATTACAAGTCGTCATTATATCAACTCCATCAATATAAAAAAATTCGTAAAATTGAAAATACGAATCCAAATTTTTTGTTGTAGGGTTCAAATTTATTTTTTTATTCAATACAAATTGTAGAAAGGGTTGTTGACCTGTTGTGACTACTACATATGGACATATATAAATATGACCTATTTTGTATTCATTCGTATATAATCGTAAATCGGTTTTTAAACAATATTTTGCCGAATAATTATAATAATTCTTCATTGGATCGCCTAATAATTCTTCCAACACTTCTTCATTGTCTTCCTCCATTTATTATATTTATAATTATTATATTTTATTTTTAAACCCGTTTTTACTTATCTATTTTACGTTTTATAGTCTCTTTAATTTGTTCCTCGCGATTATCCAATATATATTTGGTTAATTCCTCCGCATGTTTTGGCTCATTTTTATAATAATTCTGTAAAACCGACATTAATGTTTTTGAATTGATCGGCTTCTTTACTTTGTTTTGTTTATAAATCAACGCCCCTCCATTAATATCAAAACAATCGATTTCATTCTTTTTCATGACAGTCATCAATGTTTCCGATAAAGTCTTTTTTTTATTTTTGCGTTCTTTAATTTCCGTTTGAAGTTTTAATATTTCATTATCTATTTTAATCCATTCTTTGATATTTGTGATTAATTCTTCTTTCGTATCCATTATAAAATAATATATTATAATTTTATATTCTTTTACAAATAAAATAAAAATTGATTTACTTTTTATACCAAACAACAATCATATAAAAACAATACAAAAACACGCATTAAAAAATGGGACAAACTACTAGCGCTTTCATGGAGGAAGAAGAATCGCCGCAATTAATCATCAACAATATTCAATCACATATTTATTATAAATTTATAAACTGCTTATTTATCCATAAAATAGATCAACGCGTTTTAGATGATCAGTTCAATGTATTTTGTGAAAAATATAAAATTCAAAACCATACTGAATTATATTCGTTATTCATATTTATTAAGGAAAAAACGACTCATTCGTATCATAAATTTACAGTGGATGACCCAATATTAATAGGTAACTTATTCATGTTTGTTATTTATTATATGAAAATGAATTCGTTGTTCGCATATATGAATCGTGTTTTATATTTAATGATGACAACAAATAAAATGAGATTATCAATCAAAGGATGCTCATTTGATGAAGAAAGTAAAGATTTTGATACGAATACTGATTTATTAATCGAAGAAACGATGGATAATCAGGAGCGACTAGAGAAAATGTTAGATTTAAATAAAAAGATTGAAAATATGAGCAAACAAATAAACTTTACTTGTGTATATCAGGTCGAATCAAATGTATATCACGATTATGACGGAGATGTTTTAAATTTCGGTCTAGTCGCATAAAAAACAAAAACACAAATAAACAAAAAAACAAAAAATGTTTAACCATTTTTTGCTATAAAACAATTATACAACAATACGAGTAATAAACATTTCGTACTAATATGCGTTGTTTCTATAACAATTGACTGTTGGTAATCATTTTTTCTTATTTTTTTTAAACTATACATCATTGGTAAAAAAATAAATGGGACAAATAATATATATTTTAAACCAAATAATTCTGTTATACGATACATATTCCACATGAAATTCATTTTCAATATTCCACTTGCGACCATTAAAGCATTACTATTTCCATATATTACTGGTAATGTTCTTATATTATTTTCATAGTCACCTTCTCGATCACGAATATCCAACAATATTTCATTGAACAATGAACCCAAAAATACAGTTTGTGAAAATAATTTCAACAAAAGTATGTTTTTCGTAGTAGGAGATATCAATGATGATGAATAAACCATTGCCGAAAAATAAGTTGTAAATGACACGATTGACGCGCAATATATATTTTTTAAAAAGGTCATCTTTTTTATTTTTGGAGTATAAATAAATAATGAAAATAATGCGAAATGAATCATATTTTGAAATTTTTTCGGTAAATAGCACATGTTCAATAATTCCACCCCCAATAATAGAGATGCGTTTAATATATGTGCTTCTTTTTCACTAACATCGCCTGTAATTAATGGTCGCGATGGATTATTTATTTTGTCGATTTTCATATCAAATAAATCATTCATAATCATGCTACTTGACATGGCTCCGATAATTATCAATGTGGTTATCATTAACTTTTTAGACATGATGATGCTATAAAAATTAGGATTCACTAAAAACGCACCAGTGTAGCTCAATCCAATTGTCGGTATTATATTCTTATATCTCATCAATTTTAAATAATTTTTTATTTTCGAAAAAGAAATACAAATCTGATTCTTTTCTTGTAGTAACGCGAATGAATTTATGCGATTATTTGTATCTGTTATTGGCTTATACAAGTGCGTAAATTTATATAAAAATGACATTTTATCATTCATATTTTTCATATTTTTCATATACAAATAACTGGTTATAGAGACAACATTTGTAAAAGACAATAAAGTCAATAAAAAAAATATATTCATATTATTATAATATACAATATATTTTATATATTTTACAAACAATTTGTATTTATATTTTTTATGGAATAGTTATATTTGTGGCAGTTTCATTATTTACACTTTTTGGTAATGACAACTTATAATGACGACTACATAATCCATTACTATTTGGAATCACTTGACAACCACAGGCTTTTCCTTTATTTACCCCAGTTTTTAATATACTCACACATGTACCAAGCGCGGTTTTCTCCTCCAATTTCTTTTGTTTTTCCGCATTTTTCGCCTCTTGTTTTTTCTGTTTCTCCTCTTGTTTTTTCTGTAATGCCTCCATTTTTTTCTTCATCTTTTCCTCCTTCATTTTTTCTTGTTTTTCCTTGATTATTTTATGAATCACTTGTGAATAATGTGTATAACAATATGATTTATTATCTGTCATCATAATTTTTACAAATATGGTATCGCAGTTATGACATTGTTCATCTTGATAACAACATTTTCCTTTTGAATAACCCATTCTAAAATATTGTCCATTTATATTTTCCTCGTCAATATGATTGATACCGTGAACTTTTGGAAATCCTTCAACATGAGGCAATAATGTTCGTTGTATATTTCTACAATATGGACATCTCAATTCTGTTAATTTTAATGTTCTCCTTTCCATTGTATTAAACTTTTTTTTATGATTCAAAACATCATGAAAGATCGCATTATAATTGAACTTGTGTTTACATTCTAACTCCACATAATTTTCTGTCAACGGTTTTTGAGTAATTAAGCAATAATTATTTTTATTATCTACCGCTGATGGTGGAGGGTCATTCGATTTAAATTCGTCATTAGAACTATCCAATGATTTGTATAATTCATCATAAAAATTAATATTCCCTTCTATTAAATATTTTGGCATTATATTTATTTTGCATTTAGTCTTTATATTTATTATCTTTTTTATTTATATTATGTCACCAGAAATATGGGGACCACCAATATGGACATTATTCCATACACTTGTTGAAAAATTACATGAAGATACCTATACAGTTATTGCCCCGCAATTATTTGCGCATATTAAGAGGATTTCAACAAATCTACCTTGTCCCGAATGTTCTCAACACGCCGCATCTTTTTTATCAAAAATAAATTTTAACGGAGTAAAAACAAAAGATGATTTTAAGAAAATGATGTTTTTTTTTCATAATGTAGTCAATTATAGGAAAAAAAAACCAATGTATAATCAAATATTGTTGAATAAGTATGAAAAAATGAATGTGATTACCGCATACAATAATTTCGTTTCGGTTTATCATACAAAAGGAAATATGAAATTATTGGCCGATTCTTTTCAACGAAAACTGATCTTGAAAGATTTTAGACACTGGCTTATGAATAATATCTCCAACTTTTTGTAAAGTCTACATTCGATATTATTTCATTACTGTACCAACTACTTGTCCGTTATTAGATATCGTACATTTAAATTTTTGTTTTGCTTGAACTTTACACAACTCACTATTCGTTGATATTTCATTAAAAAATAAATACTGAGACATTCCTAACGAATACATGGCAAATACTATAAAGGTTCCTACAGCAACGCCATTAAATATAGATCCTAATATCTGTTTTACATCTTTGACACATTTAAAAGTTAAATACCTTATTGCTATATCACCTCCTAAAGATAATAATAACGCACCAAACACTAAATAATTTATGTCTTGATTTATCATCATTGGTAAACACAAATACATGAATGAATATGCGATTACAAATAAATTTAATCCAGGTTGACCACTCTTGACAAATCTGCCATTATTACATATTTTTGGTAAATTCGCTTCCCATATTTTATATTCATTATTACTGGTATCATTATTCTTTGAATAATTCGCAATAAAAAAACTTCTCACACACACTACAATAATTAAAAAAAACAAATAGAAAAAACCTTTCAAGTTTTGATAAACTAACCCTGAACTAAATACAATTAATGATATAATTAATGGACTATTGAACACTAAAAAATAAAATAAATTTATTGGGTTTGATACAAAATCACTTAAATCTATGTTTTGGTTAATATCTGCCATATATTATAATAATTTATTTTTATTTTAACATTTTGTTAATAAATAACCAACATAATTTGATATAAATGCACAACTATTCATCAATACAAATGCCATAAATACTGTCTTTAATGGTGTATCATTTGCTAAAATAGAATATACTGGGTCGCCTGTAAAACATCGCCAAGGAATATAAATAAAAATTCCCCAACTATAGAACCATAATACAGTGTAATAAAAATCCGTTATAGTAAAATAATCATTACATTGATTATCGGTTAACATACGATAGACAATGATTAAATACACTAACCCGTGATTTGATGCGGTCCAACATTTTTCAAATGCTACAACATATGGATCATTGTTTCTATCATCAGCGTCTTTCATTCCTAAAAATAATTTAGCGATCCAGTACGCATAGGTAATCATAAAATGAACATTGTGTGCGAGTGGTAATGCTTGAGGATAAAAATAATACAAAAAAGAAACCAAATGTCCTGTATCCGTAAATCGTATAAATTGTTTTACCCAATTGTAAGGATGTGGCACAAAATGATATAAATGTTCGTAATGATAATAATAGTTTGCCACATATAATTTTTGAATAATAATAGTTGTTAGATAGAAATCTTTCAACACCGCGTATAAAAATACATTTAGAACCGGAATATAAAATCCGTCTCTTATAATTGTTTGCGTATATTTTTTAATTTTCCAATCATATACATGTAAATCTTTTATGCTCATATTTAACTATATTATTTTATAAATTGTATTTAATATAGTTACAATTATTATTTATCCAAAATCAATTCAAACGCTTCATCTATGTGGCTAATCGGATAAAAACTGATTCCTTTCACCATTTCGGTATCCTTGTATTTTTCCATAAAATCCTCGTAATCTTTCATATTTTCTTTGGGGAATATAAATGATGTTATTCCCGCTTTAATTCCGCCTATAAATTTATAATTCAACGCACCAATCTCATTGACACTTCCATCCAAATTCGCCTCACCTGTGACACCAAAAGTGTTTTTGATTTTAATATTGTTCAACATACTGTACAAACAAATCGTAATAGCTATACCGGCGCTGGTACCACTCTTATTGATTGACCCGTCTCCACTGTGTATGTGTAATCCGTATTTATGTTCGCCGTCGTATTTCTCTCTTAGCTGTGTTTTTTTATCATCAGGTGTTAAATTATATGCCAATGTGAGCGCAATATGCATCGATTCTTTCATCATTTCATCCAACAATCCGGTTAATTTCAAATCCAAATACTTTCCTGTTGGAAAAAACTTGACATTGGTTGGTAATATTCCACCCATTCCCATGTTATTCGCCCATAAACAATTAATGACACCTACCTCACTTTTATCATGGATCTTCTTATAGGTGTTCTCTCTTTTGTCTTTAAAATATTTCGTTTTGATGTCTTCAATTGTTATAATTATTGGAAAATCGTATTCGATTTGAGCGTTTTTCAATACATCTAAATTGATCTCTCCCACCATTTCAAATAAAATCTCCTTTAATTTACGAACACCCGCCTCACAGGTGTAATTCTCAATAATAAATTTCAACACATCGTCGCTTATCTTTATCATATCTACCAATCCCATTTTTTTATACACCTCCGGCAACATATAAATATTACAAATAACCAACTTGTCTTCCAGCGATAAATTCGTGAATTTAATACGATGAATACGGTCCAATAATATTTTATCAATCGCGTCAACATCGTTATAAGACAATATAAAAAGCGCATTGGACAAATCCAAATCGATACCACTGAAATACTTGTCCTGAAAACAATCGTTTTGAGTCGAATCCAACAAATGCGTCAAAATACCGACGATTTCCTTACCATGCTCCGTTTTGGAAATCTTATCTAATTCATCTATGAAAATAATAGGATTCATACACTTTTTATCCATCAAGATTTGAACGATACCGCCCCAGGTCGAACCAACATAGGTATAATTGTGACCATGTAAGGTACTCCCATTGGAGTCACCGCCCATTTGTATCATAGCAAATGGACGGCTAACCCCGGCATCGTCTTTCAAGCAATTGGATAAACCATATTTTGCCAAAGTGGTTTTACCCAGACCCGGAGGACCCTCGAACCCAAAACAATAACCCTGTTGTTCGCCGTTTATCCATTGACCAATAATACGCTCCACCTGTTTTTTCGCTTTTTCATGCCCATGAACGGATGAATTCAATATATTCTTTACCTCACAAATATAGCCGTTGATTTTTTGAAAGAGACTTTCAATGTCCTTGATTTTTTTCAAAATCGTATTATTTGTTTCAAGAATTTCGCTCAAAATAAATTCATTGATTATTTGCGAATGTGAATTTATACAAATCTCGAAGAATTCCTGAATCATCTCTTTTAATTCCTCTTTTTTCTTATTTATATACTTGATCTTTTCAATAGATAAATTGTTTACATTTATAAATTTATTCACTTTAATAATAAAGTTGATGAGAGAAGTCTTGTCCATTGTATTCAATTTCATTTTTATTTTTTCATAATTTTCGACGACATTCATTAATTTTTCTTTCAGTTGTAAAGTATACTTTTTTATTTCAATACTCGTATATGTTTCTTTTACCGGTATTTTACACTCATGTAATACATTTCCATGTTGGGTAATTATAGAAAACTCTTGTTTAATCTGATCCATCAAATACATGATGGGCTCTTTTTTATAAACATTAAAAGGGATTTTCAATAATCCGTCCAAATATTGCCGAGCTTTAGATCCCGAATCCTCCGATTTTGATTTGATTTCTTTCAACTTTATCATTGCCTTTTCTTTCACCACTTCATTCGCTTTTAACAAACATATTTGTTGTTCCAGTGGTATTTTATTAATATCAAAATTTGACAAATCATTCGTATATTGTATCGTCTTTTTCATGGCTTCTCGGAAAGAGTCTTTAATCGACCAAGGAAAACTGTCGAATAATATGATTTGTTCTTGAGTATCAATACTATTATTTGAATCATTCGATAATAAATCATACAACAAATAAGAATTGTATTTGTTCTCGTAGTTGTTATAAGAATTCACCAAAAATTGTATTAATACATTTCGTTTGGAATATAAATCACTATTTACAAAGTCCTTGACCATTTGTAACAATGTTTTTTGTTTCAAAGTCTTGATATTTGTATTATATCCGATGTATTTGTTGTAAATTTCTTGATGCTCGTATATTAATAAATCCTTCAAAGTGAGAGAATGTATCATACTAGCAAAACACGATTTTTCCAAATCAAAAACTTCATCTTTCGGCGCATTGTCTTTAATATTTTTGATCTTTAGATTAATATACTTGTTGCTCATAAATTTTATATTCACATCATCCAAATAACCATATATGATTAGACTTTTATTGATTTCACTATTTATTATGTAAAGCTTTATTCCATAAACCTTCATGTGAAATTGTTTAAACTGTAGACTCAAATCTAAACAATCCAAATGTTTATTATTTTCAAACGACTCGTCGATATAATTTACATTGTTTTTCTTAGATGCGGATGAACTAGAATCAACTCCGCTCTTTTCACTTTTGTTGTTTATTATTTTATATCCTGTTGGATGGAAATATCTTTTCAATAAATCATATTTATGAATATCCACATCACTTGTCGTAGTATTCCCAAAACAAATCAACAATAAATCCTCCAATGTTTCTGTTCCGTAGTTTTTCAAAATAGAAGACAAATCATTATTTATATTTTGTAAATTCGTAATCACTTCTTCCGTTTCTATACTATTTATCTTTTCCACAAAACTATTTATTTTATCATTTAAAGTACTTAAAGAATTTATACAATTATTCACCTCACTTATTCCTAAAATATCGAATATTTTGTTTTTTTGTACATGTAATATTGTTTTTTGTGTTATTTCTCTAAAATTTTGTATTTTTTTTTCAATAATCCCCAAAATATCCGTTTTATGTTTACTATTTATGTTTTTTGATTGATTATTTTTCATTTATATACTATATATATTTGTTTATACATTATAATTGTGCGGTGTAAACATTTAAATTTATAACTTAAATACATTTTATATATTATATAACATATACAATTATTACACCATGGGAATACCAAGTTATTTTTCGTACATTGTTAAAAATCACATTCATATTATTCAAAAGTACATAAAGAATAAAATGAATATAGACAATTTATATTTAGATTGTAACTCTATTATTTATGACGCGGTGCGTAATATTGATTTTTCAACGATTAAAGTAAATGATGTCAATACGAAAATGATCTCAAATCAGGTGATTACAAAAATAGAAGAATATATTTCAACGATTCAACCAACTCAAAATATTATGATTGCCTTTGATGGTGTCGCACCTGTTGCCAAATTGGAACAACAACGCACCCGTAGATATAAATCATGGTATCAAAATGAGGTTTCCAAAACCATATTCAAGAATTCAAAACCTGATGTTTGGAATACAACCGCGATTACTCCTGGAACGATTTTTATGAAGGAATTGAATGATTTTATTATGAAACATTTTACAGAACCATCCAAATATGGAGTCGAAAAGTTGATTGTTTCCACGAGTAATGAATGCGGGGAAGGCGAACATAAAATTTTTGACTATATTCGTAACAATATAAATGATCATTTTGATAAATCCACAGTGATATATGGTCTTGATGCTGATTTGATTATGCTTTCGATCAATCATTTGCCCATTAGCCCCCAAATATATTTGTATCGCGAAACACCGGAATTCATCAAGAGTATTGATAATTCCCTTGAACCGAATGAAAGTTATTTGATGGATATTCCTGAGCTCACCCGTATTATTACGATTGATATGAATCATGGGAAAGAATTCGTGAATGACCAACAGAAAAACCGGATTTATGATTATATTTTCCTTTGTTTTTTTCTTGGAAACGATTTTATGCCACATTTTCCGGCGTTAAATATTCGCACAGGTGGTATTGATAAATTATTGAATGCGTACAAGGCAACGATTTCTGGGGATGACTATTTAACCGATGGTAAAAACATTCAATGGAAAAATCTTAGAAAATTAGTTTCTTTTTTAGCAGAACGAGAAGAAGAATATATCCAAACCGAAATGAAACTGCGCGATAAGTGGGAGAAAAAGCATTATCCAGATGATACACCCGAACAAAGATATGCGAAATTCGATGCGATTCCTACTTATGAGCGCGAATTGGAGAAATATGTGAACCCATTTAAAAAGGGTTGGCAAAATCGTTATTACAAGGCGCTTTTTAAAATCGATATTGATGATGAACGGAGAAAACAAATCGCCACGAATTATCTGGAGGGATTAGAATGGACGATGAAATATTATACGAACGGTTGCGCAAATTGGAATTGGTGTTATAAATATAATTATCCGCCTTTATTGGAGGACCTGATTAAATATGTCCCTTATTTTGAGACGGAATTCATCAAGGAAAACAATTTCAAACCAGTGCCGCCTTTAGTTCAACTATGTTATGTATTACCAACCCAGAGTCTTGGGTTTTTACCGGAAAAATTATACAAAGTATTGAAGGAAAATTATTCCCATTGGTATAAAAATGATTGCGAATTTATTTGGGCGTATTCAAAATATTTCTGGGAATCCCATGTGGAACTTCCAGAAATAGAAATTGAAGAATTAAAAAAGGTTGTTTCTACCACAATTATGTAAATATAATAAATATTTGATTTTTATATTTTCAAATATTTTATTGTTATTATATATTATACATTGTATGAAAAAAAACGATTATTTTAAAATAAGTATTATAATATTATTTTTATTATCAGTCATATGTTTTTCATGTTTTTTTAAAACTTATACATACAACATTCCGAAAACGATATGGGTATATTGGGATAATTATAGTAATTTACCAAATAGTATAGATAATATCATTAAATATAATAAAAAAACTATAAAAACATGGAAAATTATATATTTATCCGATAAAAATATTAACGAATACATACCCCAATATGAATTTCCAAAAAATATAAATAATGTTTTTGTTCAAGCGAAATCTGATTGGATTCGATTATATTTATTGAATAAATATGGTGGTCTTTGGTTAGACCCATCCATTATTGTAAATAATGAAGAAAAATTGAATGAACTCGTAAAAGAATCTTTTGTAAATAACAGTGATTTAACATCATACTATTTAAATTCAAGAATAGTGAATGATCTAAATTATACTCATATTGAAAATTCATTTTTAATGGCACCAGTAAATAGTTATTTTGTTGAAAGATGGAAAAAAGAATTTGAACACGCGATTGATATTGGGTTCAAAAATTATAAAAACTTATTATTGTCTCAAGGATTTAATTTAAAAAAAATTTTTAGTGGCAATGAGAATGATGTTTATTTAACCATGCATGCTTGTGGTTATAAAGTATCTTCCGAATATTTATTTAATCCAAATATATTACTTTACAAAGCGGAAAACGAAATTTATTATCTCCAAGAAACTTGTGGTTGGAAAAATGAATGTATTAGTGATAAATTAAACAAAGATTCATCTGTTAAAAGAATTCCATTAATTAAACTAGTAAATAGAAATCGTAAAAATTTAAATTTGGATAATTTCATTAAACTATAATTCAAATTATTTTACTCAATCCGGGTTTGGTTATAAACAAATCTCTTATATAATGTTTTATATACATTTTGTAATTTATCGTATTTCATATTGAATTTTCCATCAATATGTTTTATATTTTCAACAATGGCTTTATCTTGTAATACGGTTTTTATCATGGTATATTCGGTAATGAAATCTCCTACATTATTGTAATAATTGCCCAAATAACTCGTATCATTGGTATTCCAAAAATTACGATATGTCTTGACAAATAATTTAGAATGGGTATTGTTTAAAGGCAACGTGCTAGTTATCACGGTGCTAATATAATCGCCGAACAACACTCGTGCCACAGTTGTATGTGGTAATATAAATTCATTCTCGATTTTTAATTTATCCACCATAAACACTTGTTTTGCCATAGAATCGGGTCCGGAATTATACTCGTATTCGGTCTTGTAATGAAACGGATAATCTTTCAAGGCATACGGAGGCACCTCTTTGGTTGGATTAGGATTTTTTTGATTTCCAAAAGTATGGACAAACCCAATATGCATGACATCGAGGGAATTTTCACTTATGATTCGTCCAAAGGCATTAAAATCGAAATTCAACAATACTTGATTAAAACTACTTGAATATATTTCAGGTTCACGATATATACGGATTTCTTTCGGTTCATATAAATTTTTACTGATTGTATTCAAATAGACCCAGCCGTCTTGTTCCACAACATTGTATGTTCGTTGATTTTGACAAGCCGTATTGGTAAAATTTAGTCCAGGCACTTTCACCAATACACCCGTGGAATTGAACTCATACCCGTGATATGGACACACGATATTGTTGTTTTTCATTTTACCCTGTGATAAAGAAGCGCCACGATGACTACACGAATCGTCCATTGCGTAATACGTATTATTCTTTCTCCATACTACATAGTCTTCCCCCCAAACTTGGATTTTATTTAATTTATTATTTCTAAATGAGGATGTTTTTCCAATGACATACCAGTTTAAATTATATCTTTCTTCTACAGTTAATTCGTTGTGGTTTGTTATATTCACTGGTTGTATCTCCGATAGAGGCACATATGGTTGTCTTATTTGTTGTTTTCTTTTAAACCCAAACTTTGTCTCTACAAGGCGTTTCACTATTTTTGTTACGGTTTCTGGTTTAGGGGCACGAAACAAAAAGGTTTCGATTGTATTTATGTTTAACACTAATAGAAAAATAAATAGATTCATATTTATTATATTTATAAGATATTTTTATATTTGATTCACATATAATATTTAATAAAATTGATTAAACATTATACTTTATAGTTAATTACAAACCATACATGTCAGCTTTTACGAAAAAACAAGTGAAAAAAACTGCGATTACTTGCGAATGCCCAGAAATCGATGAATTTAAAACAAAAGGTATTTCTTATTTGGATTCGCTGAGTGAAACCCAATTATCCAAGATAATTCTTGTTGCGAATGACCATTATTACAACGGTGAAAACGTGTTATTAACCGACAATCAATATGATATTATCAAAGAATACCTTGAACTAAAATTCCCCAAGAACCAAGTAGTAAAACAAATCGGTGCGCCTGCGAATGGAAAAAACAAGGTTACATTACCTTATGAAATGCCGTCTATGGATAAAATCAAACCCGACTCAAATGCGCTAGTAAATTGGTGCGCAAAATATGATGGTCCATATATGTTGTCCTGTAAATTAGATGGGGTAAGTGGTCTATATTCAACCGAAGGAGGTGTCCCGAAATTATATACTCGCGGTGATGGAAAAGTCGGTCAAGATATTAGTCATTTATTACCTGTATTCAATTTACCCCAAGAACCCAATATTGTAGTAAGAGGTGAATTTATTATACCGAAAAAGGTATTTGACGAGAAATACAAGGCAGAATTTGCGAATCCTCGTAATTTAGTCTCGGGAATTATTAATTCAAAAAATGTGGATGCCAAAGCAAAGGATTTACACTTTGTTACCTATGAGGTCGTCAGTCCACCCATGGCGCCATCTCAACAATTAGTTGTATTGAAAGTATTAAAACATGAAGTCGTGTGTAACAAATTGTTTTTCGAAGTATCCAATGACACATTGTCGGAATTATTACAATACTGGCGCAAAAACTATGAATACGAAATTGATGGCGTCATTGTAACCGACAATAAAATATATCAGCGCAAGTCGGGAAATCCTGATTACGCCTTTGCGTTTAAAATGGTATTGACAGATCAAATCGCGGAAGCAAAAGTGGTGGATGTTCTTTGGTCGGCAAGTAAAGACGGGTATTTAAAACCGCGCGTGCGTATTGAACCGGTGAAACTGGGTGGCGTCACCATAGAATACGCAACTGGTTTCAATGGTAAATTTATTCAAGAAAATGGTATCGGCATTGGCGCCATTATAGAAATCATTCGAAGTGGCGATGTGATTCCTTATATTAAAAGCGTTACAATGGCTGCGGACAAGGCAAAGATGCCAGATGTTCCTTATACATGGACATCTACAAGCGTCGATATTGTCTTGGAAAACATGGAAGACGACATTACCGTTCGTGAAAAAAATATAACCGCGTTTTTCGTGAGTTTAAAAGTAGACGGGTTATCCAGTGGAAATGTAAAACGAATCATAAATGCTGGGTTTGACAGTGTACCCAAAATATTGAAAATGAAGAAAACTGATTTTGCGGCGGTTGAAGGTTTCAAGGATAAAATGATCGAAAAGGTTTTTACAGGTATTCAAGAAAAGGTCGCCAACGCGTCATTATTGGAAATCATGGTGGCATCGAATTTACTCGGTCGAGGATTAGGTGAGCGCAAAATTCGACCTATACTGGACAAATATCCAAATATATTAACGACAGGTGAATCCGGCGCAGAAAAAATGAATATGTTACAAAGCGTCGATGGTATTGGTATTGAAAACGCAAAAAGTTTTGTCACTAATATACCTGGATTTATTGAGTTCTTAAAGGAATGTGGTTTGACAGGGAAATTAAATGCGCCAACCACAGTCGTTGTCCCGGCAAAACCCTCGACATTGACGGGTCCATTGTCCGGTAAAAAAATAGTCATGACCAAAATAAGAGACAAAGATATTATCGAATATTTGAAAACACAGGGAGGCTCATTAGAAGACAATATCAAAAAGGATACTTTTGCCCTAGTTGTAAAATCACACGATGATGTATCTAATAAAACCAAATTTGCCCAGGAAAACAATATACCAATCATGACTGCACAAGAATTCAAGAACAAATATATGCTATAAAAGGTCTTCGATAAAAAAATCCAAAAAATATACAAATATTCTTGGATTTTTCGAAGAATCTATTTATAAAAAATTTCAAATTTCAACAAAAGAAATTCAGAAAAACTAAAAATGGACATTTTTAGTATGTCCATTTTTGAAAATCCTAGGGATTCATGTTAAAAACACTGTTTTTTTTGCTGTTTTACAGCATAAAGCTCTCCAGGAAATTTCATGGTTGAAACCATGAGAGCATAATTTTGTGAGCATAAATTTTATATTTTTTAAGGAAAATGGTTTAGGAACTTTTCTGTTGCTATATTAAGCAACCAATGTCAACCGAATTAAGTACGGAAGGTTCGGGCAAATATCACTGTGTTTTATGTGACTATAAAACATCACGAAAAAGTCAATATGATCGACATTTAACTACAGCTAAGCATGTGGATAACAACAAAATGGCAACAAAAACGGACAAAAAAGAACAACAGCATATTTGCGGTTATTGTAATAAAATTTATCATGATAGGTCTGGATTATGGAGACATAAAAAGAAATGTACATTTATAAATGAAAATAATCAAATGGTTATAAATGAGAATTACAACAATGATGATAATGATACAGAAAATAACAGCGATAATGATGATGATTCTAACATTGTTAAAAAAGAAGAAAACACAACTCAAATGGAAATGTTAATCAACTTGTTCCAAGAACAGCTTAAAGAAAATAAGGAATTAAAAGAACTCATTATTGAACAACAGAAAAAGATCTTGGAAATGGGCGTAAGCACGAATATTACAAATAATAACAACATCACCCAAAATAATAATAAATTCAACTTGAATGTTTTCTTGAATGAGACATGTAAAGATGCGTTGAATCTAAGCGATTTCCTTGAATCGTTAATCTTGAGTTTAACCGATTTTGAGAATTTTGGACCTCTCGGGTATTGTGGCGGGATTAGCAATATTTTAGTCAAGGGATTAAACAATTTAGATATAAGTAAACGCCCGATTCACTGTAGTGATCTAAAGAGAGAGGTGATTCACATTAAAAACAATGACACCTGGCATAAAGACGATGATAAACAGCAGATGATAAAGGCGATCAAAGCGATAGAACACAAGAATGTAAAACAAATGTCGCTTTGGGCAAAAGCCAACCCGGAATACAAAGATCCCAATCATAAAAAGAGCGACTTGTATACCAAGTTGATCGACCAGAGCTTGTGTGACACAGATAAAGAAAAGGCTATGAAAAATTACAATAAAATCATTCGAACCGTCGCTAAGGAGGTTCTCGTGGATAAAGATAAGTGAAAAAATGGGTTTAAAGATTTTTCTTTTTTATTATAATATAGAACCATGAGTCACAACAACGGATTAAAAAAACAGATCATTAGTTCATTTGAAACGCGCGATGAATTCATGAATTTACTCAAGGTAAATCCAGGTTTAGTCATTGTAAAACTCGGCGCCACCTGGTGCGGTCCATGTAAAGCAATCGCCCACATTGTCGAGGCATTTTTCGCAAGCTCGCCACCGAATGTGATTTGTGCGGATATCGATGTCGATGAAAGTATCGATTTGTACGCCTATTTAAAACAGCGAAAAATGGTGAATGGAATTCCGGTTATGCTCATGTATAAAAAAGGCAATGTTTCTTTTGCTCCAGATGATAGTGTGACTGGTGCGGATCCGGCACAGTTAGACGCTTTTTTCAAACGCTGTGGGCTACATTTATTGGCATTAGAAAAAGCCTATGGTAAATAAAATTGGAAGAATTATAAGAATTAAAAAAAACAATTTAGAATAATATTCATATAAAAAAGTATATGAATATTTTTCACTTTTTGAGTGTTTTTATATTACCAGCATCTATATGGGCCTACCATTTCCCTGGGAGAATGACAAAAATGTCTTTAAACGAAAACTCTGTAAGACAAATCGTACAAAAAAATTATTTAATAACGAAATATAATTATAACACTTTGTTGGACAAAATCAATACGGGTGAAATAGAGAGTGTTTATTTTTTACCGAAATTAGATAATGTGATTGCTGAACAAAAAGAAAAATCGGGTGAATTATACAAGGATTATTCAATTACCCGTATTACACCTGTTCTAACAGATAATATTGTAACCGAAACCACGAAAAAACATGTAGAAACGGTATTTTTACAAGACCCACCACAGGATTTGAACGTGTATCAAAAATATGCGGGCGACTTGTTTGGAGTTGCGAATAATTTATTCATTGGATTATTTTTATTTTCTTTAATAGCAAACGGTATTCGTTTTTTTCAACAACAGCAACAAATGCCAAACAATGGTGGTCTAAACAATATATTTGCGACAAAAGGTATAAACAAAGATATACCAACGATTCAAAAGGCGAATATTTCGTTGAGTAGTTTCGCAGGTAGTCCAGAAATATTTGAAGAATGTACAGAGGTGGTTACGTATTTGAAAAATTCTACGACATATAAAATGGCTGGAGCAGAAATTCCCAAAGGTATTTTACTAGAAGGGCCACCAGGAACAGGAAAAACTCTATTGGCAAAAGCAATCGCAAGTGAAGCAGGTGCGAATTTTATTTCCATCACAGCGAGTGAATTTGTGGAGGTTTTTGTGGGAGTAGGAGCATCTAAAATAAGAAATTTATTTGAAAACGCTCGTAAGAATAAACCATGTATTATTTTCATTGATGAAATTGATGCGGTGGGTCGTCAAAGAGGCGCCGGAATTAACATGGCAAATGATGAGCGAGAACAAACATTGAACCAGCTTCTTGCGGAAATGGATGGTTTTGGTGACAATGAAGGAATACTGGTGATTGCTGCGACAAATCGCAAAGATGTCCTGGATAGTGCGTTATTACGACCTGGTAGATTTGATCGTTTGATTACTGTTCCGTTACCAGATCGCGATTCAAGAAAAAAAATATTACGCGTCCATTCAAAAAATAAGGTGTTTTCCGAGGATGTGAATCTCGATTTGGTTGCTGAATTAACCACCGGGTTTTCTGGTGCCCAATTAAAAAATCTGTTGAATGAAGCAGCCATATATGCGGCACGAAAGGGCAATACAATCATAGATGAAACAAATATCATGAACGCTTTAGATAAATTGATTATCGGGTTAATTAAAAACAACGATACGCGAGATGATGTATCCAAAAGACGTGTCGCGATTCACGAGGTAGGTCACGCCTTTTTGGCATATACATTTAACGATTATTTTGATTTGAAAAAGGTAAGTATCGAAAGCACTTATAATGGCGCCGGTGGATACACGGTTTTCAATGAATACCAAAATATTACCGACAGTGGTTTATATACCAAGGATTTATTGTATAAAAGACTGGTGATTACCATGGGTGGAAAAGCAGCCGAACGAATTTTTTATGGTGAGGAATATGTGTCTTTAGGTGCCAATCAAGATCTAAAACAAGCGAATTCTCTTGCGCGGAGAATGATTGGTAATTTTGGAATGGGAACACGCCTGGAAACCTTTTACAATGAAAATATAGACAATGATGCGAATCCATTTTTGGGCCGCAGTTTTGGTTCATCTGAAAAATATTCGGAAAGCACCAAGGAAATCTTTGATAAGGAGGCACTTTTGTTGATTGATAGCGCATACATGGAGGCGAAACAAATATTACAACAAAATATTGATATGCTTCATATTGTGATTGACTTTTTATTGAATGATAAATATTTATCGGGACAAGAATTCCGTAATATTATTGAGGCAAAAGAAATCATCGATTAGTGTAACAAATTTTTACATTTTGTCGTAATCAAAATAAAATTGAAAGCTTTTGGGACCCGGTTCTTTAAATCATTCAACAAAAAGTATTTTGAAACAACTTAAAGAAAATGTCCGAAACAAATATCTTGGAAAATCGAGTGATTGATTTAAGAAACGATGCTGCGACCAATCAAGTATCTTTTCCTGATTTTAGCAGAATCCTTGAACCAGCATGTTCATTCTGCGAATGCCCGGGGCATAATGTACGAACATGTAGGCATCCTGACCGGGAAAAATTACACGAATGTGCTCAATTTATCTATTTAACCACTTGTCATTATTTGAAGCGTTATCCGAATACAGAAAGAACTCATAAATTGTGGTTGGATAACTTATCAACGAGCGAATATAAAATATTAGCAAAGTTAAATCGTTTGGAAACAGACTCGAAAACGACTCGTGAGCAATACCAAGAAAAATTAGATGCGCATTATATTAAATACGCTGAAGACGAATTGCGTAATGTCACCTCAACAAACGCAACAACCATTCTGAATCTCTACATTGACATTCTATTGACAGGACTTGTCACGGACATAGACGCAATGATATATGCGGTAACTAAGTTAACAATCATCATAAAAAACAGCGGGAGATATCTTATGGATATGCCTCGATTACGATATTGGTTAGGCAACCATATGGATAGTTATTACGGATTTCCACAACTTCGAGAAAATCGCAAACAAAAACTGACAATGACTCATGACCCATCATTGCCAACAGAGGTTCATGATGAATGTCCTATCTGTTACACCGAGATGACGAATGAATCCATGGTTAAACTTGGTTGTGCTCATTCCTTTTGTGGCGAGTGTATCATTGGTCAAATCAAATCAAGTAGAAAACCAACCAGTGAATGTGGCTTGTGTCGGGCAACCATCCGCGAATGCCGAAGTACTTCAAAAAAATTATTAAAAAAATTATCATCAAGTATTGTATAAAAAATAAAAAACAAAATAAAAAATAAAAAAACAAAATAAAAATATAAAAAGTGGGTCTCTCGGGACTCATTTTTTATTTCGTCTTTTTCGTATTTTTTTTATATGATAGTAATTTATCATTATCATATAAAATGAGCGTTGATTTGAATATAGACAATTACAATTTGGACGATATTTTAAAACTATTCAAATTACCATTGGATTTCAACGAAAGCGAATTAAAACAAGCCAAACAAGTTGTATTAAAAACTCACCCCGATAAATCGGGTCTCTCATCAGAGTATTTTTTGTTTTATTCAAAAGCATATAAAATGTTGTATTCTGTTTGGGAATTTAGAAAAAAAGGGGATGTGAATAAAACAACATCAAATACTGATTATGACAATGTAGAAGATTACAATGAAAAAGACAAGAAAAAAATATTGGACAATCTTTTTCAATCAAACAATGGAAAACTCAAAAATAACAAAGAATTCAACGAATGGTTTAACGACCAGTTTGAAAAAATGAAATCATCGCACGACGATGAGTCGGGTTATGGCGACTGGTTACGATCCGACGAAGATTTACATGAATCAAATGGTGAAAATGTATCGATGGCTACCATGAAGAATGAATTTGACAAAAAAAAATCCCAGGTGAGAGCACTTATCGTTAAACAGGACGTGAGCGAGTTCAATAGTTCGACCTCCATGTTTGGCACTGAATTAATGAGAGAAGGACCTGGTGAATATAGTTCCGGATTATTTAGCAATCTTGCTTATGAGGATCTTCACAAAGCCCATACCGAAACGGTGATTCCAGTAACCGACGAAGATTACGAAAGCATACCCAAGTTTAAAAGCGTCAATGAATACATGAATTACCGAAACACACTGGATATGAAACCACTCACTGAACAAAAAGCACAAGAGGTTCTAAATCGTCAAAACGAAAAAGAATCGGAAAAAGCCACCAGACGAGCCTATGAATTAGCCCGGCAAACAGAAATCGCAAAACAAAAAAGCCAAGGATTCTGGGGAAACTTACAATTACTTGGAAATAAAGCCTTTGGTGGTAAATAAATTATACTATTTCATATAATTTTAACCCTTTTTACTTTTAGAAAAAGATGTCAAAGAGAGAAAAGGGGTGTGGAAAATGCGAAAACAAAAAAAAACAAAAAAAAACAAAAAAAAACAAAAAAGAAAAAACCAACAAAAACCACAAAAAACAGAAAATAAAAATATATGAATAGTATATATTTATTTATGGCAGTTAAGACAATTAGTTATACAAATATTATAGTGATTTTAATCATTGCTTCCGTTATCGGATTTTTATACAATCGCTATATGGAAAAAATGGACCGACTACAAGGTCTAGGAAATAGTTACGGCGCAATTCAAAATTATTTATTAACAGATTCATCCCTCAGTGATGTCAAGAAACCCATCTTATGGATTCCCATTGATTACGAATACAATTCCCGTAACTGGTTATCATTCGGCTCCAGGTCATCTCTTGAACTGAACCAACCTTACATGTATTTAACTGTGAAGAGCATCATTAATCAATGCGGAGATTCATTCCATATTTGTATTATAGACGACAATTCATTCCGCAAATTATTGCCTGAATGGAACATCAATTTAGACGCTACGGCAAACCCTATTAAATGTAATATTCGAAAATTGGGGTGGGTCAAAATATTACACCGTTACGGAGGTATGTTTGTTCCCCCATCCTTTTTATGTATGCGAAATTTAGAAGAATTGTACAACACTGGCGTCGCCGGAGGAAAAATGTTTGTCGGGCAAAATGTCGACCGAAATCAAACCTCGGTCACACATGAGTTTTACCCAGACATGCGTTTTATGGGCGCACCAAAAGAATGCGAGGTATTGACCCAATTGATGGATTTTATGCAGCGTATTATATCCACGGATTTCACCAGTGAATCGGTCTTTTTAGGTGATTTCAATCGTTGGGCGAATTCAAGAACTCGTGAAATCAATATCATTGACGGTAAACTCATCGGTACCAAGACATTGAATGACGAACCAATCTTAATTGATGATTTGTTATCAAATAATTACATTGATTTGTATGCCCAAGCATACGGAATATGGATTCCTTCTGAACAAATATTGAATCGCCGACATTACGAGTGGTATGCGCGTTTATCGCCTAGACAGGTCTTGGAGTCAGAAGTCATTTTGAGTAAATATATATTGTTGGCAAGTGCGCCCAATGATAAACAGGGACGAATTGAAGAATTCAAAGAAATGCCTGAATGGATTGGATACTGGCAAGTTCCATCTGGATTTGGATTATGGGGACAAAAACCAAATTACTTGGGTAATCATATGATAATCAAAGACCCCGATTATTCTACTGATTTAGTGTAACTATAAATCAAAAGTAAAAACATGTAATTTTATTTTATATGTAGTATATAGGATAAAATATGAGTGATATTGATGAAAATACACAAAATCTTGATAAATTAGCAGAGGAATTAAGCGATTATTTGAATCAGGCGAATAAAACGCAGCCAGAAACCAAAGAAACAGCTGGGTGTGGAAAAGCTACGGTTTATGAAGATTTATATGATACAATCAAGGTTGATCCGAAAACATTGAATGTTGAATTAAATTTTTTGGATAAATCATTAGATATGTATGTGATTAATGATTCAAATGAATATTTGATTAATACTCCTGTTAGAAATAATTATCTTTACAATTTTTTGCCCTATAATATTTATTATCCAAAAGATTATAATAAAGATAAAAATTTGAATAATACTGATTTTATTCCGTTGCTTGATGAAAAAATAAATGGTTATCATGAAAAAATTAGTATTTTATTTGAAAATATTGATATTATTGAATACGTGAACAAAATAATAAAAGAAATTACCGATAATAAATTCAACATTCATATATGCATACAAAACTATAAAAAATATTTAAATAATAATATAAATAATAATATAAACACAAAAGCTGATTATTTCAAAGTAGCTATATTATACACATTAGATGCTTTAAATAGAGAATTTAATTCTAATAATATTTACTACAAAAATGAACATTTATTAAATATAAATTCACTTGAGTATCTAAAAATGTTAAAAGATGTTAATGCAAATTTAGATAAAATAAATCATAATTTATATGTGTTTAATAATTATTTAATTATATTGAAAAATATAAAAACAGATCTAGTAAAACAAGGTGTTAAAGAGAATGAGATAAATATTCAATTATATTATTTTTTAATTCTTTCTTGTCAAACGACTATAAAAAGTTATAATTTTTTCATGAAATTCTGTAATCTTGTATCTAGTGATGAGAATATGACACCAAACGCAACACTATCGAAAGTTGATAATAATAATAATTTAATTAACAAACTAAAAAATATAAGTGATTTATTTGAATCATCATATTTTCCCGAAAATATAAATAAAAAATCGTTTGATAAAAAAATATCCATAGAAAATTTATTTAATAAGACTAATGATATTTATATTTATTTTGATAATAATAATAATTTAATGATGACAAAATATTTATTAAGTCAAAATATATTAAAAGGTTCGAAGATGAAAGATTTTTTTTTGGGTTGTGGAATAGATAAATTTGAATCTAATCTAACAAAACACACATATAATCAATTTTTTAAATTTGTTTGGTTTGATGATATTATCTTTAATCCAGATTTCACAATTATAGAAAACATACATGATTTACTTGGCATAAAAAAACCAAACCCTACTACAGGAGGAGGCAGACGCAAACCTAGAAAAACTGTCAAAAGAAAAAAGAATACGACCAAAAAAAGAAAATGCGGTAAATCACGAAAAATCATGCGACATCGGCGTCCAAGGTCTCGCCCTTAGAACCGTCGGAGAAGTCCTTAGCACCGTCGGATACATCCTTAGCACCGTCGGGTAAACTAGTAAAACAAATATAATACACGATTTCATACGTGGATTTTTCATAACGGATTTTCGTGGTGTATGTAATATGATTGAAATTACATATTTGTCGCAATACCGTCGTAAAAGCTGTATAGGTCATCTTTTTTTCAACATATTTTTGTTTTGATGCGTGATAATAAGGCTTACATTCTTCTAAAAATGGAGGAATATTATTGTCAAACATTCCTTTTTTATAGGCATTATTATTAAAAATATATGTATTATCTTCTTTAATACATATTTTATCGAGTAATCCGAACAATGGTTCAACTGGGACCGCATATTTGAATATTTGTTTAGACATGTATAAAGGTATATAATTCTATTATAATAGCAAAACAAAATTATAAATGGTTTTTGTCTTAATTTACAAAAAAAATAATTCTCCATTTCTCTCTTTGACATAGAAATTCAAAAGTAAAAATGAAAATAAAAATCTATATATTTTATATTATGACGGAACCAAAACCATTAACTGAACCAACAATATTCAACGTAGTCGATATCATTTCAAATATGGGTTATGGTCGTGAAGCAGTTAAGATTATGGTTAAAGATGATGATGATGAAACTGGGAAAAAACAAAAAAAACCTATTCTTTCTGAGGAGGCCCTTTCTCTGGCTAGACGAAAATACTACGAAGATGTCCCTAATATGTCAAAAAAAACGATTTTAAGAGAAAAAAACCCAAATATCATTCCCCAAATGACTATTCAACAACTTCGAGAATTAAGTGATGATTTGTATAAAAATATGACTAATCTTGAATTAAATTATAGAAGAATGTTATTTTTACATAATAATCCAGAGTTTCCAGAAGAGATACGAAGGTATGATAGTGGTACTCATTATAACCCTAATCTAGGTGCCGCCTTTATGTACCAATGGCGTAGAGCAGGAACAAAAACTACCGATACACCCACAATAATATTTGACAGTGTTCTTCCTAGGCATATGCGAGAACACTATACTGAAGAATGGCGTAAAAATAATGAAATGCGTTTTTTTGAAAATGTGTATAGGGCACTCATTCTACCTCTACCTGTAGATGGTGGTCGTAAAAGACATCGAAGAAAATCAAGAAAATCAAGAAAAAACAAGAGAAATACAAAAAGAAGACGCAATTAAAACAACCGAACCAAATTGTTGGTAAATAAAGCAAGTTCTATTTCATCCTCATGTATATTGTGAAAAACTGTAATATATTTACAAATAAAGGGTATAATTTCATATTTCAAATCTTCATCAATGAGAGAAGTGATTTTCACAAAGGTAAAATAATTATCCAAAATATCCATTACGGAATATCCCTGGTCGTAAATCACATACAATACATTTAGCGCATCGACCAGCTTTCTCTCTTTCAATAAAGAAGTATATTTATGAAAATCCGTGAAATTTATATTGGTACATATTTTTTTGATTAAATCCAAGTATATATTTTTATTTAACAATTTGAATTTCTCAATATAATTAATCAATATTTTAGCGCTATTGTTACACAAGTCCAGCAAAAAATTCACCGATTCGCCATCAATATGAATATCCTCATTTGTTTTGATTTTATTCAAGATTTTCAACATACTGGTTCTATCAAGCGGTTTAATTTTTATAATGGTAAATCGAGATTGTAAATTTTCAATAATTTTTTGTAGATTTGAGCTAGATGATATAAAATGGACATTGTGACTGAATTTATCAATACAATTACGAAACACTTGTTGGCTTTGTTCATTAATAAAATCTAAATCATCTAGTACAATAATCTTTTTCCTGTTCTTAATCGTGGAACATGTTTGACAAAAGGTCTTGACATCATTACGATAATAATTGATTCCCTGTTCTTTGAGACTATTAATATAGAGTATATTATCTGAATAATTATCGTAGCCTTTGTAATATTCTCGAATAATAGAATTCAAAAGAGATGTTTTTCCTGAACCCATATTGCCGATGAACATTATATTCAAACAATCCATTTTAATAAAAGTATTTAAAATATCAACAATTTCGTCGTCAATTTCAAAATCATTGAAATACAATGGTTGATATTTATTAATTAATAATGTATTTTCTGTCATTAAATAATATTATACGTTAATTACTATTTAAGTTTATCTTTTATAATAATAATATTAAAATCATGAATTCTGAAAAGGAAAGTTTTTACAATGTTTTAGGAGTTTCGGAGAGTTCAACCGGAGAAGATATCAAAAAAGCATACAGAAAAATGTCATTGAAATATCACCCCGATAAAAACAATGGCGACCCAGAATCTGTCAAAATGTTTCAAAAAATAAGCGAAGCCTATGAAGTCTTGGGCGACGCACAAAAAAGAAATGAATACGATATGATGCGAAAGAATCCATTTATGCGTATGGCACAAGGTGGTGGTATGCCTCCTGGCGGTATGCCTTTTGATCAAATGGACGATTTTTTATCCAATATTATTTTTGGAGGTTTAGGCGGAATGCCTTTTGGTGGTGGAATGCCGGGGGGCGGAATGCCTTTTGGTCCTGGTGGTATGCCTTTTGGTCCTGGAGGCGGTCCAAATATTCGGATATTCAGAAATGGTGTACCTATGAATTTTGGTCATGAAAAACCTCAGCCTATTACAAATACGCTGACAATTAATATGGAAACCGTTTTAAATGGCGGTAAAATACCGATTGAAATAGAAAGATGGATATTAGAAAATGGAAATAAGGTTCATGAAAAACAGACGTTATATGTAGATATCGTAAAAGGAATCGACAATAATGAGATTATAGTATTGAAAGACCAGGGAAATGTGGTGAACGAACAATGTAAAGGCGATGTTAAAATATTCATCAAAATAGAAAACGATAGTGAGTTCCAACGACGAGGTTTAGACCTTATTTTAGAAAAAAGAATTTCTCTCAAAGAAGCATTATGTGGATTCAGTTTTGATTTGAAATATATTAATGGAAAAGTCTATACTATTAATAATCACGCTGGAAATGTCATACCCCCAGAATACCAAAAGGTGATTCCAAATATGGGGTTAACTCGAGACAGCCATGTGGGTAATTTAATAATTATATTTCATATTGATTTTCCTGAAAAAATGTCATTGGAAAATATTGAAATATTAAAAACATTGTTGTAAATATAATACACCGCATGTATGTATTATATTTATTTACAATAAAAGTCGTGTTGTACTACTAGTCGATGTGGTGGAAGGTATTTCTTCTAATTTAAACGCAATACAAATCCTCATATTTTGAAAATATCGATTAAACGCACCACCTTTATGATAATAATACGACGGAAAAGAAACGCAGCGATTGTATAATGGTTCAACGCATGCGATGAATTTGTTATTATTAGGTATTTTAATATATAAGTATCCATTTAAATCATCATTATTAGATGGTAATTGTGTGACATACATACAAAATGTGGTCGAGTTGGTTTTTACATCATCCTGGTGAAAACTACCATCTTGACCATAGGTCTGGCCATTCGCATATACCCGATTCAATTTGAATTTTTTGTTTAATTTTTTTTCTATTTTGGATTTTAAATAATCTGTAAAAAAATCATATTTTATTAAATCCATATGCCAAAAAGGTGTGTTAAAACCAGTAGACGAAGATGATGTATGCCCGTAAACCCAATTTCCACAGGAAACATATTCGTTACATTTTTGTAAATCTTCATTTGATAGAAAATTATCATATATATTTATATTTTCCATTTTTATTCTTTTTATCTAATGTAATTATGTAATTACTCATTAAATATATTTAAATTATTTTGTATAAAATCTCATTTTGGAAGTCCCATTAATTTCCGTGAATCCAATGCCCGATTTGTATAGGGACCATTTTTATCAACATAGTGTAAAAATGTTTGGGTTTGTTCTACACCAGTATATGTATCTCTCCAATGTTCTAAATATCTACTGTACACTACAAGATCACCATTGTTCAAGGAAACAGATACATTTTTCCCGGTTTTATCGGTTAAACAAAAATCCCATGGTTTTTCGGAATTCATATTTATACATACACTTGCGCTAATTTCACATTCTTCGCGGTCCGTGTGTTTTTTAAGGTCCGCACCTTTGTAATAAATACGCATATATGAATATGTAGGTAATAATTCTTTGTTGATATGTTTTTCAATCACTGGTTTCAAATATACACATAATGATTCACAACACAGTGGAGCATAATAAGAAAAACTTTTATCAACTTGACCGTCCCCTAATAAAAGTTCACTTGTTTTCACATTTTTTTCATAACATTTAATTTCTTCTATCATTTTACATTGAATATATATTAATTCACATACTTGAGGAGTCAATACATTTGGGATGACTACATAACCATGTTTTTCAAAATAATCTGCCATTATTTGTATATTGTTTTTATGTTCTATTTATCGTTTTTATTTTTATATTGTATTTTTATTATTTTTACAAAAATAAAATATATAGTCATACTATAATATGGCAGGTCGTCCAAGAAAAGTAAGAAGTATTCAATCTTATATTAATAATTCTGACGCACATAGTGGCTTATCCATGTTGAAAGCCGGAACACCACCCAAAGTCGGCGTAACGCATTATTTATGGTATAATTTACAAACTCAATCCAATCAAGGACCATTGGATTTTGTAAATAGTCCCGAATATTACAAGACCTTACAATGGCAAAGATATGGAAACTTAAGACCATCTTTTACTCCGTGCCCAAAACAGGCCTATTTGTCGTTTCCACCATCGAGATATCCGGCAGGTGTTGTTCCAGCAACCTTTAACGGTAATTTCAACTCAAATTAGTTTCAAATATTCAAGTTGGATAAAAGATAATAATAAATTATATAAAAATTATATAAAATTTATATTTTATATAATATATTTAACGCGTAATGATAAAAGAAAAAAATACAAATAAAACATTTTGGATAATCAAATGTACAAAATGTGGAAAACCCGGTCACTGGTCTCATCAATGTAAAATAAAATAATTTTTCCATCCTATTTCATACTGTTTATGAAATCTTCTTGGTAGGGATATCGGAGGAGACAATGTAAATAGAGTTTTCAGTAATAATGATATATTCTGTACCACTCTTGTAAAATTTAGCAATAGGTGAGGTGTATTCATCTTCGGATTTCACCAAAAGTTTTTCACCGGTTTCTTTCACGCCGACGAGTGCTTTCTTGTCTAAGGACACTGACCAGTAATCCAACATGATTGGCTTGTCTTCGACAATACCTAATTTAGCAGCATGTTTTAATGTAATATCACTCGGAAGTCTGTAATTTGATTCGGTGGCGGGGGCTTTATTCTGTTGTTCTGCAGACATTTATATTATAAAAAGTATTTTAAATCTTTAAATACTTTTATATTAAAACTATTTAATTCGCTAAAACCGAAAAACCAGGATTTTATAATATATAAAATATACATATAATTACATATAATTAGATATAATATGAGTAATAATACATCCACCACCTCAAACATAAAACAACCTATATTTCCGTCACAATATTCATTACATAATGCGGATAATTACTTGGATTCATTTCATTCATCATCGTCAACATCGACTACAACAACAGTAGATATTTTGAATAAATATAAAATACTGGTGCTCGAATATCTACAATTTATTTTAGAAAATATGAATTGTAAATCGGATGAAATATACAAATACATTATATTAAGAGGATTAACTACAATTACCCATGTGTTTCAATTGACACTCTTACAAACAAAGAATTTAAATTTATCATATTTCCATAGTCAAAAAGCATTTTATTATTACGTGGAATTCATTGGTCAAATCACTGGAGAACAAAATACTTTTTTACAATTGACATCCAAAGATGCGGTTATGTTTGTCTATAAAAAAACGATATTCGAAATACATGGTGATTTTCGTAAATCTTTGTCAAATACAAACACAAATCCACTAGATGAATCAGTGAACTATGAAATATTCCATTTGTTGGATGTCTATTGTCAAATCATGAAAATCATTGTATCTCAATTTATAACCCATCATGATTTAATAGAAATAAGAACCAACAAAACATATTTAGATGAATTGAAAAAAATAGAGAAAACATGTGATATGATGAATAGCTCAAAAACAAATAGTAATCAATTACAAAAGATCAAATTAGTAATTGATTGTTTGGGTGATTTGAAAGAAAAATATCACGAAATAAATCAAATATTTATAACAAAATTTTTAAAAAGTAAAACAGCATTTGAATTACCGGAAGAAGGTTTCAAAGAAAAAATTGCTAAATTCATATTAGCAAATAATATAAACTCAAACCCGGAAATATTTATGAATTACCTGATTCCTATTCCTAATTGAAACCCTCATTATTAAACCGAAATAAAGATTTGCTTCTTACGGATTTTTTTATTTTTGTTTTTTGCCGAATCTCCACCATTACCTGATAAAACAATGGGTTGACCAACATTATGAAATTCATTGATCAACATTTTTTTAATGAATTCATAAATAATGTAAAGCACATTTTCATTACACATACCAACAATTAAAATACTGCCAGTACGAAATATCATGAAAGAAACCTCAACAATTTGTTTGTACTTGTCTTTATCATCTTTTGAAATTTGCGATCCCGTTTGTTTTTCCACATCCACCTCCGGATTATAATAAAATTTACACTGTATTCCAGGATAAGAACAAGGATCGTAAATACATTGTATATTATATTTCATTTTTAATATATCATACAAAGCTTCACGATTTATATAAAAGCCACAATTAAAATTGGAATTTATCAAAACGGTATCACTTTTTTGTAAATAACCAAGTGGTTCATTAATATAAGGCTGTAATGTGCTCAATAATGTCTTTAATACTTGATCATATATTTGATCATTTTGAATTCCAGGAATTTCCACTTTCCCAGTATTAAATACTTTAATATGAAATTCCTTAAACGTATCATTGATATTTATCCGCAAAATCATCACAAAACAATTATAAAACGCACTCTTCTTTTTACTACGATAACTCATAATGTCTTTTTTGGAAATACCAACACTTACCTTACGAATATCCTTGAATTTAATACGCCCATTTGGATTATTAATACTGGTGATGATTTGTTCATCATAATATAACTCATCTTTTAACTGTTCCTTTATGTAATCCACTTCTTCTTGCTGGAGCGAATTGAATTTCATTTGTTTTTTTATGACACCAATTTTAGGCATCGAATATTGAATCACAGGGATTTCCCAAAAGATTGCTTTTAAATCGATTTCTCGATTCAAATAGGCGATTTTTGATTTCGTTGAAATATATATTTCCGTAGCTTTAGGAATTTCGCAAATATTTTGATCATTTTCACCAATAATTTTGTCGGTAATATTCAAAGTGATTTCATTGGACGAGTCATCCGGGTCTACCTCGTCAATATCTAAATCCTGACCATAATCATTTGAAATAAACTTTTCCCATTCGTCATCAATATTTTCCACTACCGGGGTTTTTATATTGTTTTTCATATTATTGTTTTTGTTAAATTTTGTATTAGACATATCTTGTATATAATTGCTGTGATTCCTTTAAATTCTTTAAATTAAAATTATTTCAATTATTTTTTTAATGAACTACTATATAAAATGGAGACAAAGAGCATACCAATCCAATGTCACAAAAGTTATTTGAGAAAAGATTTAGAAAAAATAAATCAACCAACTTATTCATTAGAATGTAACAAGAATATTTTTGACCCATCAAAAAGCTCACCGCCAAATGAATTTATGGAAAAATTGAATAAACGAATGGATGTATATAACCGCTTAGAAACCTTATCTAGTTCGCCGGTGATGACTTATAACATGACATTGATTGCCTCTGCCTTTGGTAAATAATCCAGTAATTTATGAATGATATAATTTATATAATATTTTTGTTCACAATCTGGAAAATGCATTACATTTTCTATAAAAATTAAAAATTCGGAACTTACAACAAGTTGTTTATATCGAATAATATAATTCAAAAAATCTTTGATTATATTTTTTTTATTAATATTGTATTTTATGCTGGTTTCTTTGATTAAATTGAGTATTTCCTCCACCTTATTGTGTTTGTTGTTTTCAATACACTTGTTATAAAGTCTATCCCACACAATATTATCAATAATGTGAAAATGATCAGAAATCATATCTTGATTGGATTGTAAATAATTAATCATACTTCGAATATCAGATTTAAATATTTCCTGTATTTTTTTTAAAGAGCTATCATCTATATTGATCCCTTCTTTTTCTGTAATATTTTTTAGAAATTCAATGATTTTTTCTTGAGGCAACTGATTAAATCTCAGCCGGAGAAATTCGTTTTGTAATCCCTCGTCTATACGACTAATATAATTACAAATCAAACAGAAACGGACATTATTTGAATAATTTTGTAGTAAATATTTCAGAGCTTGTTGGGCGTTTTTTGTCATGTAGTCCACCTCATCCAGAATGACAAATTTCATTCCCTTCGTAAATAATGTTTTGGAATTCACAAATTGATTTATTTGATTGCGAATAATATCAATCCCTCTCTCATCCGATGCGTTTAAATGAATAATTAGTCCCCTATTTTTTTCATTATTTACTTCTTGATATTTGTTGATTAGATTTATAATAGTGGTTGTTTTACCTGTTCCTGGTGGACCATACAACAATAAATTTGGGAAATAGGATGTATTTATAATATTTTGTAGGATTTCTTTGTTCAGTGGATCTAATACAATATGTTCAAATTCGGAGGGTCTGAATTTTTCGATCCACGGTATGGATTCGTTTTCTATATTTGTATTTGTTGTAAAATTCATTGTAAATTTTATACATTACTATAATTTTTAGTTTTTATATTTTAGTTTTCGTTTTTATATTTGTTTAAAAAATAATTGAAATATATTTCTTTCCATTGTATAGATGAATAAAAACATGTCTTCTTTAAACAAAAACAACGAATGTGGATATTTAGAAATATTTATTGGTCCTATGTTTTCCGGAAAAACCAGTAAATTAATCGAATTATACAAACAATATTCATTTTGTAATATTCCATTAGCAGTGATTAATCATTCGTCCGATACTAGATATGACGATACGATGTTGTCTACTCATGATAAAGTCATGATCCCTTGTATTCAAACACCAACCCTAACCCTCGTTACAAATGACATGGATAATGTTGATGTTATTTTAATCAATGAAGGTCAATTCTTTGAAGATTTATATGATTTTGTAGTCGACATGTTAAAACTCAATAAAAAAATATATGTTTCTGGTTTGGATGGTGATTTCAAAAGAGAGAAATTCGGTAAAATACTAGATTTAATCCCAATGTGCGACAAGGTGACAAAAATGACATCTTTATGTAGTTTGTGTAAAAATGGCACACCTGGTTTGTTTTCGATGCGTTTAACCAATGAAAAAGAACAAATGTTGATTGGTTCTTCGAATTATATTCCTGTTTGTAGGTATTGCTATGAGGAAAATGAAAAAAAGTAATCGGCTCGTTTCGTTATAATATTTTTTAAAATAACTTAAATCAATGTTTATCTTATATGTTATAATAAATGGACGGTATTGATATAATCAATCAAGTAAAATTAGATAATCATGTAGTAGTAGAACAACCAAATACTCAAATTGTTCCGGTAAAAGGAAAAAGAGGCAGGCGATCAAAAAAGGAAATAGAAATGGCAAAAGCACTGGAAAACAAGTTAAACAATCCTCATCTAAATGATGTGGAAAATCAAATCGTTTTACCAGAAGCTAAACCAGAGGAAGAAGTCGTAAAACCACCTCCCAAAAAACGAGGAAGAAAACCAAAAGGAGGGAAAATTGTTCAACAAACACTAGCTCCACCTCCAAAAAAGGAGGAAAAACCAAATATCATATTACATTTGAAATGTTCGGTTAAAGATTTGGATGAAAATAGTGAATTCAATATGAAAAATAATAGTATAGAATCTTTCAATTTTGAAAATTCTAAAAAAGATTTTTTATATGAGGTCATTGATAATAATCAAGAAAGATATCAAACAACACCCCCTCCATCATTGACATATAATTCGAATGATTTGACAAATAATTTATTTGCTACACAATGTCAAAAGAAAATTCAAGATAATGAAGAAGAAACCAAGGAAATCTGGCGAAAATTGAAAAATTTAGAATATAATTTACATACCAACAATATTTCGGACAAAAAATCAGCGTGTTTTTGGTGCTCGTATGATTTCGATAATCCGCCAATTTATATTCCAAAATATGTTATGAAGGACACATACCATGTATACGGGTGTTTTTGTACCCCCGAATGCGCCACTGCCCATTTAATGAATGAGAGTATAGATACATCTACTAAATTTGAAAGGTATTATTTGTTGAATCATATTTATTCTAAAATTTATAACTACACCAAAAATATAAAACCAGCACCCGACCCACATCACATGTTGGAAAAATACTATGGATCTTTAACCATACAAGAATACAGGTCTATATTAAAGACGGACCGTTTATTTTTAATTGTAGATAAACCGCTTACACGCATTTTACCCGAATTCCATGAGGACAATGATGAGTTTATAATCAATAATAAAATCATACCATCGAATAATTATCAGGCAAAAAATAAATTGGCGACGATTAAAAAGAATCAAACCAAAAACAGTATCTTGAGTGAAAAATTTGGTTTATAATTTTAACATTATACTTTGTAAATAATACAATAATATTTGAATTTATTATATTATTTTATCAACCACACCATATATATCTAATCCTTGAGTCGAAGTGTATTTTCTTCGATTTCGGTTTTGAGTTTTTCTTCTTGTTTATGATTATATGATTTCATGGAATCATCTAATTTATGTCTAATTTGTTTATAAATTTCCTGATTAACTGATGTGGTTTTTTGGGGCAGTGCCTTTTTTTCAGTAATCCCTAAATATGCCTTGATGACCTTAATATGGTCGTAATGTGCGTCTGTTAATTTTGAATAACTTGTATCATAATCGTAGTCAGTTTGACGCATAATCATATTTATTTTTTCGTTGACTTCGTCTTTATTTATAAAACTAATGTTGTCCATTTTATTTATACTTATACACCTTTGGACATTTAAATTCGCACAAAATTACGAATTAAACATTTCAAAGTTTAGGTCTTTTCATACCTTATGTATATTTTGTTTATAGGAACTCGCTAAAGAACCTTGATTACTTTTATATAATTATTACTATATAAAAAACAAATCATATATTGTGCGAACTTAAATGTCCAAAGGTGTAAATATTAAATATTTTTTAAACTGTATTAAACAAAATTTATTATAATAAAATATACCCATGAATACAAAGATTGAAAATTTAATAAATGATGTTGGAGGTTTTATCCGTAATGGTGTGAATAAATTAATGTATGATTTTACGGTTCAACACTTGACAAATGAACTTGAAAAATGTAAAAGTGAGATGGAATATTATAAAAACGAATTGGAAAAAATAAAAAAAGATTTTACCAGTAATAAAGAAAATATCGTTTTAGAAATACATGATAATATTTCAAATAGATCTGGTGTGACCAAAAATACCATTGATAATTTCTTTTGTCTAAATAGTGAAAATATTGTTGTTTCTAAAAATGAACCTGATGTAAAAGAAGATGAAGAATCGGATGAGGCAGTAGCAAGCTCAGAAGAAGAAGAAGAGACAGTCGCAAGCTTGGAAGAGGAAGAGACAGTCGCAAGCTTAGAAGAAGAGGAAGAGACAGTCGCAAGCTTGGAAGAGGAAGAGGAACCAGTCGAACAAGAAGAGGAAGAGGAGGAGGCAGTCGAACAAGAAGAAGAAGAGGAGGAGACAGTCGCAAGCTTAGAAGAAGAGGCAGTCGCAAACTTAGAAGAAGAGGAACCAGACGCAAGCTTAGAAGAAGAAGAACAAGAGGAGGAACAAGAGGAGGAACAAGAGGAGGAGGAGACAGTCGCAAGCTTAGAAGAAGAACCAGTCGCAAGCTTAGAAGAAGAACCAGTCGCAAGCTTAGAGGAGGAGGAAGAAGAGGAAGAGGAAGTCGAACCAGATGCCGAAGAGGAAGAAGTTTTTGAAATCGAAATAGATGATATTACATATTATACAGAAAATGAAGAAAATGGTAACATCTATTCTGTGGATGAAAACGGTGATCCTGGTAATAAAATTGGTTATTTAAAAGACGGAGAACCATTTTTCTATTAGATAAGATATAGATAATTAGACGCATAATTTTTTTATGCGTATAATATAGTATAAATGTCTGAACTATGTACCCCTGCATTAATATATTTGTTTATATCGGTAATTCAAATTATGATTGACATATATTTAGGATTATACAATACAGCAATGATAAAATTAATAATAACAATAATGATTACTTTATTATTAAACTTGTTGTGTGAAAAAAATTTAGGAATAATTTCATGGATATTTGTTTTACTTCCGTTAATTTTTATTAGTGTAATTGTGAGCATTTTATTATATGTTTTTGGCATGAGTGTATCAGTTGGATTAGTAAAACAACCGTCATATGAGCCATCCGATACCGTAGTACAACCAGAAGAACTTATTATTGAACGACCATATCCAAAGCACGGAATAAGTAAATATATACATATTCCTTATTTTAAAAATATAAACACTGTATCTGATTTATGTAAACAGTGTTTCAATTCATCCTCAGGATCATCTGGATCCTCGGGTTCGTCTGGGTCATCAGGTTCATCTGGGTCATCTGGATCCTCGGGTTCATCTGGTTCATCTGGGTCATCGGGTTCATCGGGATCATCTGGATCATCTGGTTCATCTGGTTCATCTGGTTCATCTGGTACCGTAGATCCTAGTGCTCCTGTACCAATCCTTTCAAGAATTAATTCATATAAATCACCACCATATGGTTCATCATCCCCGGAATATGAAAGTTTTGTTTCATATTAGGGATTTTTCTATAAAATATTAATAAAACCAATATAAAAACATATATATTTAATAATATAATATGTTTTTCAAGATCCTTTCATCTGTGCTACTCTTTCATATATTTATGTCTAATTATTATCCAGACGAAGAAACTAAATTAATAATGAATCTGACCTATTATTGTATATATGCGTATACCTTTATTGAAATGAAAGTAAAACAACTATATTTACAAATCATAAATGATAATCCATCATTATTGGAATTTGCGAAACACATATTTCGAAAAACACCAGATGATAATATAGAAATTATTTCAGGAAATCAAGTTATTAATACATGTAATAAAGAAAACGCGCATCTATATATAACAGATTATTGTAAATTTATAATATATTCTGAATCTCAAGAGCAAACCACTCGAATAAACAAAATGATTATTCATAATACAGAAGGTACTAAAAATAATTTATTTAAATATACTTTGTGTAATTACATGTTTATATCCGTTGAAATATATATTCACAATGAGTTAAAACAATTAAATTATGATTTAAATTTCTTTTTCAATGGTAATAATTACTATATAGCAAACAATAAAATCGACAAATATGTTGTTTGCTTTTTATTATATTCTAGATACGGTGTTTATCAAAAACCTGAAACATGTAAATACAAATTGAATATAATTGATCAAAGCGCCAACATGTTTCATTTATGTGAAAAAGATGTATTACATTTATACGAAGATAATTATGAAGTTATACATGTTATTGGAGTTGTAGATGATTTAGAATTAGAAAAAAAAAATATTACAAGTAAAGAGGAAAGTGTCAGAAGTGAAGATAATAGTAATGATGAAAAAAGTAGTGATGAAAGTTATGAAAAAATCAAAGAAGAATAAAAAACATATAAAAAAGAAAAACAAAAAATAAATAATTAATAAACAATATAAAAAAATATAAATATTATACATTATATGGTTACTCCCCAACCAACAATGGCGACAGACACACCACCTGAAACAACCGAATATCATAATTTATTAGATAAATGGACTTTGTGGGCGCATTTACCTCATGATACAGATTGGAGTATAAATAGTTACAAGGTAATATATGATATGGAAACCGTAGAAGGTACCATTGCTATTATTGAAACCTTACCTGAGGTTTTAGTCAAAAATTGTATGTTATTTATAATGCGACACGGTATTAAACCAATATGGGAAGATCCGCGAAACCGAAATGGTGGATGTTTTTCTTATAAAATCTCAAATAAAAATGTGTATGATGTTTGGCGTAAGTTAACATATTTATTAGTAGGTGAATCAATCAGTAGTCAGGAGTCATTTGTTGCGAATGTAACCGGGATAACTATATCACCAAAAAAAAATTTTTGTATCATAAAAATATGGATGTCAAATTGCTTATATCAAAATCCAGCAATCATCACAAATGAAATCAGGGATTTATCGAGTCAGGGGTGTTTATTCAAAAAACATGTGCCTGAATATTAGATACTAGAGAATTTGTATATATTTTGTTTTACAAATATTTACAAATATTTACAAATATATAAAACTATATTGAAAATAATAATAAATATATTATTAAAACAAATTAAATATATTGAAAATTATAATAAATAAAGTCAATGGTAGAATTGGTTATTACTGAAAAGAATCCTACCAAAAAAAAAATATGTTTAAATATGATTGTAAAAAATGAATCAAAAATCATAAGGGAAACTTTACAAAAATTATGCGCAAAAATTAATTTTGATTTTTGGGTTATTTCAGACACCGGATCAACTGATAATACAATTGAGGTGATTGAAACATTTTTCAAAGAGATGAATATACCGGGAGAAATGTTTCAACATGAATGGAAAGATTTTGGTTATAATAGAACTCAGGCCCTTATGTGCGCTTATGAAAAAACAGATTATGTTTTAATATTTGACGCTGACGATGAAATTGTTGGTGATTTTAAATTGCCAGATGTATTGGAACACGATGAATATTTGTTTCAATTTGGTAATCATATTGATAAAAATATATATGGGCGTGTTTTAATGGTGAATAATCGGAAAAAATGGTTATATGTCGGTGTTTTACACGAGGTTATTGTACCATATGAACATCAACCCAGTCGATATATTATTTCAGGTGATTATTATACAGTTTCTGGTCGTTGTGGCGATCGAAACACGAATAATCCGGAGAAGTATTTGAAGGATGCGAAAATATTAGAGAAGGCTTATTATGAATGTATTGAAAAGAAAGATACATTATATAATAGATATGCTTTTTATTGCGCAAATAGTTACAAGGATCACGGAGATTTTGAAAATGCGATTATTTGGTATAAAAAAACGCTTGATCACGATAATTGGTCACAAGAAAAATATCATTGTTGTATTCAGTTAAATCATTGTTATCAGATGTTGAAACAACACGAAAGTGGGTTTTATTATTGTGTAAAGTCGTTTAGTTATGACAATGAGCGAGGTGAAGGATTATTTCAATTAATACAACATTATTGTTGTGAAAATATGAATGAGGTTGCGTATTCTTATTATAGTTTAATCAAAGATTTTATGGAAACACGATATTTACAAGTGGGAAATATTTCAGACAAATTATTTATTGATAATACGATATTACAGTTTTTACTTCCATATTACATGATTATTGTTTCAGAAAAAACCAGAAACTATAATACTGGTGTTATTATGTTTAAAATCGTATTTACTAAAAAACTCAGAGGAATGCAGGAATTTTATGTAAAATGTTTATTATTTAATTTACAATTTTTTACACACCATATTCCAGAAAATGAACAAAAAGAATTTTACAATTTATTCAACGAATATATAAACTTCTTAGAAGAAAATGGATATCCTGTTTCAAGCTATGACTTTATGGAAAATTATAAACAATTTGGTATAACTACCAATACAAATCAAAATGTTTTACCAACATCTAATAAAAGCTTTTCAATCGAACAATGTAAAGAAAGTAAGAAAATATTATTTTTTGCTGGTTGGTCAGGTGAAAAATGGAATCAGACAAGTAGTTTAACAAAAGCATTGGGAGGTTCAGAAACAGCTGTCTCGTATTTAAGTAAGAATTTTCCAAAAGATTATGAAATATATGTAAGTGGTGATGTAGAAGAAGAAACCGTCGGTAATATAAGATATATTCATTTATTCAATCTTCCTAAATTTTTCAAAGAGAATCCAATACATACAATTATTGTATCGAGGTATGTTGGATTTTTAGAATTATACGCGAGTTATCTATCCTTTTATAAATTATTTTTATGGGCACATGACACATGCTTTCATGCGTTTGGATCCAACTTTTTAGGCGATACAGATATTATTAAAAAATGGAATAACAGAATTACAAATGTGGTTTGTTTGACAGAATGGCATAAAAATTTATTTTTAGAAAAATATCCGGATGTTAAAGATAAAATAGTAACTATAAACAATGGAATTATTAATGAGATGTTTACATATCCATTGAATCAAAAGGTTCCCAATCGTTTTATATACACATCTTGTGCCGAAAGAGGTCTTGGAAGATTACTACAATTATGGCCTAGTATATTAGAAAAATACCCAGACGCGCAATTAAAAATATCGAGTTACAATAATTTCCCTAAAAATGCCGAGGAGGAAAAAATGTTGGAGTACATTAAACAAACACCAAGTATTGAACATCTTGGTAGACTCGGTCGAGACGCATTGTATGAGTTGATGTCTACTGGTGAATACTGGTTATATCCTAGTTACTGGCCAGAAACATCGTGTATTACTGCGCTTGAAATGTTGAGATCTGAAGTTGTTTGTCTTTATTTCCCAGTTGCTGGTTTGACAAATACAATGGAGGATTTTGGCATTCCAATAAAGGAAGGTCAAGAATTAGAAGTGTTGTTTTCGATTAGCGAAGAACAAAAAGATATACTGAGATTTGTCGGTAGAAAATATGCCGAAAGAAGTACTTGGGCGGAAAGGGCAAAAGTATGGTGTAATATGATTTTATCTGAATAATGATAATAATAATAATATTTAATATTTAAGAATCATAAATTACAATTTACAGATCACAAATGACACGATACAAATACGAATAATATTATTTTACTGTCAATAATATTATTTTTTCACACCTAAATGAATTTAAGGAGCTGGAAAAGGTCGTTGGTTTTTCTCTACAACAAGTGGTTCAGGAATAAAAACTGGTGTTCTTTCAAAAAAATTTGCGGTTTCCAATGTTTTCAATTCAGGTACCAAAGGCGCTTGTGGTTGAACTAAATTCGTGGAATTAATACCAAACAAAAAAGATTCAATTTGAACAGCGTTATTTGATAGTTTATTCCATGGAACTTGACCTGGATTTACACCATTTCCGGGTAACATTGTGTTGTATGCCGCACCATATTGAGAGTTAGGATAAAGAGTGTAAGATTCCATATCTTTATATTGTTTTTGTTCTAAATTATAATTTCCTAGTGTGTTTAAATTTCTGGTAGATGCCATATTATTATATACTTATAATATTATTTTATTATTTTCATACAAAAACTAATTTGTTTAGTAATTCCAAATGTTTTTCTTGGATTGACCCGTTTTCCAATACATCACAAATACATAAATGTGTAGCAAATAAATAATCATACGAAAAAAGAACCATAAATCCCAATTCTAAATCTTTAGTTAAGAACATATTTGCCGCCTTTTTTATACATTCTTGAAATCTAGTGTTTGATTTCACCCCACTTGTTTCATATATTTTTTTCATTTCAGCATTTATTAAGTTATAATCAAATTCCGTCAGTCCGAATATTTGTAAATAATCTCTTTGATAAATTAAATCACATATATCATCAGGTTGTTGTTCAACATCATAATTTAAATTCATTAATTCACTCGGAATATTTTTTTTTAATTTGTCGTCATAATAATGATATGTACATATCATTTTTGTGTTATACATAATTAGTTAATTATTTATTTACTTTAGTAAAAGTCGATTTTTCTAAATCATAAAATAGATAAACTATTTTATATAAAATAAATTATTTTCTCCTATTATTTTATAAATGGGTGACTTAATGACTACCTTTTTCAGTCCTTTAGGCAAAGAATGGTGCTTATATTACTTTTTTATTCTTGTTTTTGTATTTATTGTTTCTATTCTAGCAGTTTTTACATCTTTGATTGAAGTGATTAATCTTAAGAAAAAAACCTTTAGTAGTGTTTTTATGACATTACTTCCAATACTAACATATGCTATAATATATTTCCAATCACGCCTTATTTATAGTATCTGCATTGGATCATTAAAATAAATTTCGGGTTTTTAGGGTGTAATAAATCACACTAAAACAGAATAAATAATACAACACAAAAAGTGTATTATTTATTTACAAGATTATTTACAATATAATAAAGGGATTTGAATTAGATATTTTTGTTTCTACCTTTAGAATTGTAATACTCGCGATCACGGGTTAATTCACGAGATGGAACACCACCACGCACCCATCCTTCAGAGGCAACACTTTCAACACAATAAGCAGGGTTCTCGATTTTCTTCTTAACATCTGGTAATAAAGGAGTTTGACTGTATTTCAAGTAACTCTTTTCAGGTAGATTTGTAACAGATCTTTTATTGGTAATATTTTCACCTTGTTGAATTTGTGCTTCTAAAATAGGATCCACTGATCCTCTACCCATGAATGGGACAGTCGCAAATGGGCGTTGAAACAAATCAATACGGCATTTTGGATGAGTTTGTATGGTGCCAATGGTCAAATTCGAATTTTCATCTATATTACATCCACCTGCGCCTACATTGTATCCACCTTTGTAAAATACACATGGTTGAGTTGTTGCTAAATCAATCGGAGTTTTCATGCTACAATCATTCGCAAAATAATTTTGTAACAAGTAATTACAAGAGCTATTATTTTGGATGGTTTCTTGGTCTAAATAGCAACTATCATTGCCAATTCTGGACATATTTTCAAAAGTATAATTTGAGACATTTGCCATATTTATATATATATTACATTATTTTTTACTAAACAAAAAGAAACATAATTAAATACGTTTCATTTTGTTTTATTTTGTTTTATTTTGTTTTATTTTGTTTTATTTTTGATAATAAATATACGAAAAATTTAATACAAATTATACCTAAAGTTATCCTTGATACAAGCAATATCATCACCGCCACGACAAGATGGCATATCACCATACAAGAAATCGGCAAATGCTCCTTGATCATTTGGTATTTTCGTGTTTGGATTTGAATAATATTGCCACATTGACTGGTCGAATTCAAATTTTTCTCCTAAATCCCCAAACAATTGTTTATTCGTGTTTATAATACCAGGATTTAATTTTTGAACCATTCTTTTTGTATTATCGCTAATATCCTCATAAACCTCCGTATTAAAAGAAGGGGGCGCTGGCTTTCGCGTTGGGTTATCCATAATTTCGGTTAATAGCACATTACCCAGCGGATTATTTTTATTCACCTCCTCAAAATCACTCTTTAAATATGTCTTTAATGTTTCCGGATTGATGATTTTAAGTGACGCATCAATCGTATCATCTTTGTTGTATTTTTTATTGTTTCCGAACCCTTCTATATTTTTATCTTCCTGGTTTTTTGTTAATTCACTTACAATGAATTGTTTTTGCGTCTTGTACATCAGGTAAATGATAAATAAAGATATCACTCCATTCAATAAAAATCGATAAGAACGAGTTAACATAAATCCTAAAATACATGTTAATAGAATCAACCGAGTAATCGCATTTAATTTTTCATCAAATGTCATACTCGATTGAGGAAATAATTCCAATATATGTTTTTTATTAAATAAAACTGTTGGATCATTAGACCAAAATGGAATATAGGTTGTCATTATATATAATATAGGATTACTTAATTTTTATAATTTTATTTATTATATTATAAAAATTAAAGTCAATTACAAAAAAACAAAAAACAAAATCAACTATCAATTTATTATCCTAATACAACTAACATGTTATTATTTTTTTTGTTAACGAGAGACGGTAACACATATAATAAAAATATCAAATGCGGATATTTCTCGTCCCATTGTTTTGCGATAATATCTTGAAATAAATGTAATTCTTCATTTAATATGTCTTCCACTACATAAAACCCGTTTTTTGCTAATTTATGAATACTGTTTTCAAAAAAAACAACTATATCATTAAATTGATTAGAACCATTTTGAATCATTACATGAAACGGCTCACTCATTTCGGAGTGGCTCCACATTTTATGAATTTCATATGGAACCCTCTGGTCACATTGAAATGTAGTTATTTGTTTTGTATTGATTAATTTATCAATATCAATATCCGCACCATAAACATCGGAATTCACGAAAAATTCACACCAACCATACAAGGATGCCCCGACTTTTCCATCCGTACTCCATCCAGGCATTCCTTCTAATTGAGTCGGAATAATTGTATTTGTACTACCCACACCAAGCTCAAATATCCTTAAATAATCCGTTTTTTTATTTTTTTTTAACAAATTCTCATAATAAAATGGCGTATAGTTATGCCACGACATGAATATATTAGAATGACCTTTCGTACTTTTGTTTCTTCCCATAATTTCACATAAAGGTGTCGGTTTTAAATTTTCTATTTCAATATTATAATGAATCTTTTCTTCAATGGTTTTGTCTTTGAATAAATACGGATACATACCAAACCAATGATCATAGTAAATTGCCTCGATTATATCTGGATTATCATAACACAACTGTAATACTAAACTTTGATCATCATCACTTATATATTTATTTTGCCAGTCTATAATTTTTTGTTCCCACAAATTTTCAAATTTCTCGACCAAACTATGATGTGATATATATCCAGAACCCAATATATATATGTCATAATTTGATAACATTTCAATTTCATCTAATCTTTTTTCTGGAAGTGGAAGATATGTATGGCAATATATTTTTTCTTTTAAAACGGACAAATCTAAATATCTTGGAATCAATTCTATATTACTATTTGCTGTACCAAAATCAATCCAAGCATAATATTTATAATTCGGGAATAAATCTCGAGTTTTTTTCATAAAATTAACTTTACTATGCGTTATTAAATTATATTCCGCATATTTATTTTCAGGCGATGTCTCTTTTCTTACCGGATGAAGTCTGCTTTTGTACAAATCACTATTCATTACTTGATTCTCTCTGTCAATATATTTTTTTAAAAAGGTATCTACTGTGTTTAAATCTTTAAATATGACATTGTCATTAAAAATATGATTTGTTGTAATTATTTTTAAAATATCTTCTTCAACATAAACCACTAATTTGAACTTAATATTGTATGCCAGATTATAAAAATAATCTATATACATTTGATTTGTTCTACGAAAATAATTCCAATTTCCACGATTAATATCTTTATATGCAGTTACAAATATAATATCTTCCATATATTCTAATATTTGTATTTGTGTTATTTATTAAACATAAAAATACTTTTAATACATTTATCATGAAATTGTATATTTATGTAGTATTTCATCCACATTTTGATGAAACATATGTATTAATTGAGCCCGTTCATGAACAATTAAATCCAACATATCAGAGCTATTTTCATGTAAAAATATTTCGTCATCCGATAACGGATCAAATTCTAATGCTGATTTAAAGTTGTACATTTTATTATTACGAGTAGATATGATTAACCTCGATAAAGTTGAAAAAGCAAGTGGTACGGAACCAGTCATACTATACCCCACCATATGATCATTATTCATCGTCACATCTGTTAACACATAATTTGATGAAACCAATAATGAAAATACACTTTCAGTATTCAAATGTTGATATAATTGAATATCTATATTATCATTTTTTCTTTTTAAAATTTCAATCATTTTATGTGTAACAAAACGAGTAACCGCATGTATCATTATTTTTTTATTACTTTTCAATCGATTGATGACCTTTATATTGTATAAATTAGTATCTAAATTACCACCACCGATAATACACACATTTATAACTTCTGGATCAAACTTTTTATTTGATTTATCAAATACAGGGAAACACGGAATACCCCATTTTATTTGATTTTTTTTAAATGGTCGAACACCGATACAATGAAAATAATCAATTCTTCTACAAATATAATAATGATTAATACATATTACTTTGTTATTCATCCATTCATATTTAAAACCTGGATCATCATCCGTCGTTACAAAAACTAAATCAAATGTGTTTCGCGTTTCTAAATTTTCAAATTCACTATATTTTCGATATGTAATTTCATAAGTTTGAAATATTTTTTTATAAAACAACAACCATTCCATATTGAGAAATTTTTCAGTGAAAATTTCTATTGTAAATTTATTTAAAAAACAATAAAATATAATATAACCAAACATTTCATAATGACATGGCAAACTATTATATATTGCTATTCTTTTTGTCATATTTTCTCTTCGTATTATAAATATAAAGTAATACAATTAATCTTTATGTATTAGTTTATTCAATTTCTTTAATCACAAATCATTTTATTTTTTGCCCTTCTTTTTCTTTTTTCCCGATCCATCTTTAGCAGTTGATCCAGGTCGCGGCGATTTTTCCGCTTTACCAGATGTTTGCTGAATACTATTGATTAAATCTTCTATTTCTTTTTCTGTTAAAGGCGCTTTTTCTTGAACTTTTTTGGCGTTTTCCTCTGCCGCGGATTTTGCCATCTTACGTATTTCCAGATTTTTCTTCATTCTCTCGTTATTTTGCATCATGCGCATATTTTTATCCATTTGTGCCTGCATCGCACCAGTATTTACTTTTACATTTTTTCCACCTAATCCACCTAGCCCGCCTAGACCACCCAATCCTCCCATCTTGCCCAACATACTTTGAATATCCTCCATTCCTGGCATATTTTTCATTTTATTCATTATTTCAGTGGCCTCACTCATCAATTCACTCTGATTTATCTCTCCAGACTTCATTTTTGAATCCAATTTATCACCCACATTTTTAACTATATTCATTAATTTTCCAGGATTCTTAAACATCTTTTGAAATACATCCTTTACATCTGTCACATTTTCAAAATCCATATCTAAATTTCCAGCGGTCTCCTCTGCTATTTCACGAGCTAAATCGCCTAATTTACCACCCAACATTCCAGAAATATGACCATGAAGCTCATCAACTGATGGCATATTTGTCTTTTCATCGCACCCTTCTTGACCTTCGCCTGATGAATTTGTGTCAAACATGTTTTGCATTTTTTCCAATGTCTCTTCTAATTTTCCCTTGAAATCATCCTCGTTCAATGATTCAAATATTTTGGCAGAATCACCAAAAGCACTTTGGTCTTTCACACATCCAATCACTGAAATCGAAATCAATTGTAAATATTTCCAAATCGTCTCCTTGGTATTGTCACTGATGTCACAATTCCATAAATACTTGAAACTTAGTCCAGGTAAAAACTCGGTATTTATATCGGAATCCTTATTGAAAATTTCCGCGTTTTTATACAAAATATCGAAAAATCTTTCGGGGAAAATACCTAGACAATGAGTAAACACTTTTTCTATTTTGACACTCATCTCACCTTCATCGCACGCATCAGAAACCCACCATTGATTGATAATGGGACTATATTCAGGAAATGTTGTTTTGATATCATTAATAAAATCAGGTATGACTTTTTTAAATTCTTCTGGAATTTGTTTTATTTCCTCGGACATACTTTTACAAAAGATTTTATATTTAAGTTTAAATTAAATATAAATATTTATTTTACTATTTTGCGACTTCTTCCGCTTTTTTATATGTTTTAGATTTTTTATATCTTTGATTTTCGATGTCTTCGTTGTGTTCTATGTTTTGTATTTTTTATTCTCCGTCCACCCTCTTTAATCATACCTTTAAATAAACTGTTTTTGATTTCACTGATTTCACTGGTTTCACTGGACGGCAACGACGAAAGTAAAGGATAATACATACCATCCAATTTATGTAAATACTCAAAATGTAAAATCCGTTCGTTAATTGCTTTTTCTTGGGCAATAATTAAAGAACAAATTTCTTTATTCAATGTATTCAATGTTTCAGTGGTATTTTCAATTTGCTGTTTACCAAGATTACTATATAAATGGGGAATCCAACCAAATAAATGTATATAATCTTCAAATATATTTTTACCTCCATCCATTCTTCCAAGATCAAATATGATTTTTATACAATTCATATAATCATGTTTTTCATAAGAATCTTTAATTTCGGCTAATTGAACTTCTGGTATTTTTTTAGCATATCCAAAATCAATCAACATAACTCTTCCTTCATAACCTTCATAATATCCAGGTAATGTTGGGTTTATCATTATATTACTCCAGTGAAAATCGCATTGAGAATAACCAGTTTTTAACGCAAGGTCTATTAATTTTAATCTTGCCATGTTTTCATAATTTTCCAATTGATCTTTGTAAAAACCATTTACAAGAATATCATTATATAAATTACCAAATGTCTTGTAACCATTATCTACAAATTCCATTGCGATTATTCCTAATCCAATATTAAATTTCGAGGATTTATTATTAAATAAACCATGCATATATTTTAACATATCCAACTTATTATTTGTAGAATTATCAATTCCATTTACATTTACCTTACTCACTAATTCGTCAAAAATTTTTCGTATAAAATTAGTTGCGGTTGTAACATTACATAATTGATGTAAATAAACAAAAACATTTTGTAATTCTGTTAAAAGTATAATTGAGTTTTCATCAGATCTTTTTTGTCGTAATTCACTTATAAAATTGATAGATTCTAAAATATCATCAATTACATTTCCATATACGACCGCCGGACATATGGGGTCCAAATATTCGATTGTTTTAGAAAAAATGTCTGTTTGTATATTTATTTCATCTATAAAATTTTGTTTAGTGCCAGATATAATATAATTTGATTTCATATTTTTTTCTCTATCTCTAAAATATAAATTTATAAATTTATCAATATATATTCGTTGAGTATCATTTATATTTTCAATATTTGTAACGACTAATCCTAACTTAATTAGAATACAATCTATGGGACTCTTATAATCTTCTGGACGTAACATTAAATAGGGCGAATCTTTTAAAACCCTTGGATTTAGTTTACACTTAATTAAAAGCGAAGTCGGTGTTTTACTTATCACCTGTATTTCACTACTATTTTTTATAAAAGAATGAAATGCTTTTTCGGGATCTTTATCTTTTATAATAATGCCTCCATGTTGTTTTTTCACCATAAAAATTATATTATATAATATAATTATAATATAATATTATTATATATGATATCAAAAACAGGGTATACTAAACATTCTAAACATTTAATTAAAATATTAAGAAAAAATAGAAAACCCATAAAACATGGTGGTGCATTTTGGTCATCATCATCCGATAAAAATAAGACGACAAATAATCAAAAAAAAATCGAAAATCTTGATGATACATACAAAAAACTAGAAACTGCTACAAATGTAGCAGCTACAGTTGCCGCAGCAGAAATATTAGTGAATGGTGCCGCACCATTATTAGCCGCATCTGGTGTAGGTATTCCGCTTCTTGCTATTTTAGTTTTAGCAAAACAAATTGCGGTTCAATATAAACAAAATTTAGAATTAAATATATTACTTTCCGATGTTACGACAATCATCACAAATTGTTTTTATTTAGAATCGTTAATTAAAAAAACAATAAAAGAATTTTCACCGCATGTTGCTACCGCTTTAGAACCAGAATTAGCAAAGACCTCCGATACTACTTTAATAAACGAAGTTAAACAAATCGAAAATGAAGGCGTCAAACCTGAAACTGAATCTGTCAAACCTGAAACCGAAGCTGTCAAACCTGAAACCGAAGCTGTCAAACCCGAAACCGAAGCTGTCAAACCTGAAACCGAAGCTGTCAAACCTGAAACCGAAGCTGTCAAACCCGAAACCGAAGCTGTCAAACCCGAAACCGAAACTGTCAAACCCGAAACCGAAACTGTCAAACCCGAACCAGAAAAACAACAAACTGGTGGTGCTGAAAAAAACGCTGGAATTGATAATAAAATACAAGATAAAATATTAGAAAAATTAGATATATTAAATAAATTATTACAAGAAATAACTCCTTCTGAGGATGATAAAAAGAGTACTTTTAATTTTTTAAGAAAAAAAGGAGAAAGATTCTTTTTTTCAAAACATCATAAAACCCAAATAATAAACGCATTAACTGTAATCAATGGTTTTTTTATTATATACAATAGTCAGTTTGATTGGACAATTCGATACTATGAAAATTTGATATTCAAATATTATAGTAAAAATCCACTTGACGGAAAAAGTGCCGATGAAATATTGGAAGGAATATGGAATAGTATAGAAACAAGTAAAGAATTTCAAGATTATTTATTTCAAAATGAGGAAACAATTAATACCGCTTTAAATAACCCATCTGTAGAAAATAAGATTGAACAAGAAAATAAAATTGTTGCCGAAAATCCTGCGATTCAAATAGAAGAAACTGGACCCTATTCAACAGCAACCGCTGAAACCGAATCAGCGTCAGAAACATCCACGAGTGGACCCTATTCAACAGCAACAACGGTTCAACCATCCGCAAAACCATCAACCAATACTGGACCTTATTCAACAGCAACTGCGAGTGAAAATAAAATCGGAGGTAGAAAAAAATATGTCAACACAACCTCAAAAAATAAAAAACGATTCAATCGCACATTAAAAACTGTCAAATATAAAAAAACGAGCAATACTAAAAGACACAATAATAAAAGACACCATAAAAAAGTTACCAATAAGTTAAAATAATCACAATATAAATAATATATGTATGTATGAATTCATATAGTATTTCTTCCCTTTCTTTTTGGTCGATGTAACGCGAGAACAAAACAATATTACATCGAATGATACATCACACACAACTTCTTCAAATTTTGAATATACTTTATAGTCTTTCCTTGTTCATCCGGTGTCATCATTTTCACTGGATTTCTTAATCTATTAATTGCCTCTATGATTTGCCCAGAATTTTGCGCGTTTGTCAAATCCTCGCCATAATCCTTATCCAGGAAAAAACTAATATCGCCCGACTCTATTTGTTCGGCATATTTATCTACGACATAACTCTTCCATATTTTTATAATTAATTTAGGGTTTGCCTTTCGTATTAATGTAAACGAATTTTTTGCCGATAATATATCTACATCATTTGGAAAAATTCGAATAATATCTTCCACAAATTCCATAAAATGATTGTTAAAACCGTTCAAAACACTTGACGACGCCATTATCTTATAATTGAATTATATTTTTAAGTAAATTAAACATATAATTTATATTTTTCCGTTTTAAATTTTTTTCTGTTGTGGTGCATAATTTGACATTTCTTGATCACGCTGTTTTTGTAATTGCTCAATGGTTAAATCACCAGACAATTTATCTTTTTTGTAATCAAAATCGTCTTTTGGGGTAGTAATTATATCCGAATGATTCAAAGGCACATAATTATGCATTTGTCTCATACCACCACTTCCTTTTGTATTCAATTCCTCATGATCCATGTCTAAAAAACTATAATTATCAGAAACGATTCCTCCAAAACCACCGCCACCACCTAATGAAAATGCCATAGGTTCCATGTTATTACTCGTCGCGTGCCGAGTTACTACCTCTTGACGCGGTTTTAGGTGATTATAAATATTGTCACCATACAACACTTGGTAATTCTGGTTCAATAGCAATAATGCTGGCACTTTCGTGACATTTTCGGGCATCACTATTTTTTGACCGTTTTCTAAAACAATTTGTATTTTACCCGTCTGATCTTTGACACGCTTATCAATACAAATAAAATGTATATCTTTACTTACTTGTGTCTTTGAAAGTGTCTGTAATAATTTTTTTGAGTGTTCGCAAAAATTGGAATAATATAATATAGAACTCATTAATGTATAATTAGGTATTCAAATTGTTTTTTTAACTCATTTTTTCTAAAATTCAAATATTCAAATATTCAAATATTCAAATATTCAAATATTCAACTAAATATTGTAAAATAAAGAATATCTAAAAAAATTGATTAAATATTTATACAAAGGTTTAAATATATTATCATACAATATACTAGACAACAGAAAAGATGAATCCACAAATCGACAAAATCGTAGAAAAAGAAGGCGTCCTTACATTTAGCTTAAGTGGTGTAAATGTTAGTTTAGCAAATGCCATTCGTAGAACTATATTATCCGATATTCCAACGGTTGTATTTAAAACATCGCCAAATGAAGACAACAAATCAAAAATATTGGTAAATACGACTCGTTTTAATAACGAAATTATCAAACAACGCTTAAGTTGTATTCCAATACATATTGACGACCTTGAGATCCCTCTTAAAAATTATTTATTAGAAGTCAATATGGAAAATACAAGTGACACCATTATGTATATCACCACTGAACATTTCAAAATAAAAAACACACTGACAAACGAATATTTATCGTCTAAAGATGTTCACAATATATTTCCACCCAATGATATGGGATATTATATAGATTTTGTCAGATTACGCCCAAAAATATCAGATGATATTCCAGGAGAAAAACTACAAATGACATGTGAGTTTTCAATCGACAATGCGAAAACCGACGGTATGTTTAATGTGGTTTCTTGTTGTTCGTACGGTTTTACCGTAGATGATGTTCATATGGAAAAGGAATTAGACAAGAAAAAACAAGAATGGAAAGACAAGGGTTCAAGTAAAGATGATATAGAATTTGAGGCGGATAACTGGAAATTATTAGAAGGAAAGCGTATTGTCAAGAAAGACTGTTTTGATTTCACGATACAAACAATCGGCGTCTTTTCGAATCGCGATTTAGTCAAAAAAGCATGTAAAATTATTATCGCGCGGTTGGAAAGTTTAAAAACCATGATTGAAACCGACGCAATTAAAATAAGCGAATCAGAAAATACCATGAAACATTCTTATGATGTTATTTTAGAAAACGAGGATTATACCATTGGTAAAATCATCGAATATATGTTGTATGCGAAATTCTTTGAAGAAGCAAAAACAATGACCTTTTGTGGATTTAAAAAGATGCACCCTCATGATGTCGACAGTGTGATTCGCGTAGCCTATAGAGAACCCGCGGACATCGCAATGGTAAAACAAAATTTATTAAATAGTATTTCTTTAGCAACAAATGTATACGAGGCAGTGTTGGGTAAATTTTAATCTATTAATCTATTGTATTTTCGTATAGTATGTTTATATATTTATATTTATAAACAATAAAAATATATAAAAAATTATTATATATTATAAATATATAATGATTTTGAATTTTACAAAAAAATATATAATTGATAGTACAATCGAATTTTTAGAAGATAATCAGAATATTGCGGTCTATAATGATATAAGAGAACCTCCTGGTGGTGAACATTATTTTTTTTTGGCATCATTAGGATTACAATTACAAAATAAAAAAATAATAGAATTTGGCACACACCATGGAAGATCCGCATATACACTCGCATATGGTAATAGAAAAAAATCTAATAACAATACTATAATAACATACGATATTCAAGATGTTTTATTATACGGTATATTTGAAAATACAAATATTGATTATAGAATAGAAAATTTATTTGATCAAAATAATAGGGAACAAAATAAAGACCATATTTTATCAAGTGACGTATTATTTATTGATATTGACCCACACGAAGGTGTACTGGAATATGACATGTATTTATGGCTAAAAGAGAATGATTATAAAGGTATTATATTATTTGATGATATACATCTTGGACCCGGAAATATGGGCGTATCATCTGGAAATAGTATGAATCAATTTTGGGATAAGGTCGATAATAACTATAAAATAGATTTAACATCGGTTGGTCATTGGTCAGGAACTGGTTTAGTATGTTTTCATTTAGAAAATCATGAAATAATTTTGTAATTATGATAAATATACGAATCCAAATATTGATAATTCAATAAATACATTAACATTTCTGGACTTAATGTGTTTACATAGTCAATGACGGTTTTTTTCCTGATATTTTCTTTGATGGGTTTTAATTCATTGATATATTTTTGATGAATTAATTTCAAATGTAATTGATAGATGTCACTATATTGACTTAATTTCAATACCTTTTTAACATAACAGTAAACATAATTCAAATACAATGTTTGAGTAAATAAATACAAGTGTTTTTTAAAAAAAAGAAAATGTCTTCTACTCAAATAATTGTTGATTAAATAGTCCACCACTTTCCCATCTTCTTTACGAAGGCACAAATAAATGTATTGTTCTCGAAATATATCCATATCAAACATATTGCTATCTTTGATATATTTGACATATTCATAATTGGGATTGATTAATTTACACTGTCTGCCAGTTTTATCAGTAAAATGTAATCCCATTGTCGTATATGGAATACTGGTGAGATCATCATTTATTTGTTGATATGAGGTAAACTCATAAAATTTTGGAAATTTCACATGTGTAAAATTCGTATTTTCTTTCATATTTGGTTTATTTATATCGATTGTATAAATATTCACACTATGATCTCCAGTATTTACAATTTCAAAAACATTAATTAAGAAAAGCTCGGGCTCGTTTAACTGTTTAATTAAACCAAAGACCGGATGCTGTATAATGAAATGATAACAAAAGCGTTTTTCAAGTAAATCAATATCCACATTTTTCAGATGTATGATATCCATGAAAATATCTCGTAGACTTTTGTTATCTTCTACGGAATATAATACATGACAACCTACATCATCTAATGACGCAATTTCCCAACCACCGGTAAGACCAATGGTCGGATCCCAAAACAAATTGATACCAACTCCTTCCACAAATTCTTGAACAATAATCCGACTTTGATTGAAATCTGGATTTCTTTTATGAAAATCCGTAAATTTCATTTTTTTAGGCGGAAAAAAGGAAACCACATCATTTGCGCTATTTACAACGATGGAACGAAATACTCCATAGGTAAGAATTTGATCATTATTCAAATAAGCGGAATCATAAGACATTATTTTGTAATCTTGATTATTTTTGGTTTTTGTTTCTGTAATATTTATTATTTTTTTGAAAAAACTATTGGGGGGTCTATTCGAAACGGCATCATGAAACCCAGGAATTTCATTTAATTTATAAACATATTGTGTCATATATTTCATTTATTCTGAATAAATATTTATATCCTTTGGAAAAGTAATTTATTGTAAAAGTAATTTATTGTAAAAGTAATTTAATAACAAAATAATATAAATATTTCACTTTGTAAATATAAATAAATGCATTATTTATCGGTAATTGCCATATTTAAAAATGAAACAATGAATTTAAAAGTGTGGTTAGAACATTATTTATGGCAAGGCGTCGACCATTTTTATCTAATAGATAACGGAAGTACAGATAATCCCATGACAATTTTACAAGAATATATCGACATGGGTTTAGTGACTTATTTTTATGGTGATCGAAAGCATTGGCAGCAACAATATTATAAAGATATGTTTGACCGTGAAAAATTAAGAGACAATACTTACTGGTTAATGGTATGTGATATTGATGAATTTTATTTTGGAATGAAACACAAAATACGAACAGAATTAAAATCTCTTGAACATTATCATTTAATATATTCGTCTTGGTACATGTTTGGTAGTGACGGGCTTTTAAAACAGCCCCCAGATATTAGAACAGCAATTACCCATCGTGAAGAAAAAATCATAAACAAAGATTCAAAATATATATTCAAAACAAAGGCGATACCGAATAGTTCTCATATATGGATTCATGGTTTAGTGAATTATTATAACGACGAACGAACTTTGCGAGATGATAATATTATCCGTTTGAATCATTATGTAATTCAATCATTAGAATTTTTTCAAAAAATAAAAATGACGCGCGGTGCCGCCGACTTTGCCGAAGGTGAATATGTACGAAATATGAATTATTTTTTTGAGGCAGATAAAAATGCGACATTTGAGGATGTAACATTAAAAAATTTAATTACAAATCCACCCGAGGATTACTAAAAATCTTCAAATCTTTAGACACTTATAGATAATTTCAGTTTATTCATTCATAAAATTATCTATTATAAATATAGGACAATGTCAACCAATTCAACAAAACAAAATATAGAAATAACAGAAAATGATAAGTCTCAAAGAAAACCCATTGATTTTAGTAAACCAATCGATTTCGGATCATCGTCGTCCTCTAATGAAGAAAGTTCGTCGTCCCTTGAAGAAGTCGATGTTACACCAAAATCAGAAGAGGAGGTTGAAACAAGTGAAAAAAATGATGATGACGAGGATGAAGAGGAAGACGAAGATGATGACGAAGAGGAAGAATCTATTGAAGAAGACGATGAAGAAGGCGTTACGCTTGATTTAAAATTAGGCGATGTTATTAAAATCAAAGATCCCACAAATGAAATATTAAACAATCATAAATTCATTATTGATTACATTGATGACCATTTGATTCGATTAATCAATATAGAAGATTTTACTTTAACAACAATTAAAATTAATGATGACGGATTATTAGGCGACGGTAATATCGAATCCGTTTCTCTCATCTATAGAAATGATAAAAAGGGATATTCAAGACAAAATAACCTTTTACCAGGTACTTGGATTAATATCTATTTCGGTGGAGACATTCCCGCTATATTAACAGGCGAAATCACTAATTTAGAACAAGACATGATTGAAATTAAAACCTACCCTGATAAGGAAATCATATACATCAACTTTGATTACAAAGGAATTCCATTGAATATTCCAATTGAAAAAATAGAAATCAGAGAGAAACCCAGTGATGAAAGTATTTTGACCGAAGAAAAAGAAAAGGCGCCACAATCTTCTGAAATAGAAAGCGCAGTGGATTCTTATGATCAAGAATATGTTGATATACAAACAGAATTAAATATTCCAACAAACGCAGAAGTCCGTGATAATATTCGAGAATTCATTTTGAAAGCGGATGAAATACAATTTGGCGAAGAATTAGAGGCGATTCAACAATATGTAAGTGTTGACGCTGGAGAAAGACGATTCAATATTGAGTTACAAACCAATGATTTGTTGGATGAATTATTGAGCACTATTCCAGATAGACAACGCACGAGTATGGTATTAACTAATATTCACACCATGATTGAACGCTTCAAACAATTGCGGGAGGAATTTTCCACATTTGATGGACATGGAAATGTTACCGGAACAATCATCAAAGACGCATCTTGGAAACCATTGATTCATAGTTTAAAAAATTTCAAAAAATCGCTCTACTGGATATTACCTGTTGCGAAAAATTTGAAAAAAATATATGAAAAAGTCGGGTTTGACAAGGAAGGTGAAGGATATGAATTTGAAGAAATCGAAAACAATATTGTTTATAAAGGTTCTACCCGGAGTGAAATGTATCTATTAGATGATATCATTGATGATTATAAATCAAATAATTTACCAGATGGTGGAGAGAATAAATATGCGGCGTTATACAAAACCATTAACCCCTTTTTTACACCTTTTGAAGATGTCAATCCAGAAATGAAAAAAGATGTTATTATTGAGGAAGAAGTCATGGATAATTTCAATGTCATCATTGACACCTTGGGAGATTTGTATTCAAATGTCATTCACAAAAAAAAATTAGTAAGTAACCGTTTTGTCATTGATAAATACAATTTGGGATTAACTCGTTTAAAAACAACGCAAATATCCAGAAACAAAAATGTATATCATGTCGAAGATATGACACCACCCGATACAATCGCGCTCACCTCGTTAGTGACTTTACCTGAACCAGTGATTCGTTTCTCTCACATATCATTACCAGGAACAAGTATTTACACCAAGGCAAATTTAAATACCATGTTTGTGAATTATTGGAAATTTTTGAACAATCATACCAGCGTCAATAAAATATTGGTTGATATTTACAATGATTCGACCGGAGATGAAACGAAAAAACCAGAAGATAATTTGGAACAAGATAAAAATACTTTTTTCAGCAAAGTAACCAATTTTACGATGAATAAAACTGAACAAATGCGAAACATGACTGACGCTGAATTATATGTGAAATTTCTAGAAAAAGTTGTTCCTAGAACACGCGCATTGTTTGAGAAAATCAAAAAATATATTAATGGAAAATTATCCCTCAAAGAAGTGGTTGAAATCATGGAACCTTTTCTGGTATACAATTCTGATTTGACTTTTATGCAGTATAAAAGTATCAGTATCTTTTTACAACAGAAAATATCGGAATTCAATAAAAAAATCATCGAACGAAGCAAATATTTTTCAAACTTGAAAAGAATCGGTAAAGGAATTACAAATGAACCCAATTCGACTTCTCTCAAAATGTTGATTAATGAAAGTAAAAATAAACAAGAAGTAACTGATATATACAATAAATCTATTTATAGGAGTGATATCAATACTGAACTTAAAATGACCAATTCTGAATTATTGAAGAAAATGGTGATTGAAGATTTCGGTAATGTTTACAACTATTGCGTGGCCTTGGAAAATACATTTTTGATGCTTCCTGAAAACATTAATCAATTGATCGAAGATAAAGAGGCCAAAGTCGATGAACAATTGAAAAAAGGGTCATCCGCGGATGAAAAATGCGAAAATATAATCATCGCAAAACAATACGCAAATATTGAAGAATTGGAGGCGGACAATGATAAGACCATCTATTTTGATCGTAAATATGACAGCACCATCTATAGTATTTTGGACGATTACTTGAATGATCAAATGCGCATGTTACCCGCGGACTTTCACGAGTTTTTAACCAAGAAATTAATGGAAAAAATGAAATTTGACCAAAAGGGGGCGAGTTACCTCGCAGAGACATTAATCAACGGTGTCAAACGAGTCAAAACCGGGGATTACGCCATTTACTTTGATAATGCGCAAAACAAGTTGAATTACTACATCAGAGACCATAATCAATGGGTATTGAAGGAAAATGTCGATGAGAAATTAGTGGGGCAAAAACAAGACATGATATGTAATTTTCAACAAAACTGTATTACGATACAAGATAAATATGATGCAAAATGTCAGTCGATGGAAACTAACCGACGAGACATGACGAAAAACGCGTATTTGGAAATCATGAATGAATTTGACTATAAATACCAAATGTCCAAAGAAGATATGCAAATAAGAATTCAAATGAAATACGATTATTATGTGGGTATTATTGACAAGCTGGATAAATTAAAACAACATCGTATGTTGAAATACAACGACGCCCAGTATAAACTCGGGGCGAAAACAGGCGATGAAGATGTAGATGAAATCATTGTTTCTCCATACATGAAACTACTCAACATTATACTGGGACAAAATGATTTTGTGAAAAGACAAAACGACATTATTACTTTTAAAACCAAATTCACGAGAGAAGCTGACACTCTTGGTGGAGAAAACGAATACTGGTTTTACTGTATCAAGACCAACACACAATTGTTGCCAACCTTTTTGTATACCATTGCTTCCGTTTTTGTACAAAATCCGGATAATTATACCATCACGGTTGACCGTATCATCAAAGATATTGGTGGATTGAGTGACGACGGTGAATCATGGGTCGATAAAAAAGGACAAAGTGGTATGGTGATTCGCAAAATTGATTTTGATATTGATGAAGGTTATGAAGATGGTTTCCGTGTGATTAGTCGTGAACTCCTAGAAAGAGACGCCGGCGATATTGTCGTGGAAAATATTGAAGCCGAACAAGAACGACGCGCTGATGCCGATAAATCCAAAAGCAGAATTGTAAATGCGGAAACCAAATTAATGTTGAATATTATTCACGCCATTAGCGATTTTATGGGAATCAATTTGGACGAGCAATTGGAATTCATATTAAAAATCACTACTGCGGCATTGGCGGATGCATTACCTTCGGAAAGCGAGCACAACAAAGAAGCCGAAGAAAAGGCGAAAAAGGGACAAACCACGAAACCATACAAGAGTTTCTATAATTTTAATATTTTGTACTTGACGCTAGCGTCCATCATGGTAGGTATTCAAACGAGTATTCCAAGTGTAAAAACCAGAAGAACATTTCCTGGGTGTGTCCGGTCATTCTCCGGTTATCCTATGGATGGCAGTGGAGATACCAGTGGTCTACAATACATGGCTTGTATTATCTCTCAAATCCCCAAGGCAAAATCCATTGATCCTTTGTCTGCACTGGGAACCTCTAAACAAGATAAAATAATGACCAATATTAAATTTTTTATTGACAATCACCTTTTGAAAAACATAGATGTAGAGAGAAAGATCAAGGAAAAAATAGAATACTTACTCTTGAATCCAGTCGATGTCATCCCCGTAGAGCACAATTTGAATAAATGGCGCCAATTTTTACCGCCTCTTGTGCCAATTAAAATGAAGACGGTGGAAAATATTTCGCCTGATTTCAAGGCATCACTGTTGAGCGATATCAAGGGCGCATCGCCTAGACAAAGAGAGAAAATATTGGTGATTCAATCCAAGATCATATTCTTTTCTCTCGCACTACAAGAAAAAATACAACAAATTGTAGAAAAGAAAAAGTTATTATTAAATAATTCTTCAAATGAGCCCTATATTGAAAACGCCTGTTGTAACGAAAAGGGCGAAAATATTACGATCGACTATTTTTTCAAAGAAGACAGTGAAATCGGTCTATATAACAGCAATGTCGCTGAATTGGCATATATCTTGGACGATGTTCGCGCCATCAGCAAAGCATGCTTTTTGTTCTGTAGAGAAAATTCCAAAAATATATATCCTGGGTTAACTGACAAATACAGTGAAGAAACCATCTATAAAGCCTTTATTACTTTTTGTAAATTCAAATCTTTGATCCCTATTCCCGATGCTCTGATGGGATTATGTGGAGAGAAACCCGCATTTTCACTCGGTGATTCTATTGGTGAACAAATTCGCAAATTAAAGAATGACGGACATAACTATACCAATGAGCAATTCTTGAGATTATTACAAGTGGTGAATCGACACAATATTATACAAGTATCGATGAATGATCGCTTAAAAACGCGAGTAAGTAGAATGCGCGATGTCATTGAAAAAATATCGTCTTTAAATATTGGTGATACTAAATTGGTGCCAATAGAATTGAGAAACCATTTAGATGATGTTTTAGATACATTTGATCTAGGGGTTGAAGAAGATACGAAAGAAATGCGAAAACTCAAGAATTACTTGAGTGAAACAAATACTAAGATGAAGAATGAACTAATTTCGTTTATTAAACAATATGGATCAGCCAGTAAAAATAGTTTGAAGAAAATGGTGGAAAATATTACCAATATCATGGTGTGGAGTGAAAATGCGAAAAACGATAACATATATGATGATACTACCTTTAATTCAATCAACTATATCAAGGAATACATCACCAATATTTCAAATACATATCCAAATAAGATTTTGAATAAACCTGAATTCGCAGAAAATCCTGGTGATGTTCGTATTCCAAATCATTGGGATTTATCGCCTGTACATCGTTTTGATATTGCCAAAATCATTTTTGATAATTATTCCAAACTGAATCGATTTTATGATGATAAGAAAATTGTCAATGTTTTGAATTCGGTGATTCAACATACTAAACAATTCTTGTTGTTGGTAAATGAAACACCCTACATCAATGAAATCAAATACAAGAATATAAACACTCATTCTATTTTCGACAAACGCACTTGTAAATTATTGTTTGAAAACTATTTATTAACAGTGTTTACCTCCTATATTCGTTATACAGAAGATGATACTTTATTGATTGTTGGTGAATCGACCATGGAACAACTTGAAGAACCAGTATCTACTTTATTGTTGGGCGATAAAAAAGAGTTGAAAATGAAAATCGCAGAATTATTGTCTACCTATATCAGCATCATGGTTGATCATAAACACATGATTAATATGAATTATGATGAAATTATGGATGTCGTGTATAAAATCAAGGAAAAAGAAAAGGACACCTTTACTGACAGATTAAAGGCGATGACAGACGAACAAAGAGAAGCCGATACTGTTTTGAAAATCAATAAACTCGGGGTTTGGTCGAAAGGTCTTCAAAAGGGATTGGTTGCGTATGACATGGATGCTTATGATGAAGAACGCGAATACATGGAACAATTTGCGGAGATTGAAAATGTGGTGAAAAAGAAAAATCGCAACAATATCAATGATATGAATATTCAACAATACATAGATGATTATATGGAGGAACAACAAAATGGTGAAGACATTGAACGAGAAGAATACAATATGGCAAATATGACGGAGGATTATATGGACGGCTATATTGACGGAGATGAAGACCAGGATGTCGGTTTAGATGATTAGATTTTTAGATTTTTAGATTTTTAGATTTATTTCCAAAACATTTGCGTGTTGGTTTGGAAATAAATTGCCCAGCCCACCCTATTTATCCACCAGGATTTCCTTGGCGACGGTACGGATGATTTTATTGTAATTTTTAAGTGCTTTTTCTTTATCTGTATCACACAAACTCTGGTCAATGAGCTTGGTATAGAGATCACTCTTTTTATGATTCGCATCTTTGTACTCTGGGTTGGCTTTCGCCCAAAGAGACATTTGCTTGATATTCTTGTGTTCAATCGCCTTGATCGCTTTGATCATTTGCTGTTTATCATCGTCTTTATGCCAAGTATCATTGTTCTTGACATGAATTACCTCTCGCTTTAAATCGCTACAGTGAATCGGTCGTTTACTTACTTCTAATGTATTTAATCCCTTCACCAAAATATTACTGATCCCACCACAATAACCGAGGGGTCCAAAGTTTTCAAAGTCGGTGAGGGTTAAAATAAGCGATTCTAAGAATTCGCTTAAATTCAACGCGTCTTTACATGTCTCATTCAAGAAGACATTCAAGTTGAATTTATTGTTATTTTGGGTTATATTTGTATTATTATTATTGGTGATATTTCGATCCTTGCTTATTTCAAGCATTTGTTTATTCTGTTCAATAATGAGTTCCTTGAATTCTTGGTTTTGTTTCAAAAGCTCCAGTATCAAATCCGTCGAAAAATGATTGTTTTCTGGTTCATCATCTTTTTCTTCTAGGGTTATTGTTATGTTTTCTGGTTTTATTTCACACTTCTTTTTATGAAACCATAAACTTGAATGATGCTTGTAAGATTTCCCACAGTCACAATTATAATTTTTATCACTTATTTGGGGTAAAATGGGTTTTATTGTAGTATTTTCTGTAGTATTTTGTAGTATTTGCGTTTTTTTTGTATGTTTAGGTGTCGATATATGTCGTTCATAATCCTTTTTGTTACGAGTATTGTATTGACAAATATTACATGTAAATTTGGGGGTTTCATGGGGTTTTATTGTAGTAATCATGTAGTATATTATACTACAAGAAAATCCCCTAAACCCTTTTCCTTAAAAAATCTAAAAATTATGCTCACAAAATTATGCTCTCATGTTTTTTTCCACGAAAATTCCAAGAGAGCTTTATGCTCTAAAACCGCCTAAAAAACAGTGTTTTTAACATGAATCCCTGGGATTTTCAAAAATGGACATACCAAAAATGTCCATTTTTAGTTTTTCCATTTACTTTTGTCTGAAAATTAGAAATTTTAGAATCAGGATTCTTCGATAAAATCCCAATATTTTATATATATTTTATATTTTTGTAAAAACTACGATATTTTGTATTATTCGTTTTTTTCATATTTAGAATTTATTTTTGTATAATATAATAATGTCATCACAACTTGAGTTGACCTATAATTTTCCAGAAGGTTTTGAGTTGGCGCTACCTATTTTTAACGGAATTGCCACACTCATAGAATGGGGGGATGGAGAAACAAGTACAGATAATACAAGAACACATACGTATTTGTCAGCAGGTATTTATACTGTCAAAGTCACAGGAAAAGATATTACTAAAATGAGTTATTTTATTGCGAATGATTCAGTGACAGGTAATGAATATTTAATAGCGTGTACCAGTTTTGGTGAAATTGGTTTAACTGATATTAGTTTTGCTTTTTTTAATACTCCATTGTTAATAACTATTCCGTCTTCTTTACCAACATTATCAAGGATTACAAATATGGAAAATTTGTTTCGATGTGCTGGGGTTAACACTGACTATAGTAGTATAATTGGTTGGGATGTATCGAGTGTAACAAATATGTCAAATACTTTTAGTTGTTCTAATATGAATGTAGATATTAGTGGTTGGGATGTTTCAAGTGTTACAACTATGAGCTATATGTTTGCGCATAATAGTGTTTTTAATCAACCTTTAAACGGGTGGGGGAGTAAAACCGGAAATGTAACAGATATGAGGGATATGTTTAATTTTACAACTTCATTCAATCAACCCATCGGTAATTGGGATGTTTCAAAAGTAAACTACATGTTAAATATGTTTTCTGTTGCTTCCAGTTTTAATCAAGATATAAGTAGCTGGGATGTTTCCAATGCTAATTACACAATGTGTATGTTTGCCAGCGCGGATTCTTTTAATTACGGTCTAGATCCAGGGGTAGATCCAGCGACTTCTATCAATCCCTTATCTTGGGCACATTTAAAGAAATGTTTTTACGGTGATTTGCTAGTACAATTCGAATCTATAATGGATCAATCTACTGCGAACACATCTACCATATAAAAATGTAAATAGATTTATCCGACCTATTTATCCACCAGGATTTCCTTGGCGACGGTGCGAATGATTTTGTTGTAATTCTTTTGAGCCTTCTCTTTATCTGTATCGCACAAGCTCTGGTCTATCAACTTGGTATATAAATCACTCTTTTTATGATTCGGATCCTTGTATTCCGGGTTGGCTTTCGCCCAAAGTGACATTTGCTTGATATTCTTGTGTTCAATTGCTTTAATGGCTTTTATCATTTGCTGTTTATCTTCATCTTTATGCCAAGTGTCGTTATTCTTGATATGAATCACCTCCCTTTTTAAATCACTACAGTGAATCGGGCGCTTACTTACATCTAATGTATTTAATCCCTTCACCAAAATATTACTAATCCCTCCACAATACCCGAGAGGCCCAAAATTTTCAAAATCAGTCAAGGATAGGGTTAACATTTCCAAGAATTCACTGAGATTCAACGCATCTTTACAGGTCTCATTCAAGAATACATTCAAATTAAACTTATTATTATTTTGAGTTATATTATTGTTTGTAATATTGGTGGTATTTCCCATGTTTTCCTTCATCAATTCAATAATTTGTTTCTGGAATTCCTGGTTTTGTTTCAGTAATTCAACAATGGTTGACTGCATATCCATTTCATTTGTTGTTATCATATCAGTGTCTTCATTGTTTTCTGTATCGTCTTCAGTCACTGATTCATTCTGTTCTTCAGGTAAAATCTCGACATTACACTTTTTTTTATGCTTACATAAGCTTGACATATGTAAATATTCCTTACCACAATCGCATTTATATTGTTTATTAGGGGTAAAATGGGTAAAATTATTAGCATTACCCTCATTTTCATTAGTATTATTAGTCATATTTAACTTGTTACTATGTTTCGCTGTCAATGTATGGCGACCAAAATCCTTTTTGTTATTTGTTATGAAGTTACAAATATCGCAAAAATATTGGGGTTTTTTTGGGTTTTTTAATTTTATAAAATTAGCCTCCATTAGTATATTATACTAATAAAAAAACCCCTAAATCCTTTTCCCCGAAAAATCTAAAAATTATGCTCACAAAATTATGCTGACACACATTTTTCTGTGAAAAATCCAGGAGAGCTTTATGCTGTAAAACAGCCTAAAAAACAGTGTTTTTAACATGAATCCCTGGGATTTTCAAAAATGGACATACCAAAAATGTCCATTTTTAGTTTTTCCATTTACTTTAGTCTTGAAATCTGGATTTTTTAGGATATAGATTTTTCGTAAATACTATTAATATTTGTATAATTTATATATATTTTGTATTGTAGAAAATTTGGGTTATTGTATAGTAAAATATATTCTGTTTAAAACAAGTTATAGAAATATTTTGGATTTATAATATATAGTTATATATAGTATAATGAGTTCTAATGTAGATAACCAATGTAATGAATTAAAAGAGTTAGTTAATCAAGTAATTGATGTATTATTGTCATTGAGTTTGCCAAGTAATTATAGTGATATCTTTTCTCAGGATGTATTGTATAATATCATAATTCCTTTATTTAAAAAATATATTGTTAATGGGTGTAATGAACAAGATAAAGTTGAAATGTTAAATTTTTTTAAAAAATTAACAGAAACAGATAAGTACTGGGCTTCTCCAATTGAAATAGAGACTACACAAGAAATATTGAAAAAAACGAATATAAACCTTATATTGTTAAACTCAATTAGTGATAATGATACACAAAATATAATAGTTTCACTTAACTGTAATAAACATAATATTTATTTATTAAACATAAATTATAGTCATTATAATTGGTTTCAAAAAAGTGATACTGGCGGTTATATTCAAACAGATGTAAGTGGAGACGGAAATTGTTTTTATTACGCTTTATATAATGCTTTAAAACAATATTTTAAATTATGTCGTCAAACAACAGAAGTACAAAAATTTAATCAAGAACATCCAACTCAAAATGATTTTAATAGTAAATGGAGAATTTTCATAGCAAATAGTCGTGAATTTGAAAATATTGTTAGTAATATAATTACACCATTGTGTGAATATAATAAAACAGCGATAATTGATATAATGAACCAATATAATTGTTATAAAGAAGAACATGGTATAAATGATATAAATAATGATATCGCAAGTTTGAGTAAAGAAATAAATAACATAAAAACAGAAATAACAAAAATTCCCAAAGGAAATTATAAAAATGATATTTTAGTGAGATTTGAAAAATTAATAAAAGAGTTTAATGATTTTAAAAAGACATATGGTTATGACTCTGGTGCGACTTCAAGGACTGTTCCAGGTGAGACACCGGTTGAAACCTCAGATAATAACGCCGGATATGTACCTCCTGTAAAGAATACCGATACCGATAATAAGATAGTTTCTATTTTAAAAAAACAAGGTAACGAATCTAATGCTGAACCAGGATCTAAACCAGGATCCAAACCTGAATTAACCAAATCTATATTAAAACAAGTTCCAAAATTCAATTATCCGGTAGACAATACACCAATAACAGTTCCCAATACATTAGTCATATATTTAATAACAAATGTCCCAGGATTTCAAAAAATCAGATTTATGCCGTACATGGTCGAGCCAAAATTAAATAAATATGTAGATACTGTTTATTTTGATCCAATCATACCATTAAATTTCGATGTTATTAAAAAAACACCTCGCCAATTGGAAAAAACGCAATTTTTCGACAAGGGACTCTTTTTTACCTTGAAAAATCGAACACTCACAGATTTTTGGAGATCAAAACCAGTAAAAAAAACAGACGAAACGATCGAAAAACAATTAGAAAAAGCCAAAAACAATGGAACAATTGAACATAATATTCGAAGTACGATAAATACCCTGTTTAAAGAAAATTCAGTCATTTATTTGAATAATAAACCATATACTATATATTCATGTAAAACGACGCCAGGTGATTGGAAAATTGACACCAATACGAATTTACCTGGATTTTTATCAACTGGACAATATTATGGACCATATTCAAATTATCAAGGAGGACCGGCATCACCGAATGCTTTGAATAGACATCCCATGGAACAATTTAGACAACCTACGATTTATATTACAAACAATACGGCGAATCAATCATCGCCATTACAAATACAAAATGCCGAAAAACAATTAAGTAGTATTCCGAGAAATTTAATTGCGGGTCCAACGCTTAATGAAAAAGAATTTTCGAATATTCCAACAATACATCAACTCGAGTGGAAATTATTACCCGCAACAAATAAACCACCCATCACCACAATTCCAGTTGAATATAAAGAATTGGAAAGAAATAGATATAACCCAAATTTACCGCAAATATTACCAGCGACACCTCAAAATAATCCATTATTGTTACCAAATGGAGTGTATAATATGCCAAAACCAGATTCAGGGTCAAAGGCAATCGAAAATTCGCCATATCAAAGCATCCAACAAAAACAACTACAAAACCAAGAACCGAATAATAATCTTAGAATAACGAATGAGATTGGAACAATGAATCCGGATAGAAAAAGAATTTCAATTGATGAAGGAAAAAACAAGACCCTCTACATTGAAAACAACAACCGTAATTTAATTCCAGTAAATCCTTCTATCAATAATCAAAAATTAATAGAACAACGTGGAGGTGCTGAATCGAAAGAACAACAAAATATAAAAAATTTTTTTATGAATTTTTACAACCAAATCAATATTTTGTATAGAAACATGACCGATGAAAACAAACATTTTTTTGAATATATTTTGAATAATAATGATCAAATAGTTGAATGTGGAAATTTACCAGATAATTTGAGAATAAAAGATTATTGTTGTAATTCAACTGCTACAAATAGTAGTAGTGGTACGAATTTAAATAATATATTTATACAACCAGCTACTATAGAAAATAGTTTTTTTGATTGTATATCAGCAGGAATTGACGAATATAATAATGAAAATAAAGAAAATAAAATAAACTGTTATAAAATCGAAAAACAAAATACGGAGGCAACCCCCGAAATCCTTGTAAGTGGTGGTAGTAAGGCTGAATATAATAATGTTGCGGTAATTGATAAGAGATTAGATAATAATTATAATAATCAATCTCCTGCTATTAAAATAAAAATGGCGGTATTTATATATTTCCAAGATCATCCAGATGAATATAATGATTACATAAATACTTTTAAAGATAATAATGGTAAAAACATTCATGAAATATGTGATAAAATGAATGATTTATTTGAAAAAATGATTGATAAAAATAAAAATGAAGTGTCTATACCAAATGATGATGATGAATATAAAAAGAAATTACAAGAATTATATAATGATCAAGATGTTTCAATAAAAACCCCATTATTGGGAATTAATATACCCACATTTGAAAAATATCGAACATATGATGTTAATAAACAAAAAAGACCTTTTGAAATAATAGAAATGTATGATGATAAAGACGGTACATTTCTTGAACATATAAGAGACACTGATTTTTTAGTAAATGATAAAATAATTGAAATTATTCGAAAAAAATATGGTATGAAAGTAATCATTATTGAAAAAATTTCAAAAAATAATAGTTACCATATAAAAAACCGGGATATTATATTAAAACCAGGAGATAATAGTTATTATCCGCCTTGGAATAAATACATGTTTCTTTTATTGGATGATACCAATGGACATTATGATTTGTTAAATTTTGTAACAAGAAAATCATATTGGTGTTATATAAAAGATGGTATTAAAATGACACCAACTACTATATTTTCAAAAGAAGAACAAAACTATATTTGGAATGTTCCTCCGGTTTATATTATTTATTTAATGTTTGTTACATGTTATCTTCCCAAATTAATTGTTCAATCAAAAATACCAGACTTTATCAAAAATATAGATTTATTCAGGGATGATTATATTATTTTTAGTAATGTATTTGATAAAATAAAGAATGTTTCCGTTGATGAAGAAGAATTAAAGAAAGATTTAAACAACATTGAAAACAAAGAAAAAGATATAAAGAATCAAATAAAAACATTAACAACAAATTTAGAAACTATTGAAGATGAATATGGTCAAGAGTACAATAAGTATGTTAAGAATACTCAAGATAAATATTTGAATGAAATAATAGCAAATAATCCAACCATTGAAAAAAAAATAAATAAAGAGTTTAATACCACAAATAAAGGACCAAATTTTCTAGATAAGTTGACTGATTTTTTTAACAAATATTTAGGAAAGAATTATGGTAATGATTTTTATGTAAAAGAAATTGACAAGTTTCAAGATCATATAGATGAACTTGATAAGATTCGTGATGATGAAATTAAATTTAAAAGAAGGCGTGAAATAGCTGATGAAATAAAACCTTTGAACATGAATATAAAATATTTGAATGATGAAAAGGCTAAATTAAATGCTAAAAAAGAAAATATAGATTTTATAAATAATACTTTTATAAAGAGTTATAATTCATCAAATAATACAGATATAAATGTGGATGTCATAAAGGGTAATATAAAGAAAGTGAATGATAAAATAATACAAAAGAAAAAAGCAGATGAAGATCCAGATGATGGTTCTGGTACAAGTGTTCCAGTATCTGGTGATGGTTCTGGTATTCCTCCGGGTGCCGGCTCTGGTCCAAGTGTTCCAGATTCTGGTTCTGGCGATGGTCCAATAATTGATAAAGAAGCCCCACCACCAGAAGTACCTCCACCACCACTCGATGAACTTGATATACTGAATGATAAATTAAAAAATGATATCATTGGTGCTTGGAAAGAGGTGTCTTATGACAAAGATCCTAGTAAAAAATACTGGTGGAATGAAATTACCAATGAAACTACAAGTATAGGTGCTCCACAACCAACCGGATTAACCGCAACAACCCCAAAACCAGGATTTATGAGTTATGATAGTCAGCTCAAGGAAAATTCCAAAACAAGTTTCATTGTTTTTGTAAATCTGGTCTTGTATCCAGGAACAAGTATTCCTGCGAATGAAAAGAAAAAATTAGCGTGTTATTTGAATTATGAAGAAATTCGCAGAAGTTATGCGGAATTATGGAACAATGAATATATACCTATTCCGATGAATGATCCTAGTTATTACAAATTGGATAATGAAAATAAAAATGCTCAAGCAAAACAAAGACAAAATCTTTCCTCTAATTCTCTAAAGAATACGAATACAACCAGACGAGTCTCTTTTGATACAAGATCACCTCAACGAATTCAAGGTGGAAAAAACAAAACAAAACGTAATCATAAATAATTTTTATTTTAATAAATAAAAACGAATAATACACATATTGGTTTTTATTTCATTTTATTTCATTTCATCTTGAAAAGTCATTAACGCATTTTTTTGCTGCTGCATTTGTTTTTCTTTACTCGCTTTTGCTAAAATCGCCATAGCATTATCCAATTCTTCTTTACTAACAATGCCGTCTTTATTTGTATCAATCATATCTTTTAACAAACGGTATTCATGTGGGACAATACAGAAACTACTTTCCTCATTGAATAAATGATCCGTTAATATAATTAAAACCGCGGTTAAACCAAGTGCCACATAGATGTTACGACTACCCATCCACGCCAACACGAAAATCATAATCTGCCGAGTCACCGATAATTTCAAATATTCCGCTGACGATTTGCTTAATTCAATCGTCACATATTTTGAACCTAAATTCATCATAATAATCATAATACCAGAAAACACCTGACTACTGTTTACCAACATGATGTTGTTGTGTAAAAAATTCGCAATCCTCTGAAATATAGTCGCATTTTTGGGTAAAGGCGTCGATTGCGCCGCAGCAGCAGGATTCGGCATCAGGGGATTTCCTGGTGGCGGCGTAACTCCTGTTGGAGAAGTAACTGTCGCAACAGGAACAATATTTTTTAATGATGATTTATTTTTTTTACTTGTTTTTGTCTTAATTGTCATATATTTAATAAACAAAATATTTTTTAGACAAATTGTAAACCAAGCATTTTTAAACTTTGATTTGTTTTATCTGTAAAATATTCCCTATATTCTTCGGTAGCTATTCGCGCATTTCTTAAATGCGGCCTCACTAATTTTCGAATGCCTGGAGTGAAATTTTCTACATATGTTTCTTGAGTCGTCGAATTCTTAACAAACTTGAGTGTTAATAAATATACAATCAAAATCAAAATTACAATTGTAATTCCAGCGCATAATATATATGACTGTTTACGCATCATATATATTTATACAATATTATTCTATTCTATTCTGTCGAATAAATAATTATATTATTCTTCTTGTATCAATTCATATCCCGAAATAGTACCTTCACCGCCCACTGATACGGGCTCTTTGTTTGAATCAAACGCGCTTGATATAGGTAAGGTTTTTGATTCTTTACCTCGCAGAACGGTTTCAGTTGATATCCGGTCAATTCCACTGTTTCTTTTTTTATTAGACATACCTTCGACCACTTGAGTTTCGATATCAGTATTGATATAACTATACTCGAGTTCATCATCACCTTTATAATCATATTCGTTTTCTAAATTATCGGGTTCTTTAATAATGTTGTATTTTTTCTCAGCCGACTTATTTTGTCTTTCTTTAGGAAAAAACCTGGCATACAAAAACAACCCAATGATTATAAAAAAAGCAATAAAGCCTAGTTTCATATTATAGTAAAAAAGTAATCCAAGGAGAATGGTGCTCAACATGAATCCAAATCCTAAATGAAATGAATATAATGAAGCAATTGTCAAAATTATGATAAATACAATAATGAAGGGATAAATCATTTTTTTTATGGACATTTATATTTATATTATATAATTATTTTTTTTAATTTAAGATTGTTTCTCAAATTATTATCTTATTTTTTATTAGGAATGTCTTTAGCAATGTATGCTGCACCATTTAATACTAATGATTATATGGATAAAATAAATGATACGGATACACCTATTGGTAGAAAAAAAAACGCAAATAATAAAACTCAAAAGAGATATTATACACCATCTTCTCCTAAAGACAATAATAACACAGAAAAAATTAATAATATTTTACGAACAATACACAATTTACCAGAACGAAATGATGAAGAATTAGCCGATTTTAATGAATTGTTACCACCTCCAATTTCCGCAGGTGTAGAACAAACGAAAGCTAAGGAAGGTTTTGGAACATCAAATCAATTATCGGCGTTTGTTAGCCCTATAAATAATAACCAACCTGAAACGGATAATAATATTAAATCAATATATTCAAACTTGAATGCTGAAACAAATGACATGTCTTTTGCCTCCGCAACGGATTACGGGCGTTTCATACCGGATTATAATAAAATGTATGGAACAAATGGACCAAAACCTCAACAACAAATATCTGGATTTAGCGGAACCAAAAGTCAAAATGATGTACTTATGGAAAAGTTGAATTATATGATTACCCTTTTGGAACAACAAGAAAGCGACAAGACAAACAATGTCACCGAAGAAGTGATATTATACTCCTTTTTAGGAATCTTTATTATTTTCATTGTTGATTCTTTTGCGCGGGTTGGAAAATATGTGAGGTAATGTCGCGTGGAGGTGACAATAACACAACACAACAAACTAATTCAAAATAAATACTTTATTGGACGGTACAGTTGGATAAATGTAATTATATAAAAAATATGCCGTAGGGCTCACCATCATCGCAGCAGTTTTCATTTTAATATTTTGAATGATAACTCCATTATCAGAAAGATCTTCAATCAGCGCATACCCGAATTTGTTTTCTTCTTTTACCCGCGACAATGTGATTTTCGAAAGCGCCACTTTGAAACCGTGAATGAAAATAGCGGCGTCTTTACAACAATTGACCGAGGCGAAACAGACGAGTGCCATAGTGCCTTTTTTTATGCTGACTGACGCGTCTCGGAAATAATAACAAGATATAACCAGATTGTCTTGAATAATCATGTAGACATAAATGTTTTTTGTTTTGATCAATTCCAGAATATTGGATATTTCGGGGGTAATGCATACTTCATATTTGTTTTCGAGATTGAGTTTCAAAAAATCGACTAAATGGTGAATGTTGGTGGGGCCGCATTCGACCAATTCTAGACTACTGCCGCCGGGCAAATCACTGGGGACGCACCATTTCTCCATAGAGAATCCGTAAGTGTTATATACACAAAGCGGAACAATTCCGGTGAGCTCATTTTCTCTCTTGAACAAAGAAACAGAAATGGATTTATTGAAATATCTTTGATTATATTCATGTGTTTGTATGATTTGAGGAGCTATTCCTTTTTTCCGGTAATTAGAGTCGACACACAAATGGTCGACATAATAGAGGTCAAAATTGGTTTTGTAGGAGGGTTTATTGAAATAAATATGGAGGGGGCGGGTGGTCATGACAGCGACGATTTTATCGTCAACCAGGGTTGTTGCCTGTTTGGCGTCATACAAGTAATTCGGTTCTTCATAATAGCTCAAAAAACAGGGGGCGTTGTGACCAATCAGATAGGGCACAATATTTTCTTTGGTCGGAATATACATGTTCTCTCCATTTTTCAAAAAATGATGGCGAATTAGATTGACAAAAGAGGTCATCGTTTGATCATTTATTTTTGAAAATTCCAGGGTTTTGATTTGATAAAAATTACAATATTTGTTCTTTTCCGGAAGTTCTTTCATGATTACCCCATAACGGTAAAAAAAATAGTGAAAATCATAGACATGGTATACTGGTTGTAGTGTCCAGAAACGATACTTGATTTTAATATACATGGCAATGATAAGCAAGACTAAAAACAAAATCAGAAATACATAAGGAATCACAGGTGTCAAATACAAATACCACATTATGGAAATAATTTATTATAATAATATTTATTTTTATAATAATTCTAGTTATAAAACGTAGTTGAAGAGAGAAAAACCAAATTACTAATCCCTAATCCCTATATTGCGCGTTTAATTGGGTTTCACCAAGACAAACAAATATTGGTATTCATAACCGGCGCGAATCAGGTCAATCTTGCTTTGTACAATAAAACCGGCTTGTTTGGCGATTTCTAAAATATCCTGATAAGGCTCCATATACAATTGATGTTCTTGTTTACGGAATACCTTATCGTCACTCTTATTTTTAAAGGTTTCGACAAATTTCGCACTATTTTCTTCGTCATTTAGTTGAAATTCAGACTGATATTTGAAATCGTCAAAAGTGACTTTACTGTTGGTAATGCGTTTTTCAGCATATCTTTGTGGTGTAAGCAATAACAAAGGATTTGCCGCTGGAATAATGGTGTCAAACATGTATTTATCAACCAAATGTATCACCAAGTATCCGCCACCCATTAACCATTTCATACAATTCCTAAAAAACTGTAATTTGTCTGGAATATAGTAGATGGTGAAATAAAGACACAAAATGTGAGTAAATGATTGGGGATTGAAAATCATGGCATTATTCACGTCACCTTGTAAAAAATTCAAATCTGGATACAATTCTTTTGCTTTGTTTACCATCGTTTCCGATTTATCAACTCCAACTACTTTAAAATTCTTTTCTGCTAAAGCAGCCACGTGGTGACCCGTTGCTGATCCGATGTCTAAGATTACGCTTTTCTCATCGGGTTTTGTATTATTGATGATTTTGTCAATTTCAAATTCATTTTTAACATCACTGTATAGTAACTGATCATATATGTTTACATAAAAATCGTCATAAATTTCACTTACACCGTCTTTAAAGGTGAATTCTTGACGAGTAACTGTAAATCCTTCTGTACGATTATTTTTATACATGGTGTAAAGAATAATGATGATGGCAAAAATGACTAAAACCTTTCCCCAGTTGGAAAGTTTATAATAAGTATTTGAAACGGAACTAACGCCTTTACTTAATGTTTTCAATATTTTCATTTTCTCTTATATGTATTATTGTTATTTTTTTTGTTTAAATATACAATATAAAATATAAACAAAAATGTCGGATTATTCAGAAATTAATGATTTAAGAGAACAAAAGGAATTCAAAGGGATTACTTTTTCCGGCTATAAGAAAACCGAGGCGCGCAAAGAATTATTAAATAATTTGATTCATACTAAAATAGAACAAGCATGTTATTGGTCAGCGGAGTTCGTATGCGCCGGCCATTTTAGCGATTTATGGGAGCTAATCCTCTTTTTTTACAGTAAATATATTCATTTAGGAAATCCTAAACTTGCCATATATTTAGAATTGCGAATCAACAATTTCAAAGAGATTATAGTTGCGGGATATTTAGGCAATGAAATCAAATTACGCAACAATGAAAAAATCCGTAAATTATTTTGCGAAATTGTTTGTATGCTGTGTAATGCGAAACGAAAGCACAGTTTTGATGAAATAAAAATAAAAAAAGAAGATTTTGACATGACCCAAATGACCGACCGTTTCAAAGCACCCAATGTGAATTATGCGCAGGCGATTATTCAAAAAGAAGATCCTAAAGAGTTATATATCGCAATGAATGAATTAGCCTATAATTTATCCAAAGATGGTAAAAATATAATAAATGCGTGTTATTGGTTTGAATGGATCACCGAATACGAGACCATTTGTATAAACAAAAAAGAAAAATGTAAATGTGAAAGACGACAGGAAATGCCAGTAGATGCCAAGTCTCAATTAGATATTGTGTGGATTATTTGGGACATTATATTAAAAGAGTCTGTGAATCATAACAAAATGATACAAAAAATTATAAAATCATTATTGACCTTGTTTTCATTGAAATACACACATTCTTGTAATAAACGGCGAAAAAACATTATTTATTTTGCCATGTCGTTATTGAGCGAGACGGTAAATGTAGAGGAGGACCTGGTGAAAGACAAGGATCAAGTGGCGGGAATCGTATCAAAAATTGACAATATATACAAACAAATTAAGAAAAATGAACAAGCACCAAAAACCGATTATTTATTTGCGAATTTAAACAAGTCGAATTTAGACAAAACGATTGAAAAGTTGGAAAAAATGAATGCGTTTGGAGAGACTTTTATTCCTCGCTTGTAGAAATTTCCAGATTATCTATGATTAAAATATAGTTATAATATATGCCCCGCACTCGTCGTAATCGTAATCGTGGATCCAAAACCTGTAAAAATATGAATCTAAAGTTTGAACAAAATATTGTAATGAAGTTTTTAGAAGTGCTAAATACAGTGAAATTATATCATTGGAAGACTCATAGTTATGCCGCACATAAAGCAACGGATGAATTGTATTCAAAATTAAATGAAAATATTGATCATTTCATAGAGGTACTTTTAGGAAAATGCGGTAATCGTATAAGTTTAGAACATGTAAAACATATTTCGTTGAAAGATTTTAATCATGAAAATCAAATGATGAGAGAAATGATGGATTTCAAATCCTTTTTAGTGGGGTGTGATACTCAATTGAAACAAATGGGCGGTATGACCAATAGTGATTTGTTAAATATAAGGGATGAAATGCTTTCGAATGTGAATCAGTTCTTGTATTTAATGACATTCAAATAAGTTGGATTATAAAAAAATGTGTATATAATAAAAATTTAATATATTTATTTTTATTATAGTGAATAAAATGAGTAATCTTAGTACGAATTCAATCATTACAAACCCAATTTCTGAATCATTAAATAAAAAAAGTTTTCTTATAGAAAACCCTTTAAATGATGATTTTCCATCGGATAAATCCTCAAAAATGAGTTGGACGACGATTATTTTAGGAATAATTATTATAGGTTTTATTGTATTTATAACTTATAAATATTATAGTGGAGGTGAAAATATTTACGAGAATATATATTTAAAAATAAAAGATTTAATTGAATCTATTAAAAACTGGTTTCAATCTAAAGTCGCCTCTATAAAAAGTGAACCAAGTAAAATAGAAAAACATATGGAAAACGATCATGGTGTTGAATTTCAAGAAACCGCAGCATCTGAAGATAGAAATATTCAACCTCAAGTTCAAGCTCAAGCTCAAGATCAACCATCGCAAAATGAAACAAATAAGAGTGATCTAAACCAGGCGCTCAACCAAGCAACACCAAATTATACGCCACATGAACCAGGTTATTATGCGGATGATTCATATAGTAGTATACAAAAAAGCAAATCATCCAGTAAATCGGGATGGTGTTATATAGGCGAAGATCGCGGATTTAGGAGTTGTATTAGTGTTGGCGATAATGATACATGCATGTCAGGGGATATTTTTCCAACCAGTGATATATGTGTAAACCCTAATTTGCGTTTATAATTTCTGATTACGCTGGAAAAATGAGTTTCGCTCCTTGAGGCCATTTGTCTCCGGCTGTTCCATAAGTGCGTTTTACACGAGGATAATAAGTAGGTAATGCGCTATTATAACATAATGTGGCAGTAGTCGGTCCGGGAACATCAGACGCAGAAACAGGATTACAATTCGAACTTGGTTTGTTTACTTTATAGACTTGACCAGTACATTGGTTTTCAGTAACATTACAGACCAAGCTACCTCCATCAGGGATCACTATCGTAGCATTTAAATCAGGAGTTAAATCGATCGCAGTACAAAAAACACCGTCTGCTGTAATAACATTACCACTGGCAGTTACTGGATTTATAATAATTTCAGTATAATTCACTCTTTTCAGACTTTTGATATTGGGATTTGTATAGGTATCTGTTTGAGTCGCCCAACTGGTTGTTCGATTGGTCCACATGCCTCGCGCCATTTGCGCATACACTTGTTTTTTAGTAAGATTCGCGCTGTTTTTTTTGTATTGTAATATGTTACCTTTGTATAATACCAAATTTTCTTCGGCAAGTTTTTTACTATTAAAAATGGTTCCGGGTGATTGTGTATTATATACGCATCGATTTTCAAAACGATACCATTCTTTTGTTGGAACTGGATTATAATTTTTTCCTAAACAAGACATATTTATATTTATTTGATACAATAAATATAGATTATTCCCTATTATTCCCTATTATTCCCTATTATTCCCAATAATTCTAATTAGATCCATAAAAATACCATCTCAATGATAAATAGTCTGCGGTTCTTAATAACAAAGACGCTGAATTTGAACTACTAATTGTCAAATTTGGTCCCATGGTGCTTAAACCGTAGATTTCATTCAAGCCGATAGAATAATCATAATAACGCAAGTCAGACAAATTACCATCGAATCCTCCATTCATAGCAACAAAAACATCTCCATAATTTTGTTTTGGAACACCATTCAAGTTGATACTTTTAGTGATTGTTCCATTAATATATACATCTAGGATTTTGTCACGACAACGAAGGATCACATTTACCCATTTTCCGATTGGAATATCATTTATGGTAATCTCTTCCTGAATAGTATCATATGTATTCATGACAACCAATAAATCATTGGTGTTTGGATAAATATACATACCTGGCGCGTTATTCGGGAAATATAAACCGTTATTTTTCAGATCTATATTATTTCCTTTACTAAATATGTGTTTATATACGCCCTCCTTATATGTTAAATCATTTATAAAAATCCATACAGACCAAGAAAATTCAATGCCGCTTGGACTATTAATTGATCGATTAATAATAATGGATCCGTTGGATGATGGATTTTGAGGTATGGTAATTGCGGTTTTTTTAGCATCAATCATTCCGTTTACTAATATTGGATTATTATTTATATGTGTTAAAATTCGTTTTAATATGCTCATTGAAATTTTTAATAGAATGATAAAGACAAAGATAACTAACATTAAAAAAGAAAAACGCGCAATTAAACTACTTGAATTTAAAAAATCTTTGATACCACTTCCTCTTCCGGCTTTATCAGAAAATGGGTTCCATGGTGATGAATTTTGTGGATTGTTCATTTTGTCTTATATATATATTATAAAAGAAAAAGCTATTATTACTAAATAAAAAATTATTTTATAAAACTATTTCGACGGTGTAAGTTGAGTGATTTATCCACTAATTGTATAAGAGCTTGTTTCTGTACCACTACTATCAACTGTAGAAAATTTAATTTTAATATTTGATCCAAAAACACTATCCAATATATTCGTGCTATAACCGTCTTCATAAATATTCCATGCTGTTTGAGGATCGGTAGCATTTGGGTAGTATTCAAATTTTGATGTCCATCCTGAAAATCCTCCTGCTGGAGTAACATAAGCATTTGAATCACCATTTATTTTTGCGGTTCCTGGTAACAAGCATGTATTTACCAATTTACCATCTAAATAAATGTCTAAAGTTCTTCCATATACACTAATTAATAAATTACACCAGGCTTGTATTGGTATATTGGATACTTTACATGTATGTGTTGTCTCGGTTGTTCCTGAAAATACATTTAATCCTACTTCTAAATTATTTTCGATTTCACCAAAAGTTACAATTGGGCATGGTTTGGTTATTCCTGTCGTAGATGAATCGCCTCTTCCAAACAATATTTTTTTCTCTCCATTTTTGTAATTCCAATCATCTATATAAAACCAAATAGAGTATGTAAAGTTAGAACTGGCAGTCAATTTGGCGGCTTCAATTGTCTGCATTGTTGTTCCGGCTACAATAGTTGTTTTAACGCCTGTTGCGGAATATACATAATTTAATATAAAATATAAAAATACAATCAATATGATTATAAAAAGAATAACTTTAAAATCCATAATATATACTATAATAGAAATTATATTTTATTTTTATTTTATATTGAAAAATATACAATATAAAATCACTAAAATACTAAATAAACATTAAATCGCAATTTTATACATTTTGATTATCCTTGTTTGCCGTAAAATACCACTTTAAAGACAAGTAATCTGGATTAAAATTAGAAATATCTTTTGGATCTAATTTCTTGTCAGGAATAATATCATTGTCTGGTAATTCACTATCATCTGGTAAATTTGAGTCATAATCCGGATCACTCACATTAAATGATGAAATTGGTTTTATGGTATATTCCGAAATATTCATAACTGTTTTATTCATTTCGGATACAATTGGGGGTGTCTTGTCTTTTACGGAATTATATAAATAGTAAATTTGTGAAGTTGTTAATGGTTCTTTGAAATAATTCACATTACATACTCGTCCAAAAATACCTTTTTCAGTCCCAACATCTAATGTATCATATTCCATGTATGGAACAATTTTTATATTTGAGTTTATCATTGATCCGTTGTAAAATATATCTAAAGTTCCACCAGTGTAATTAATCATAATATTGTTCCATTTTTGTAGTGGAATATCTTTCTTTTCAAATATGACATCGTATAATTCATCATAACTCTTATTTGCCTTGTCTGTTGGTTGAATGCCATTTTTTAAGACAGTTAAACGCATCGTGTTTAGTCTTACATTATATTCCAAATTAAATTTGTCACCATAATTAATGACGGAAGTATATTTGTTACTAGCTAAATTGATACTTGGATTTTCAGAATCTAGATATAACCAAAAAGAAAGACCATATTGATAGTCAAAATCTTCCTTTCCATGAAGTGTTTGATAACTCGCAAGAGTCGTTTTGTTGCGTATGCTAATTGGGTTATTCACCAATAACATTCCATCTTGAGTTTGTTGACTATATATTAAATATGGGTAAAACACGAAATATACTAAATACATGATGATTACAATAATTAATAATATCAAATTATTTTTAGTTAGTTCATCTTGACTTTTTATTCCAGTAAATAATTTAAAAAACAAACTATACATGCCTTCGATTAGAGGGTAAAATAAACAAGGAATGTAAAAAATACTATTCACGATCAATCTTAATGCTGGACTTTTATTATAAAAATCACTCGAAGTTAATAATCTAAACATGATTCCAAGAATAATCACAATGAAAAAAGCGTTGATTATAAAATTAACAAATCCGCTTCCAGTGTTTGAATATGATGCTAATGTGGTTATAATCCAAATTAATATTGATAAAAAAATGATAAATCCAATGGAATATATCATGGTGGATCTTTTTAGAAAGTTTTTTAAACCATCCGGTATTTGGGCAGGATCGAGTAGGTTATATACCAAAAAAATAAATCCCAATACTAGAATAAGAATAATAAATGTAATAATTTTTCCAGTATTTATTTTGAGATTTGTTCCAAATAAATCATTATAAGATTTCATGGCATAATTGCCAATTTTGGAATTGTAAAGGAGAAACAAAAATACACATAGACAAATGTAAATAATAATCGAACTTATTTTTTTATTTTCTAAAAAAGCACTATTATTATAAAATTTGGTGACAAGATCTTTATAATCAATTGTGTGAAATATATTAAAATATAAAAGAGCACCCCCAATTAATAAAATGAACGGATATAAATATGACGCATTTTTTTTCAATTCGGAATTGGAAAGTTCTGTAAATAAATAAATCAGTATACAAATGAAAATAATGAGAAATAATAGTTTTTTGTTGTAAATGATTGTCCTATATGTGCTTGAAAAAGAGAAAAATAAACTTAATGAAAAAATAGTGATTAAAAAAGCTGTAATAAGTAAAAGTGCCGACTTTTTGTCGCTAATATTTGCGTGTAACCCAATCATTACAAGGATAAATAAGACGATCAATACTAAAAATATATTTTTGAAAGTAGGATTACCAAATATATCATTTAAAGTACAATCCATGTTATTCGCAAAATTTTTTAATTCTTTGCCCAAGTAATTTATACCATTTATAAAAAAATTCATAATTCTGTATAAAAAAATGAATATATACAGTATAAAATCTGTAAATGAACCAAACGCTGTTTTAGAATTTCCAGATAAGTTATTTGTTGATTTATATGTTGATTTATCCATGTTATATTATTATTATATTATTATATTATAAATATTTATAAATATCGTAATAAATATTTATTTACTTACTTAAAGAAATCATTATAAATAATTGTATTCAAGAATGAACAATGACCCATTTATATATACAATCATGACCTATATGGTCGTCTATTTAGGAATTTATATATTATATAATTTATTTTCAAGTGACGATAACATGATTCATTCAAAAAGCTCCGAAAACATGAAAGACGACGATTAAAATTCATTGAGTGGGATGTTTTTACATGTTTTCCATAGCAGTTTTTTTTCCATGACATTCTCTACACAAGGCAATCAAATTTTGAACTTCATTGCTGCCTCCGTGTTCAAGACGGACCACATGATCGACTTCAAACCAGGCACTTAATTGTTGTTTACAGTTTCCACATTTCCAATTTTGACAAGAGGCTACATATTTTTTCTTGGTCTCGCTTACGGAGCGTTTGGTTGCCCTACCAGGAGTACCGGTCGCGCCACCCGATTGTAGTATTTTTCGTTCATAAGGATTTGTCGGATTCGTCGCGTTTAAATTTCCCATGAATGAGCCACCCGCACCTCCGTCGTTATTGTCAATATTTGTGAAATCGATAATCGGTGAAATCATATCCATGGATGATTTATCAATTGGTATGTATTTAATCATATTATTGGCATGTAAAAGAATATTTTTACACTTGGACGGATTTCTTTTCACAAGTAAATAAAAAGAAATGCCCAATATAGCTATAAATGCCATGGTATAATATTTTTTGTACGACATGATAAGTTTCAGGTATTTTCCGTTATGATATGTGTTGAATATAAGAAACGCGGTTATTCCAAATATGACTAATTCTAGTTTCATTATTATACTTATATATTTACTATAAAAAAATATAAGTATACACTGTTTAATTATTGATTTACTGATTTATTGATTTACTGATTTACTCAATTATTTTGTACTATTTCCAGTATTTTTTTTGGTTTTATTCATACTGGCGCTTCTCTTTTTTGTTTTATAACTACTCTTTTTTTTATTAGCAATTAATTGAAATAAATGAGTAAAATCATTTTTTTTATTTTGGTTTTCTTCGTACAATGAATCATTTAATAAGGGATCAATTTCATCCAAAATTTTAACTAAAGTATTAATATCAATGGCTACATCTGCCGAATTTAAGATTAATAAATAGGCCTCTTTAATTTTATCAATTAATTTTAATTGATTTTTTTTGAAATGTGTTATATTATTTTTTGAATTTTTAATGGATATATACTCTACAAAAAACAAATATACCGAAAAAAATCCCCAAATATCAAGGTTTTTTAAATAAACCTCTTTAAAAAATTCGATCTGATGAAATTTACCATTTTTAATATATTTGTCCAATACTTTACTAAGATAATTATATATCTTTTCAATGGTATAATTATATTCCAAAGTATATATTTTTTCGTCATTCTTTTTATTGTTTTTATTATGGTCAATATTCTCATTCTTTTTCAAGATATCGTGATATTCATCTTTGAATATATTTTTAAATGTATAGTTAATTAGTTTTAAATGTTTTGTTTTGCTAATATTAATCGTGTGTAGTATTAATGAACGCATTTCAGACTTGGTTGGATTCGGATGATCTTTTAAAAAATGATCACATACTTGTTTAAATCGTTGGTTTAATAAAATACAAGAAAACGGTACATTAAATTGAATTGGGCGACCTGCCAAAAACTGTGGTATATTTCCTTCACCATTATATATTACGGACAATCCCCAGTCAATAATACGAGTATCGATTTCATTATTTGATTTACCAACCAAAATATTCGATTCTTTAATATCGCCGTGATATACATTATATTGATTCATTTTAAGAATGCCGTTTTTCAATAAACGAATTAATTTATTATTCAATACCTTCATTTTTTGAATATTAAAATTTATTTTATTGACATAATCCTCAATGTCTATACCCCCGTAAGGCATATTTATTCCGAGTAAATCATCTAGTTTATCATTAATGTTTGATTCACTATAATTTTTATTTTCAAGAGTTTTACATTTTTCATTAAAATGTTTCAAATCTTCTTTATTTAATTTTTCAGGGACACACAATGTGATGTTATTCATTAAAAAATAATTATTATAGTCTGGAATGTTTTTTAAAACCCGTTTAAATTTTTTAAATTCTGAAAACTCTTTTTTTGCGTATTTTTTTATCATTAATTTTGTAACATTTTGATTCTGATTTTGAATTTGAATTTCATTCGACTCTTTTATGTTTTTACATTTTAAAGGAGGACGAAATACACAACCATAACCACCGTGACCAAATACTCTTCCACCATGATTCTTTTTTTTCCTTGTGGTTTTTTTTAGGGTTCTCTCCTTAATCATATTTTTAAAATTTTTTGTTGTCATAAATTAATTGTTCTTATAATACAAATATATAATATTTATTGTTATTTATCATTTATTATACAAATATAGAATCATTGCTACAAAAAAGATTACTAAAAATAAATAAATGAGTTTATTTTTTAATCTGTTCATTTCACGATTTTTTATGTCTTTGGGTTTGTATTCTTCATAATATAATTCATAAAATTTATTCAGGGAAATTTTGTTTTTTTCAAGTTTTTCATTTATTTTGTTATGTATAAACCAGACCCAACGAATAAATGAATCTCGTGAATCTAAATAAGGTGTAATTGGATATTGATCAAGTAATTTACTAAATTCGCCAGCAATAGATTCAACAGGTATAAAGATGGGAAGATTTTGTATGAATTCATAATATTTTTTCTTAGTCACACTATTGGGTCTCAATGGATAAGACATGGATATTGTATGGAGAAAAAACCAGTAATGAGGGCCCCATACTTTTGGATCTAATACCATAGTTAAAATAAATTAATATAATAAGATAATTGTTTAAACATATTTTTTTATGAATAGTAATATTAAAAATATATGAATAATAATGTTTGTAACAATTGTGGAAAACCAGGTCATTCTTTTCATCATTGTAAATTACCGATAACCAGTTACGGTATGGTCGTTTTTAGACATAGCCCAAAAGGATTACAGTTTTTAATGATACGCCGAAAAGATAGTTTTGGATATATTGATTTTATTAGAGGAAAATATGTGTGTTATAACATAGAACAAATACAACAAATAATGAATGAAATGTCGGTTATAGAAAAGGAAAGAATCTTAAAAGAACCTTTTGAAAACTTGTGGAAATTAATGTGGGGCGAATGTGGTAAGAATCAATATAAAAATGAAGAAATAATGTCCAAGAAGAAATTTGAAATTATAAAAAATGGAATTTTTTATGATGAAAAAAAAGTTACATTGAATGAAATCATTGAAAATAGTCATACTCGATGGATGGAAACGGAATGGGAATTTCCTAAAGGGAGACGAAATATTCAAGAAAAGGATTTAGATTGCGCTTTAAGAGAATTTGAAGAAGAAACTGGATATTCTAACAAAATGTTGTCTGTTATTGAAAATTTACTGCCTTTTGAGGAAACATTTATTGGTTCAAATCATAAATGTTATAAACATAAATATTATTTAGCTTATATGAATGATAGTGATTGTGAAACATGCCATGAGAATTACCAGAAATCTGAAGTTAGCAAATTAGAGTGGAAAACCATAGACAAATGTTTAGAATCAATCAGACCATATAATTTAGAAAAAAAACGGTTAATTACAAATATAAATAGGGTATTACAAGAATATAGATTATATTCATAATATATAAGAATATACAAGAAATGAATAGTTCTGATTCTGAAAATAATAATAGTAATACAAATTCGATGCCTTCTACTGCGAGCTTAGGTGCGAGTTTAGACGCAAGTATTTCAAAGTCATTACCTGCCCCATTGAAAGAAAAGATTAAATTAGATTTAAAAAATGAATATGATGAAAGTTGTCTCGACGACCCGTATGATAAAGAATGTAATAAATTTTTATTAAAAAAAGAATTAGTGGAAAGTGAGGTGTTGAGAGAAAATCCGGATCAACACCCAAATTTGTATCCAAGTTTGGATGATCCGAATTTTATTATCAAGATTGCCGAAAAGAAGGAGTTTAGAGATAATAGTTATAATGGTGAAATATATGATGTGAAAAAACATTCCGAAATATTGAATAATGCGGACTTTGAATTAGCACCGCATCAAATATTTGTAAAAAATTTCATGTCTTTTAATACACCTTATAACAGTTTGTTATTGTACCAGGGTTTGGGTACCGGCAAAACTTGCACTGCCATTGGGGTTGGCGAAGAAATGCGAGATTATTTAAATCAAATGGGTATTTCCAAAAAAATAATTATTGTCGCATCGCCGAATGTTCAAGATAATTTTCGTTTACAATTGTTTGATGAGAGAAAAATGAAATTAGTGGATGGTCTATGGAATATCCGTTCTTGTACGGGGAATAAGTTATTAAGGGAAATTAATCCCATGAATATGAAAGGATTGACCAAGGAAAAAGTGGTCAGTCAAATCAAAGTGTTGATAAATTCTGCGTATTCATTTATGGGTTATATTGAATTTGCGAATTATATTGAAAAAGTACAACAACTTCAGGTGGATGTGAAAAGCGAAAAAGAGCGAATGCGGAGAAGAAGGCGCAATTTACGCAATGAATTTGATGGGAGATTGATTATTATAGATGAAATTCACAATGTGCGCATGTCGAGCGATTGTGAGAATAAAATAGTGGCGGAGAAATTGTTACAATTGGTTTCATCCGCGGAAAACATGCGTTTGTTGTTATTGTCGGCAACACCCATGTACAATACCTACAAGGAAATCATTTGGTTATTGAATTTGATGAATATGAATGATCGTAGGGCAATAATAGAAATTCGTGATGTTTTTGATGCGGATGGTAACTTTAGAAAAAATGAGGCGGGTGAAGAAATTGGTAAAGAATTATTGATCAGAAAAGCGAATGGTTATATATCTTTTGTGCGAGGAAACAATCCTTATACTTTTCCATTTCGAATTTATCCGTCGACATTTTCGCCCAAACATTCTTTTTTGAATAAAAGTGACATGAAATTGGATGTTATGAAATATCCAAAATATCAAATGAATGGTAAATTAATACAACCTGACAAAATGATGAAATTTTTGGATATTTATTTGACCAAAATTGGTTCATACCAGTCATACGGGTATCGCTATATTATAAATCATTTGCGTAATAAAAAGATTTCAATTACGACGAAAACTGGAGCGGTTCGTAATATGCCAACTTTTGACGAAATGGAAAGTTTTGGTTATAATTTATTAATGTTACCTTTGGATGCGCTCAACATTATATATCCAATTGAGGGTTTAGAAGAAGTCGCAGGAGAAGTTATGAATATTCGTGAATATTCGTCGATTAGCGATGAAAGCAGTGAAGAACCACCTTTGACTGAATACAAAAGAACCAAAAAGAGTAAAACCGCATCATTATCATCATCTAATAATGAAAGTGAAGAATCTGAATCTGAATCGACTAGTGGAAATGAAGAAGAAGATGAATCCGAGACTTTGAATGAAATTGAAATTGTTAAAAAACAATCGGATGAGCCAAGTGTTGCGCCTTTTGATTATAAACCTGTAGAAAAACCGTCGTTAGCCAGTGAGGCGTTGGTTGTATCGTCACAAAATTCTGGCGAGGAATCGTCAAATACAACCCTAGTACCATCTGGTTTATCTGGTTTGAATGAAGAAAAAAATCAGACAACAAATCAGACTACATTTAAAATTCCGAGCGAAAGTAGTGCGTCGTCATCCTCATCATCAGACGCATCATCCTCAAGTATGCGTGGAGGGGTGAGTGATTCATCATCGTCCGCATCATCATCATCATCTTATGAGTCTTCTTCTGAATCTAAATCCTCGTCAGGGTCAAAGAATATATTTATCAATACTTCTGATATAACTGGTGCGGGTGGTTTGAGACGCGTTATGAATTTTGTCGATAGTAAAAAGCCATTTGAAAAGGGATCTTTTGAATATAAACCGAGTATTTTATCCAAGTATGGTGCTCTTTTTTCAGTTGACCAAATAGGTAAGTATAGTTCAAAAATAAAGAATATATGCGAAAGCATCCTTGGTGGAGAAGGTATTATTTTGGTGTATTCGGCAATGTTGGACGGTTCATTGATTCCTGTTGCGTTAGCATTGGAAGAAATGGGGTTTTCGCGATTTAGTAAAACAGGTAAATCCTTGTTTAAAAATCGCCCTAGTGAATTGATCGATTCTCGCACTATGAAACCTCGGCGTAGCGGGGACGATTTTCAACCTGCGCGTTATGCCATGATTACGGGTGATCCCAGATTATCTCCGGATAATGATTATGAAGTAAAGGCGCTCACAAATAGTGATAATATGAATGGAAATCGAGTAAAGGTGGTTTTGATTTCTCGCGCGGGTTCCGAAGGTATTGATTTAAAATGTATCAGACAGGCTCACATCATGGATCCTTGGTATAATATGAACCGTGTTGAACAAATTATTGGGCGTGCGGTGCGTAATTCAAGTCATAAAGAGTTGGAATTCGAAAAAAGAAATGTAGAATTATTCATGTATGGGACGATTTTAGAAGACGAAGAGGAAGAATCCGCGGATTTGTATGTATATCGTGGTGCAGAATATAAGGCAGTACAAATGGGAAAAGTGAGCAGGGTTTTAAAAGAAACCGCGGTTGATTGTATTATTCACCATGATCAGACGAATTTTATAAAAGAGAATTTTGAAAAAATAGAGGAAAATCGTAATATTACACAAATTTTATCGGACGGAAAAGTACTGGAACATTTTAAAATAGGAGATATACCATATTCCGCGGAATGCGATTATATGGAAAGTTGTGATTACAAATGTTATCCGGATAAAGAAAATATAAATGTAAATATGAATTCTTATAATGAATCATTTATTGTTGTAAATTCTGACAAAATAATACAAAAGATAAAGATGTTGATGAGAGAAAGATTTTTTTACAAGAAGCGGGACCTGATTCAATTGATAAATATTCCCAAACCTTATCCGATTGTACAAATCTATGCTGCGTTGACGCAATTGATTGAGGAAGATACAATTACGGATAGATACGGAAGAAACGGTTATTTAGTAAACATTGGGGATTATTATTTGTTTCAACCAAGTGAATTGAAAAATAAAAATATTTCTATTGATGAACGATCTATACCAGTGGATTATAAAAATCAAAAAATTAAATTTGATGTGAAACCATTTATTAAAGGAGCTCAAGATAAGGCAAAACCAAATATAGATAATGTTCAAGAGGTCGATACAGCGGTGTCCAATAAATTAATTTATGAAATGCGCGATAATTATAATATGACAATACATTTTATGCGTGGTGATGAAAAGGTGCCTCGCGGTGACGATAACTGGTATAAACATTGTGGTATTACTTTCAAGAAATTAATCAAGGAAAATATACTTGGCGAGGGCGAAGCTTTGTTGTTACTCATAGAACATATTGTTGATATGCTTATGTTTGATGAAAAGGTTGAATTATTGAATAGTATTTATTCAGCAAATGTAGATGTATTGGATGATTTTGAGATGACTATTAAAAAGTATTTGGACACTAAAATGATTGAAACACGAAATGTGAGTGCAATTATATTGTATACAAGCGTTAAAAAACAAATCATGATTTATGTGGATCGCAAATGGAAACACGCGCAACCTGAAGATGTCATTGAGGTAGAGGCAGCATATGATTCGAAAGCGCCTGTATTAAATATGGCGGATTTGATTGGCTTTATTGATTATGAAAATAAAAATAAATATTTGGTGTTTAAATATAAATATACGACTTTGAAAAGAAACGCGGGGGCGCGATGTGATGAAGCGGGTAAAGATCGTAAAATCAAGATATTGAATGATATATTTGGATTTGACAAATTCAATAAGGAAAATACGAAGGGAATTGTTCAGGCAGAATTGTGTTCGTTACAAGAAATGATGTTTAGAAAGTATGATAAAACTAAAAAAGACGGTAAAACATGGTTTTTTTGTATGGAAAACGCCAAATTGAATAATATTTAATTTATTATATAAATTAAAATTGAAAAACAATTAAAAAAATAGTGTTACAATATAATAAGTATGGCAACTCTTGAACAACCTGCGTTTCAAGAAACACAAACACAGATACAAAAAACGGAAACAACTAAGAAAGTGTTTAAGAAGAAGGAAATAAAACATAGTAGTATTTATACTCGCTCTGTGATTACTCGAAGTGTTGTATTGCCTATTGTTACCATTGGAAAAAATATTAAAGAAACATTAGAAAAAGCCATTGTTATTCATTTTGAAGGAAAATGTATTGTAGAAGGTTATGTGAAAAGTGGGTCATGTAAAATTATAACGCATTCGAGTGGATTAATACAAGGTGTTCAAGTAAAATTCGAAGTGGTATTTGAATGTTATATATGTTCTCCAGTAGAGGGAATGTTAATTCCTTGTGTTGCCCGAAATATTACCAAGGCGGGTATTCGCGCAGAAAGCGACGAAGAGTCGCCATCACCAATCGTGGTGTTTATCATGCGAGACCATAATTATATGAATAAATATTTCACCGGTATCAAAGAAAATGATAAATTTATTGTCCGAGTAATCGGTCAACGTTTTGAATTGAATGATAAATATGTTTCAATTATAGGTGAGGTGGTTGAACCAAAAAAAGATTATACCAGTCGCAAACCTAAATTGGTGATTGAAGATTAAATTATTCTTATCCAAAATAAAAAATTGAAAATTCTTTTTTATTTTGTTCTTTTAGATAAAATAAATAGAAATATTAAAATGACGCATTACGACCCACAATATATTCGATTAGGTGGTCTGGATATCACAAATACGGATTTTGAAAGTCAAGTATCAAACATGAGAAAGGATATCAAAGATGATACACTTGAATTATATATTGGAAACAATAAATTGACTGGTAAAATTTCTCTAAAAGAATTTCCAAATTTGCAATCCATAAGTTGTCAAAATAATGAAATAGAAGAATTCGAAGAACCATTCCCGTATCATTTAAAACGATTGTGTGTTTACAATAATAAATTAAAAAAATTACCAAAACTTCCAGCAAATTTAGAACTATTAACAATGATGAATAATGAAATGGAGGTATTACCCGAATTACCATTGTCTTTAAAATGGTTATTTATTGATGAAAAATATTCAGAATCTATAATACGATTGGATTTTCATAAATTCTCATTTCAAACCAAAAAAAGTTTGGTGTATCTTTTGAATAAACCCGATTTCAAACACGATTTAAGAGCAGACCAACTTGAAGTTATACGCCGTTTCAAAGAACAACAACGCGACATTGCGAATTTTAAAGAGGCACTTTGTTTGAAAAAGAATTATGACGAACTTTGCGCCGAAAATCGCAACAATAACATATTACAGAATTTAACTAAATTATTTGTTGTTATCAATGTCATGGAATTCTTGGGTGAAGATGGCTATAATTACAAATTAACTTTATAATATGATATAAAAATAATAAATTTTATATTGTAATGAATGAGGAAAAATGAAAACAAAAGAAAGAAAAAAACGAAAAAAACAAAAAAAACAAAAAAAACAAAAAAAGAAAAAAAGAAAACAAATTTGTTGACAAATATAAACGTTTTGTTTTTTTCCTCGTTTGTTTTTATTACAAATATAATTACTGCTTACTATAAAAATTACTATATGTATTCATTTTTGTTTACATGTCTTACCATAACATCAATGATAGTTCATACGATTGATAATATTTATACAAATTTGATAGATAAAGTAAGTGTTTTATCAATTGTTACATATGGTTCGTTTGTCTTATGTAATAAATGTATGAATGAAAACGCATGCGTAATAATACCTGTGTGGGTTTTTATTTTATTTTTATTGTGTATATATTTATACATTTACGGATATTGTAATAAAATGTATTGTTTTGATCAAGAAAAATCTATTGCGAGTAAATATCATATGTTACTTCATGTAATAAGCTGTGTAGGTCATCATTTTATTATATTTATGTGATTTTTCATATTTTTTATAATTATAAATAATCATATATTTATATTATAGGATAAAGATATGTGTTTTTCAGAAAGAGCAAGTATCGAATCTTTTTTCTTTGGTATAATCGGTTCATTATTATTGATATCTCTCGGTGGAGTAAATAATAAAATATTTGGTTATTATTTCATCTATGTAAGTTTCATGCAATTCATTGATTTTCTTCTTTGGAGACACCAAATATGCGATGATTATAATCGAATGATTTCATTTTTGGGTATGTTATTGAATCATAGTCAGCCAATAGTTTTAGGAATCCTCATTTTATTATTCAATCCAATACATAAAAATATAATTTATACATTAATGTTGGTATATTTGTGTGCGGTTATTCCATACTCATTACCTTTTGTAACGGATAAAAAATTACAATGTACATTAAAAGGTAAGGAAATCATCTATTATGGAATTGGAACCTTTTACACCTTTTCTCATTTGAAACGCCCATTTTATAAACCAATAATTAAGTTAAATTACAATTCTATTACTATTTTTAGATTTGTAATTACAAAAAAAATATATTTATAATATAAAATGGATAGTTTATTTACATATAGAGATGAAATAGAAGGTAAAGTTGGTATTGGTAGATTACCGAATGATTTACAAGTTATTTTAGATGATATATCAAAAGAATATTATAATATAATTCCTGATAAAAATGTATCTACATATCATACTTGGTATGAAGATATGCCGTCCAACATAAAATATAAAGTTGAACAAATACAAAAAAGTGATTTTTGGAATAAATTATGTGATGGTAGTAAAAAATGCGTAAAAATTAGTGCGAATGAAATGGATGAATTATATTATTCTAATCCTAAAAATAATTTGGATAAAATTAATTTATATGGTGCTTCAAATTATTATATACATAAAGATTGTATTTATAATTTTAATGGAATTAAATTTTATAGAATTATTATTGGGTTGACAGATGGAAACGATAATATTATTACTTATTTTACACACTTAGATATAGGGCATAAAATAAATAAAGGTGATTATTTATTATTTGATTTTGACAAAACAACTCATCAAGTTATAAAAACAAAACAAACTACAAATACACCAAGAATATTATTAAAAATTCATTATATTATTTGTGAAAATTGTAGTCATTCAAAACAATATGTTGAAAATATTAAAAAATTTTATTTGTATTATGAATATATTACAAGAAACGTTATGAATTATGGAACAGAACCTGAAGGATTTTTAAATTTTTTTATTGGATTATTGGTGCAATATTTTTTTCATCCAAATATTCAATATATAATATTATTTATAATATTGATTATTATTATTATTATTAAATTTTTATTCAAAATCAAATTAGTATATAAAAATATATCAAAAATTATAAAATATCTTTTATTATCATTAACAAGTATTTATTTATTAGTAGTAATATTTTATTGGTTAAGATATCAATTATTCGGAATTAGATAAAGACATAATACATGACAAAAGATAAAAAATATTTGTAAATAATATAACGGCGTTATATTATTTATATTGAAGATTGAAAATTGATTTGTTAAATAGTGATATAAATCTGGTAAAAAGTATGAATTCTCATATAAAATGGGCGTTTCAAATGAGAAAAGGTGTAAAATATAAAAAAATGATGTATTATATTTATTTATTTGTAGTGTGTGGAATGTTTATATATGGGCTTACGAATTATAAGATTGGATTATTTGTAGCTTTCATTGCCGTTATAACTTATGCCACCAGTTTTTTAATATACACCCGAAAATACTTGGGCACAATGTGGTGTTATTATACTGGTTTTATTCCCATTATTTCATATTTCATACAGTATTTCATATTTCATACAGTATTACAAAATTATCAAATTGTAAAAAGATTTAAACAAATTTTGTACTATTAATTATAGTATAAGTATGACTGATTTTTTTTGCGTAGAAGAAAATATTTCCGATTCACTTGGTGGTAGTTATATGTTAAACCCCGAGGAACCTGTGTATAATTTAAATTTAGATTTGGTAGAAAATGATATTGCGGATGATGATGATGAAGAAGAACAACCATTTAATGGTCAAGAATTGAACAGTATTCGGGAAAAAATAGAATCCATGCCAAAATTTAATCAAATTGAAGTATTACGAATCTTGAGTGGTTACAAAAATATTACTTTGAATGAAAACAAATATGGTGTTTTGATAAATATGACGGATTTAAAAAAAGAAGTGATTGAAAAATTAAAAGAATATATTAGTTATGTGAATACACAAGAAACGAATCTAAATGAATTTGAATCACGAATACAAGAATACAAAAATATATATTTTGTAAAAGATAATAAAGATAAAGAGATAAAAGATACTAGTAAGACAAATAAAAATAAGAATGTATAATCATAATAATCGCAATAATTATAACAATCGCAATAACAATCGCAATAATTATCAGAACAATAGACAACCTTATAAAACCCCACCACAAAAGACAGATTATAATGATGTAATTAAAAATTTACAAGATTATATGTTATCTAATAAGCTGTTGGTTCAATCGTTGAAATTCAGGGTAGCTAGCGGAAAGAACAAAAAACATCAAATCATGACGAGTAATGAAACCGCACAAGAGAAAAAGGAAATTATTATGAAAAAGGAAAAGGATAAATTTTTTTATCCCTCACAAAAAGATCAGTTATATTGGTGTTTTTTTATTATTAAAAACGGGTTTGACGCCTATGAATATCCCGATATATCCAGTTTTACCAATGAAAAGAAGGAAAAATTTAAATGTGTCGATACTTTGAGACAAAACAAACAAGAATTAAAGGTGAAAAAAATCAAAAATATAAAAGAAGATGTGGAAGACGAGTTGGTGAATCGTGAGCGCATTAGTATGAAGACCTTTATTGCTCTTTGTGTTGCGTCTAGCTTGAATATTTTGTATATTCAAAAACGCAAATGTTTTGAATTGATGTTTGATGAAGAATCGCCAATACATGTGGTTCATGAAATGTCAGACGGTAAATATTGTTATGAGCAATGTGCTACGAAAGAACAAACCGATTATTATCGCAATACATTTTTCAAATGGGAAAGCATTGAAAAGCCGTTAAAAGCGGTGGGGTCATACACATCAGATGAATTAGTCGTATTGTCTGAAAAATTAGGTTTAGAAACAATGAAACCAGGAGGTGGTGATAAAAAGAAAACCAAAAATGAATTGTATGAGCAAATTGTTTTGAATATTTTATAATTTGTGAGTGTTTTTATGGATTTTTATAAAATATTAGATGAATAAAAATATATTTTATAAAAATTGATTATAATATAAAAAATATGTGTTAATATACTATATGACAACAATTGTAGATTCAAATTTAGAAAAACGAAAAACTAGTAAAACAAGTCAAATGGAGGAGAATACGGAAACTATCATGTCAAAGAGTATGACAAAAACGACTTATAAAACTGGTAAATACACCAGCGAGCAAAAGACATCTACGCAATCTCCGCAAGTTCTATTTGAAAAAATGGTTGGAAAATTTATGGAAAACAAGCCGTATGAAAAACAGATTGATATGAATCATGAATTGGAGGTTCGTTTTGGAACTCGAGGAATCAAACCATTGACTAAAATTGATTATAACAATGTGATTCAAAAATTGAAATCTCTAGGATTTTCAAGTGCGAATGAAGAAGGCGCCTATATGCTGCGAATACAGACTGAATTTTTGGATCCGGTTACCGGAACTTTTAAATTATCAAACAATATAAGAACTGAAATTCGCGGGTTTCAAGTGATTCAAGAATATTGTAAGCACAATGATTTGAATAAAATATTAAAATCGGATTATTATTCAGGCAATAATGTTGATTTTCATAAAAAATCTCTTTATAAAACAGAAAAAGAAAGTTATTTTCCGGTGAATTTCGACGATTTCAACTTTAGAGTCTCTTATCAAACAGAGGAACGCATGCGAACTTCAAACCCAATTATTCGGTCGTTGACTGAATCCTGGGAAAAAAGTAAAAAAGTGTTTCGTTTTATTAATCGTGTAAGTTTTTCACACCCAGATATACCTATTGTCGTTGATTTGAGTATTGTCAAAAATTCAACAACGATTATTACCAATAATGGTAGAAAATTTATGAAACCGGTGTATACTAGTGCGGAATCGGGTGTTTTTGAAAATCCTGAGATTTATGAGGTTGAATTGGAGGTAAACAATAGTCAGGTTGGTCCAGGAACACCATATACTACGCCTGCTGTTTTATTGGCAGGAATCAGAAAAGCAATTAAATTTGTTTTAATGGGATTACAAGGAACGAATTATCCAATCTCTTATCCTGAACAAAATGATATTTTACATGAATACATGAAAATGATACATGTGGAAAATTACAATCCAGATAAACGTATTTATACCTCTGATTTTATCGGGCCATCATCAAATACATTACAATTAGAAAATGTGCTTCCCGTAAACAAAAACACTACGAATTTTATAAGTATTTGTAAGGACTATTGTGTGACTGAAAAAGCTGATGGTGAGCGTCATATGATGTATATCTCAAAAAAAGGAAAAATATATTTAATCAATAATCGTATGAAACTTATATTTACTGGTGCCGAAACAGAAAACATAGATACATTTCATTCATTACTGGACGGTGAAATCGTTTTACATGATAAAAACGGTAAATTTATTAATTTGTATGCGGCATTTGATATTTATTTCAAGAATGGACAAGACGTAAGAAAATACGGATTTATTCCCAAATCGGAGGAAGAATTAAAGACAAAATATAGATTACCTATTTTGAGTAATTTGATTAAAGAGTTGAAACCTCATTTTGTGATTACTGGTCAAAGTCAAAATTCAAAAGAAAAAACGGTTAAAAAAGAATTGGGTTTATCTCCTATGAGAATTGAATGTAAAAAATTCTATAGTTCATCTATATCAACCAAGAATAGCAATGGACCGATTACCATATTTAACTTGTGTAAAACTATTATTGAAAAAGAAAAAGAGGGATTGTTTGAATACAATACAGATGGTTTGATCTTTACACCTGAAAATATGGGCGTCGGTGCGAATAAAATCGGCGAGGCTGGTCCGCTCAAAAAGATTACTTGGGATTATTCTTTTAAATGGAAGCCGCCACAATACAATACAATCGACTTTTTGGTAACGACCGAAAAAGAAAACGGTGTTGACCGTGTGACAACCATATTCCAAGAAGGTACAAACACCAATAATACCAACCAATTGAATCAATACAAGACACTTGTCCTTCGTTGTGGATATAATGAACGCAAAGATGGATTTTTAAACCCATATCAAGACATGTTGGAGGATAAAATACCTAGTTTTAACCAGTCTGGTTCAAGACTTGAAAATGAAAAGGAATATTTACCTGTGCGATTTTATCCGACAAGTCCGCCTGATAATATGGCTGGAATATGTAACATTATGCTCGATAAAGACGAGACAGGTGTATACCAAATGTTTACCGAGGAAAGAGAAGTGTTTACCGACAATACGATTGTTGAATTCAGGTATGAAATGGATAACAAATCCACTTGGAGATGGATTCCATTGCGTGTTCGTTATGATAAAACCGAAGAATTGCGCCAAGGAATGCCAAATTTTGGAAACGCGTTTCATGTTGCCAATAGCAATTGGTATTCTATTCATAATCCAGTGACAGAGGAAATGATAAGCACAGGTAATAATATTCCAGCGGAAATCGTTGATGAAGATGTCTACTATAATCGAGCAGGGGTTAGATCTCAATTGACGGTTGGATTACGCGATTTTCATAATTTGTTTGTAAAAAAATCCCTCATCGTCGGCGCATCCAAAAAGGGAAATACATTAATCGATTATGCTTGTGGAAAAGGTGGTGATTTTCCAAAATGGATCAAGGCAAACTTGTCCTTTGTATTTGGAATAGATATTTCAAAAGATAATTTAGAAAATCGTATTGATGGTGCTTGTGCGAGATATTTGAATTACAAGAAAACTATCAAGTCCGTACCAGATGCGTTATTTGTGAATGGAAATAGTGGCGCCAATATAAGATCTGGTGCGGCAATGTTGAATGACAAGGCAATACAAATTACGCGCGCGGTTTTTGGGGATGGTCCAAAAAATGAGGATAAATTGGGTAAGGGTGTTTATAAACAATACGGAAAGGGTGATGATGGTTTCAATGTTTCATCGTGTCAATTTGCTTTACACTATTTCTTTGAAAATCAAGTGACTTTCCAGAATTTCATAAGAAATGTTGCGGAATGTACAAAATTAGGCGGATATTTTATTGGTACTTGTTATGATGGTAAAAGTATATTCAATATGTTGAAAAATAAACAGATGGGTGAAAGTGTGGAAATATATAATGGCGACAATAAAGTATGGGAGGTTAGAAAAGAATATGACGATGCGGATTTCTTGGATGATGTGACCAGTCTTGGATACCAAATAAATGTATATCAAGAGTCGATCAACAAAATGTTTCCCGAATATTTGGTGAATTTTGATTACATGGAGCGAATTATGGAAAACTATGGATTTAAATTAATGACACGCGAAGAGGCAAAAGAACATGGATTACCCAATGGTACGGGTATGTTTAATGAACTATTTGTGTTGATGGAAGAAGAAGTCAAGCGTAATCGTTTGAAACAGAATGAATATGGGGATGCTTTGTCGATGAATTCATACGAGAAAAAAATATCGTTTTTGAATCGTTATTTTATATACAAAAAAATAGCAACTGTAAATTCTGAAAAGATATCCATTGAAATGATAGAAGAAGGTCTTGAAGAAAAACAAAAATCCAAGGGTCGTAGTTCAAAAAAATCGAGTTCAAGTTCATCGAGTAAAAAGACAAAGTCATCCGAAAAGACAAAGTCTTCAACACCATCAAAGTCTACAAAAGCGGCAACCGCAGAAAGAAAAAGCAAAAAGAATGTTACCAGTAAAATTACACAATCTAAACCAAAAATTCGTAAATTAAATAAAGTTTTGATTTTGGATGATACCAATGAGACAATACAAAGCGAACCAGTTACAAATGTGGGTTTAGATTTGGATTTGGAAAAATCGATTATAGAAAAAGAAATGACGGTTAGATCTGATAAAAACACAAACGCGGAAAAAGAAAGATTATTAATAGATCAAACATCTCTTGTTGATAAAAGCGCACTACCAATCGAAACATTACAAGAAGAAGAACCTGAAATGATTACAACAATTGTGAATACGGAAACAAAACCAATGACAACAGAGGTTATTACAAAACCAAGTGAGACAAAAGAATCCAAAAAGTCGTCGATGAAAAAGAAAAAAGTAAAACTTTTAATTGAAGAATAAAAATGAAAATGTAAATGATTCGCTGAATTGACTTAAATGTAAAATAATTATAATATATAATACAATTATTAATAGAATATGAATTATTATATATTACCAAAAAAAAATGAAAAAATATTTATAAATATAAAAACTACAACCGAAAAAAAGTTAGATCCATTTGTATCATCCTCGGTGTACCATTATTTGAATGTTATTTTGACACAAATAGAGGATATTAAAAAAAAAGACAATACGATTAATTATGATTTAATTTATAAGATTTCAAATCCATATGAATTTATATTTTCAAATGTTCCGGGGTTAAAATATTCAGTTAGTAAGCTGAAACCGCTGAACAATATATTTTATGTTTTCATGGAAATACTCGTGAATTTTAATATATTGGATTTTTTTAACAACAGCGAGATAAAAACATTTTTTTATGGAAAAAATATTAGTTCAACCATAGAATGCATGAATATGTTGCGTGAGGATTACAATGATATATACCAGTTTCACAGTGAAATCACCCCAATCACAATTGATGATTTAAATTCGACAGAAAAAAAATCATTTGATTTCATGTTTTTTGAATTTAAAAATTATGTAAATGAAGAACAAACAAACGAATACATCATAACCATGATTCGATGTTTACAAAAAATTTTAATTTACCAAAAGAAAAATGGTATATGTGTAATGAAAATAAATAATTTATTTTATAAACCATTGATTGATATATTGTATATGTTCACGAATTTATATGACAAAATATATATAGTAAAAATGAATACTACAAATATTGTAAATGGTGAGCGAATCATTGTATGTAAAAATTTCATTCAAAACGATGAATATTGGGTTGAACACGATTCAATTAAATATTTGGGGTTAGTCAAAGATTTACAATTACAGCTTGAACATATTAATAAAACCGGGCAAACTGGGCAAATGATTGACTCCATTATAGATAATAAATTACCGTATTATTTTATAAACAAAATAGAAGATTCAAATGTAAACATTGGCCATTCTCAAATAGAACAATTGGATTTAATATTGTATATGATTAAAAATAAAAATCGTGATGAAAAGATTGAAACAATTAAAAAAAACAATATCGTTAAATGTGTTCAATGGTGTGAAAAATACAAAATCCCATATAATAAATGTATCGATAAGATAAATATTTTTTTACCTTGTGTGAATTATATTGCCGAAACAATTGAAGATATTGATAATAAAATACTCCATCAAACAGATTATGAAGACGAAGATGAAATTATTACAAAAATGTTAAGAAACCACGATATGATAAATGACCTTGCGGATCATATTTAACTCCAATTTGTACTGATACCATTATTTGCCACGGTAGGTCCGGTGCTAAGATTTCCCAGGTCTTGAATGGCTTTTGACATGAAGTCATTCGAATTTCTAAAACAAGTCTTTGGATTGTCTTGCTGCTTGTACATGAATGGATAGTATGGATTAGGGACACATTTTGGAGTCTTGGTTTTGTAAATAAGCGGAGTATATGGTTCGCCTCCAGGATTCGCGTATACAGTAGAAAAACCAGCACCTTTTAATATATTGTTTTGATATACATTTTTCTCGATTGTGGTTAATCCAAGTTTCAATGTTCGGGTGCTACTGGATACGCCACCCTGTACAGCAAATTGTGGGTTATTTGGTTTATAGACAACCAATTTACATCCTCGTGGATTACTTGGTCCGTTGAGTGATACACCCAAATAAGGATTTAATATAATATTTTTAAATACTTGATTTGCTTGTTCTGAATTTCCTGATGGTAATGTATTCAAAAAATTCACATATTCCGCGATTGTTTTTATGCTTAAAGTATTGAAATAAGTAATGTCCGAGTCACTCAATGTTCCATCACTATTCATGATTTCATAGGCAAATATAATAAGGTCCGCTTCCGTAAAATCATTTAATCCGGTGTTTGGGTAACAATTCGCAACATATAAATTGGTGCTACTATATGGACTACCTGGTTTCACGAATTTGGTTAAACTTTCAACGGTTGAATTGTTGATAAGATTTTCTGTTCCGGAATAGAAATTGAAAATTCGTTGATTATATGTTTGACAGCGGTTTTCACGATATTGTTGAAGTGTTGTATAATAATTCTTTTTCAAATTTGTGCTTGCTGGACGGACTCTGAGTAATGCTTTTCTTTGTTCATTACAGCAGTTTTGTGGTGTTTGGCAAACAGGAAGTGGATTATTTGTTAAATAATATTCTGGGTAATAATTTGTTACTAAACCAATTCCTTTACAATCGATACAGTCCTTGTCAAGTTGGGCGGTTTCATTGGTTTCATCGATTGGATTTTGTTTTACGGAATATTGTCCAGGGTAATCAATAGTTTGTCTAATTAAGGAAGATGAAGTGGATGACCTTACTTGACGATTTGGGTCGATTTCTACATATTGGCTGGGGTCATTGGGGTTGGTGACAATAAATGGAATGGGTGGATTGGTGGTTGTTCCTTTACGGTATTGCCATTTTTGTGGGCGTGGTAAGCCAAAACCAGTTGGATAGATGTTTGTGGGATCATTATTGGTGAGTGGTCTAATATTACCGGATGTGATTGCGGCAGGATTACTATATAATCCAGAACCTTTCCAGGTTACGTAGCCGCCTACATTTGATCTATTATTATAAGATCCCATTCCTTGTGGGAGAGGAGATGTTAAAGTTGTCATTATTTATATATAAATATATAAAATTTTTCTTTAGATAATATAATATGTTGATTGAAATATTAATAATATTATTTACCATAATTATTTTTTATGAAATCTTTAATGACACTTTTTCTTTTTCAAACCATTCTTTAATGTATGAAAATTTTGAGAATGCGACTGATTTAACAAATCAAAATAATAAAGATGTTGAAAAATTAGAAAAAAATTTTAATGATCGAAAAACAAAATTAGATGATTTTAATAAAAATTTGTCTAAAATAAATCAAAATATTAATCGTTTAAATCAAGTAATGAAATCAAAAGCGGATGTTGGTTTAAGTAAATATGATGAAATTACGGATGGCGTTGATGTAGACATAAATAATACTGAAAATACTTGATTTTTTTGTTTTTATATAAAATATAAAATAATTTTTTATAGATGATATTATATATTCTTTTTCTTTAGAATATATATTATATGTTGACTGAAATATTAATTTTACTATTTATTATCATTATTTTTTATGAAATTTTTAACGATTTTTGTAATCAGTATGAAGGATTTGATACATCATCAAATGACCCAATGGTTTTGTCACAAAAAAATGCCGGTCAAATTTTATTATTAAAAGACCAATACAACTCTCAAACAAAATCAATAAATGATATAAAAGATTATATTACTAAATTATTTGATAATGTAGAAACATTGAATGGTCAAGTAAAGGCTTTAAAATCTAGTAAATAACAAAAATTACAGTGTATATAATATATTTTTCTATTTATATATTATATATTATATTATGGCTAAAAAAAAAGATAATAAAAAAAAAACAACAAACCCGGCACCTAAAGCAGCTCCAAAAGCCGCTCCAAAAGCAAATGTTCAACCCTCTAGTAGTAGTTCTAACAATCTTACAGATATAAATGATTCCCAAAATAGTTTGACTGGAAACGATTACCCATATTGGAAAAACATTAAAAGCCCAGATCAACTCGGTATGTCTGACAAAGGAACATTTGATGTTATGTCAAAGGATATTAACGGGCTGATTGGATATGTTGAATTGCTGGTGAGTGGTAAGAGTAAAGCAAGCGTAACGGGTGGACCTTTAGGGAATAAATATTTTTTAAAAACCGGTGCGAGTTGTTTAGATAACAAAACTAAAAAAGAAGTCGATCGATATATTTACATTAATAATGTACCAAATGGTAATATTCCTTTCATTTCATCTGGCATGGGAACAAATTTTAAAGATTTAAGAGGTTTAATTCCTGGAGCAATGGGTAATCTAAATGCCTTTAATCCAATGACACTTTTACAAGGATTTTCTGAAGGATCAACCCCGACATGTAAAAGTATCACTCTTGAAACAATTGATACAAAGAATAAAAAATCCAAGGAAACCCATTATATTACGGTGGCAGATCTGAAATCAATGGATCCGTGCAATTTTATGGATAAAAAAAACCCAGAAACTAATGCAAAATGTAAAGAATTATTTACAAATATAAGTGATTCCGAATTAAACAGTGATGCGTTGGCTTTACCAAAAGATCCCATTGTCCAAATATATTTTGCTGGGTTGGGATTACTAGGTATTTACATTATTTATAGAATTATGGCAAAAAATAGATGATTTATGGTTAAAAAAATAAATATATTTTTGATTGTTTTTTCAAAAATATATTTTTATTGGGTCAGATTTTATTTTCTCATTTTTCTACCTTCTTTCTTCATGGTTCTTCTTTTTTTTCTACCTCCTTTTTCCGGGTTAATTTCCGAGTTAATTAAACTTGGCGCTGGTTGTCGCACTGGATCGTTGTAACTAAACTCTCTTTTTGTAGGGTTCTCTTGTAAATAGGGTTTTTGTAATCTCGACCTTTGATTATTTATACCACGATTCCTATTAGAAGATACATTCATACTATCATGAACGACCGGATTATTATTAACGATTTCTTCTTTACTAGTTGTGTCTACATTAACAGAATTATCTTTTTTATTTTTATTTGAATCATTAGCAAAAAGAGCCGAAAGACTACGACCTATAACAGAAAAAATTTTATTACGATTATCTATTATATCATAATCAGCCATTTCCTGATTATTTTCTCTCCATTTATTTGTGGGTTTAATTATGTTGATTTCTTTTTCTTCTTTTTCTTTTCCACTTCCTTCTCCCCCCCTTCTAACTCTCCTCGATTTATTCTTAATATTCTTAAAATGACTTTTCCTTTTATTCATGGTTCTTCTTTTTGGAGCCATTTATATATTACGCAAAGAATTTTTTTATTTTCTGGTTTTCTTATTTTTTCTCATTTTTTTCGACTGTTTTTTCGATTTACTATTTTTTTTATTTTTCTTTATACTACGACGACGCCTGGTTTTTCCACCATGATTATTCAAATCAAACTTATTGTAACCATCTGAATTGTCATATTCGTTTTCTACCTCTTCCACACTTTCATATTCAGGTCGTAGAGTAAATTCGCCATTATTTTCGTCAATTTCAACAACAGTATCATCATTTTTTTCTTCTTGTTTATTTACATTATTATCAGTTTGATTGATATTTTGTTGTTGTTGTTGTTCTGTAACATAATTATCCACGATTGGTTTTACTTTATTTTGTTCAACATTTTTATCCTCAATTTTTGGAGGAAAAACATTATTCGAAGTGTTGGAAGTCATTTCACGCGCGGGTGGAGGTGGAGGTGGAGGTGGAGGTGGAGGTGGAGCTTTATTTAGAATATTACCGAAATTTGTGATTTTTGTGTCACTCTTAACTTTTTTTGCTGCGTCATTTACACGTGCCCAATAATTCATATTTTTAAGTGATGATTGTTGTTGTTTCTTTGGCGTTACAGTATTTTGTTCTGTTTCAGTTTCCGGAAGTACTGATTCTGATTTATTAGTAACATCAATAGCCTCGACATTTTCATCAACTATTCCTTTTCCATTATTATTTATTGTAATACCATTAGCCAAACTAGCATCAGGTACTGTAATATCACCAGCATTTTTAGAAGAAACGATTGGTCCTGATACTGATACTGACCTTACAGGAGCATTACCCGTGAGTGTGTTAATGACTTGTCCCGTTACCGCATCCCATACTCGCACGGTCTTATCAAAACTTCCGCTCACTATGTGCTTCCCATCAGGACTAAATGATACTGACGTTACAATATCACTATGACCTGTGAGTGTGTTAATGACTTGTCCTGTTACCGCATTCCATACTCGCACGGTCTTATCACCACCTCCGCTGACTATTCGCAAACCATCAGGACTAAATGATACTGACAATACAGGATCACTATGACCATTGAGCGTGTCGATTAGATATCCCGTTTCCGCATTCCATACTCGCACGGTCTTATCACCACCTCCGCTGACTATTCGCGAACCATCAGGACTAAATGATACTGAGTATACTTCATCACTATTACCCTTGAGTAACTTGATTACTTGTCCCTCTTTCGCATTCCATACTCGCACGGTCTTATCACTACCTCCGCTGACTATTTGCGATCCATCAGGACTAAATGATACTGAGTATACTTCACCATTATTACCAGTAAGTGGCTTGATTAGTTCTTCAGTTTTCACATTCCACACTCGCACGGTATTATCAAAACTTCCGCTGACTATTTGCGACCCATCAGGACTAAATGATACTGACAATACAGGATCAGTATGACCATTGAGCGTGGCGATGACTTCTCCCGTTATCGCATCCCACACTCGCACGGTACCATTTTTAGGTTTACTTGTGTCTAACACATTTCCAATACGTCCACTTCCGCCCACTATTAGCGATCCATCAGGACTAAATGATACTGACCATACAGGATCACTATCATCACCCGTACCCGTGAGTGTGTGGCCCGTGAGTCTGTGGATTACTTGTCCCGTTACCGCATCCCACACTCGCACGGTATTATCCTCACTTCCGCTCACTATGCGCGATAGTGGTCGTTGTTCCGATGTTGAATTCTCCTCTTTTATACTCTCTACACTATTGTCATCAACAATTTTAGCATCAGATCCTGTAATACCTTGAGCGACATCAACATTTTCTACACTAATTTTTTCAGCATCATCAACAGACTTCTCAGGTGTTAAAGCAACAGATGTTGAAGTTATATCATTCTTATTTCCATCAATATTTGTAGTCGTAGGCTTATTCGCGCTACTTGCGTCTCCATATTTTGCAACAACTTTTAAACATCCTCCTCCGTCTAATAAACACACTTCTCCACCTTTCATTTTTCTAGAATATTTTCTTTTTCTATAATATTTTTTTTGCCTCGTTGTTTTTTTATTCTTATTACTTTTATTTTTATTACTATTCTTCTTAACATTGTTTTTTTTCTTATGTTTCAATGTTGTATTCATTTTTACCATATAATATATTATATAATATATAGTAATATAATATAAACCATTTATTATTTTATTATTTTATTATTTATAAAAATCTAAATATAAATTTACATTAACCGAAATAATATAGTCGCTGCTAAACCACCCGCCAATTCAGCAACAATATATGGTATAATTTCAGACGATACCAATTTACCACTAGCAAATAGGGCAAGAGTTACTGCTGGATTGAATGAACCACCAGAAATGGGTCCACCGATTAAAACGATTACTGCTAATGCGGCACCGATCGCTAAATAGTTTCCAGTTGCCAAAATAATGAAAACCAAAAACAAAGTTCCTAAAAATTCAACAATATACTTGTTCATTATATATTGTCTTGATAAAAAAATCTGACGCCCATCCAAAAATTTAATAAGTTTGACTCACAGGGGCACCCCAAGCACAAACACGACCGTTACATAAATTGGTGTTGTAAATAGAACCCTTTTTCGCCGGCGCAACGCATCCCCCCGCTCTAGAAAATTTGAGCGCCGTTTTGACATCATTTCTGTTGTAATTCTTATAGCTCAATAAAGCGTCATTTGGCAATCCTTGTTTAAAAGAACTCTTACCAACCGCAGCGCTTTTCTTTGCCGAAATATACATGGAGGAACATTTGGGAGCATTGTATTTCGTCGATTGAGAGACCAAAAAACTTTGTTGTAATCCAGCCGAATATACACTTGTTGGTGGAAGATTTGACTCCATTTTGGTGCCAGTATTCATGTTATATTGAGTCGTACGGGTTCTTAAATATTGTCGACGCGCGTTTGAAAATTCACTGGCGCCATCCGACGGATAAAACTGTGGGGGATTAGGGTGTCTGCCAGGTAATTCGCCATAATTATGACGAGGCATCATTAATGGTGTCTGATTGGTGCTTAATGGTCCAATCACGGGGGCGCTAACATATCCGCCATAAGGAATGTTGGTATATTGTTTATAGGCTATAGTAGTCATTATGTATATAATACTCTGCGAAAATAATTAATCATATTAATCATAATCATCGCTAAACAATAAATCCGTTGAAGTAACCCTAACCCGACCTTTCTCTCTTCGATACAAAATTATAATTGGAAAATTATAATTAAATTATAAAATTATAAATGTAAAACAATAGATTTAGTATCTTCTCACATGTCTCCAGGCACTTTGGGATGCCGAACTTAGGTCGCCACCATAAGATGCGTCATTGTAATTCTTGTTGACTGCTTTTTGTTTCATAAAACGAGTGTAATCTGAACTGTCATATACATATTTTACGTTACATGATGCTGGTTCGATTCCAGAATCATCGCAACGACTTTGGATATGACCAAAATGTGTTTTCAAACCATGTAAGTTTGGACGACTTTGAAATGTTTGACATGGTCCTCCGCATGAATAATATGGACGACTCAACAAATCACCTGCGTTGTTAATTGCTCTAAATGGAGTAATGATTGATTTTTGGTTATTCACCTTTTGCGCATAATTGGTGTTCCATGCGTTTTTTAAGGTGAATCTGGTTTCGGCAAATTCATTATTGTTGTTCGTAGTAATAAGTGCTTGTGGAATAAATCCAGGTAATCCACCGCCTAATTTACTTCCTGGATATAAATTTACGAAATTCATTAATGAAGATGATGTAAAAGATTGATTCGTATTAAAACTTGCTTGAGATCCGGCTCCTGGCATATATATATCAAATATAAAAAAATACTTGTAAAATAAATTAAAACTCCTAAACAAACACTTTTATTTTTCTCTCAAAATAAATTTTACCAAATACAAAAATTTTGAAAAAAAAAATACAAAAATATAATATATGCGTATTATATGTTTGTTATTATAAAAATACTTATAATAATGCTGACTTTGGCGTCATTGGACTTTTTCTACTTGTACTCTATGCGAACAATTTTTGATAAACAAATTACAGAAATACAAGGATCACCTATATCTCTTGACTTTTTCGCGGGTATATTATGTTATATTGCTCTTGGTTTTGGTCTTTATTATTTTATATTAAGAGAGAAAAAACCTCTGTTGGATGCCTTTCTTTTAGGAATGATTATTAATGCTGTTTATGAAACCACCAGTAAAACATTCTTCAAAAAATGGTCGTATAAAATCGTCGTTTTGGACACCTTATGGGGAGGTATTTTATTCGCCCTGACTACCTTCGTCTTACGGAAGTTCTTCGCCTTTTAGATTTCATTTTACGCGATGATAAATGTTTTTTTCCGCGTTTGGATTTACGCAGTGCTTTTCTGGTTTTCATTTTTCGGCGGCGTCTTTTTCCGCCTTTATCGAATCCTTCTTCTTTTAATTCTGTTTGATTAAATCCCATATCTGTAACATCATCAACATCAATATTAATTTCAGTATTGTTCTCTTCATCTTCCATATCCAACGCGCGAATCACATCATCAAGTACATCATTATTTTCTAGATTTAGTGGATAATTACCTTCTTTATCATCGCCTGGTGTAAAACCAGAAAATACTGTTTTTGTAAGAACTGATGGTGACGCATTTACAATAGTTCCTGCTATTATACCTTCTGCTTTTTGATGTACTCGTTTCATTATCTGATTTTTGTAATTTTGTATTTGCATGTTATATAAATCAGAATAAGACTTATACATTTCACCAGATAGAAGAGGATTTTCAGGTGGTAACTTTGATAATTTTAATGGTTCTAGATAATCATGAATTTCTTCAATTGCTAAATATTTAAGTAACAAATTATAATTATAATGTTCTATATCTTTATCGAGTAATCCTTGTCCATTTAAACATTTTTGAATTATACCAATTAATTCGTTATTTAATCCAGAAAGGATATTAGTGCATGCTAAAAAATATATATATTCAGATTCTCCCATTTTAGTATCATAAAGATGTTTATATATTCTGTTTTGATTTTCATAGAACATTTTTATTTTATCAATATTTGTCCTTTCAAAAGTACATGGATTTTTATTATCTTTATAATTTTGTAGTAATGTTTTATAATCTCCGTCAAACAGTGTAACTGTTTTAATTATCTGATTTGCTTGTTCTTTAGTAATGGTTACCATTCTATAATATATTATTATTATATTATTATTTTTATCAATTCTTCAATAAAAATATTTTTTCTAAATAGAATATATATGTTGTTTGGGAACGCAAATAATTTAGAAGATTTTAAAAAATTTATTTTAGAAAACGGAATTGTGGGAACCGCAGCAGGTGTAACTGTCGGTGTAGCAAGTAAAGATTTAATCTTGTCACTTTCTGGCGATATCATCATGCCCAGCATTATTTTGTTATTACAAAATATGAATTTGAAATCATTGAAAAATTATTTACCTACTGGTAAATCAAAATTAGATTTTGAAAGTTTTTTTAAAAATATAATCAGTTGGATTTTAATTTTGTTATTGTCATATGTATTTGTGAAAGTAACCTTTCGTTATTTACTTGGTATTGAAAAGAAACCAGATGTTGTAAAAGATGATAAAAAAGAAAAGAAATAATATCAGCGTGAAATATAATATATACATAATATATTATATGTCAGAAGCAACAACGGATATTAAAAAAGAACCAAAAAAAAGAGGACCAAAACCTAAAACAGATGCCGAAAAAGAAAAAAAAGAAAGAGAACGAAAACTTAAGAAACAGATCAAAAAAGAAGAAGCCTACGAAGCTAAAAAAACCCCAGCGCTAGAAAAAAATTATAAACAAAAAACGATTTTATATATAACAAACCAATTACGAAAAGATGATCCCGATTATAACGCGATTCATGAACAAGTAGAAAAGAATAATAAAGAAAAACGGAGCGAATTGTACGAATCGTTATTTAAACCAGTCGTGACAACGGTATTACCCATTAAAAAATACAAAACACCCATGGATGAAATCAAAGATGTTATGAAAGTAATCAATGAAGAAGATGAAAAAGAGAAAAAAAAACAAGACAGATTGAAAAAAATGATGGAAGAAGATGAAGAGGATGATTACAAAATGTACGCGCCGATGGTAAGCGTTCCTTATCCTCAAGATATTATTAGTGAACTAATCCAAAAAAGCAATGAACAAAACACCGGTAAAGGCGTTAAAAAAAGAAACACCAAAAAGAATAAAAAAATGTCCAAAAAAAAAGGAAAATCAAAAAGAAACTCTAAAAAAAGAATATAATTTCTTTGGATAATATATGCCAACTAAAAAAAGAAATTATGTAAATATGAATAAATCTAAAAAAACAAAACCAAAAAAAGAAATCATAGGATCAAATGTGTGAATGAAATGCCTGGTGATTTTAAAAATATAACCGCTACAATCGATACAAAAGCATTTAAAAATAATCTAGAATATTTAAGAAAAAAATCCGGAGGCGCCGATGTCATGCCAGTTTTAAAAGCCAACGCATATGGACACGGTATTATTGAAATCGCCAAAATATGTAGAAAACTTGGCGTAAAATATATCGGTGTTGCGACGTTAGGTGAGGCAATTCAAATTAGAAACAGCGGAGACCGGGGTCGTATTTTAGGATGGTTATATGATCTAAATAGTAATCAAGTAAAAGACGCGGTCGCAAAAAATATTGATATCGGTATTTTTGATGAAACACACATACCAATTATTTCGAAATCACTTCCTAAAAATGCGAAAGCAAATATTCATTTGTTTGTTGACACCGGTATTGACCGTAATGGCGTACCACATGAAAAAGCCATAGATGCCGCAAAAGAAATTATAAGTGACCCTAAATTTAATCTGGTTGGTGTCATGTCGCATTTATGTTGTGCTGAAACGAAAAACAACATTCCAACCAAAAATCAATTCAAATTATTCAGAAAATTAAGAAAAGATTTGGCTGATATAAATATCAAACCTGAATTATTCCATATTGCTGCGACAAATGGTATTTTAAATTATGATGTTTCAGATTTTCCAATGGTAAGAAGCGGTGCAGGTTTTTATGGATTAGACGAAAATCAAGATAAAAACCTAATTCCTGCGTTATCATTAACATCTAAAATTGTTCAATTAAAATATATTCCAAAAGGCGCTGGTGTTGGTTATGACAGAAAATATATTGCTCATCACAAAGAATACATTGGTATTGTCCCTATTGGTTATGCCGATTTATTACCATTGATTCCACATGAAAAAATAGATGTAACTGTAAATGGAACAAAAAGAAAGGTGTTGGGTCTTGAAAGTATGGATCAAATTGTTATACAGGCAAAGAAAGAAGATAAAATCGGGGATGAAGTGCGCTTTTTTGGAGATAAAAAAAAGGGATTTACCAGCGCGATTGATTTTGCCGAACCAAGTGGAACAACCCCTTTCAATATTATAACTCATGTAGGTAACAGGGTAAATCGTGTTTATATTTAATGCGTCGTCATCAAACGCGGCGCAATATTCATCGTCATTAATTCTTGAAACAACAATTTACAAGCATAAGGTATTTCCACATAGGAGAAATCCGTACGATTCTCACATGTTCGGCATATATGTATATGCATCTCATCATTGTATGTCGCAATCATTCCACATTTATTACAAGAATAAACATGGTATTTATCCGACGCATCATACATACGACCCTTGGTGAATCTTGACGCACCATGGGATATCATGGCATCTCTTTCCATCTCACCAAAACGGAGTCCACCGTCGCGCGACCTGCCTTCAGCTGGTTGCCGCGTCAAATTCACCATGGGTCCAATCGAACGCGAATGTTGTTTGTCATTCACCATATGTTTCAACCTCTGGTAAAAGATCGGCCCCATGAAAATACTACATTCGTGTTGTTCACCAGTCAATCCATTGTAAAGCAATTCGTTGCCTCGGCTTTCATATCCCAGACGCAACAATTCTTCACAAATCGTATGAATTTCTAATTCACCAAAACTCGTGCCGTCACCAAACAATCCCAGTTGTACCAAAACCTTAGTCATAATTGTTTCTTTCAAATGCGCAATAGTCATACGAGATGGTATCGCATGAGGATTCAATATAATATCCGGTTTAAGACCCGACGCCGTAAAAGGCATGTCTTCTTCTGGTATAATATTACCAATCGTACCCTTTTGTCCACTGCGCGATGAAAACTTGTCACCAATCACCGGTTTTCTCACTGTTCTCAGCCGCACCTTGGCGAAATTATAACCATCACCATTTCGGTCAATATAATTCTTGTCAATATAGGTCTCCTCATCTGTACGGTAAATACGACTTTGGTCTTCATATTTAATCAGTTTGGTATGATCATTACGATTTTCTTTAATCGGAACCACCTTTGAAATAATGACATCGCGATTTTCGACCAATGTATTTTCTGGTATGACTCCGCGATTATTCACCTTACCGTAATTTGCGAATTTCATTCCCTTGGTTTTTGTCGGATCCGGCTTACAACGAATTTCTTCATCACCATTGATTTTTTGTTTGTCTTCGTCTTTTTCAGTATGATAAATCGTCGCTTGGAATAATCCACGATCAATCGATCCCTTATTGAACAACAAGGAATCTTCCTGGTTATAACCCGTGTGTGTCATAATCGCCACCACCACATTGAAACCAGAAGGGATCTTGTTTATTTTAATCATATCCATAATACGCGTATCCACCAAAGGTCGTGCCGGTGTATTCAAAACATACGCGGTTTTATCCATTCTGTTATCAAAATTGGTCACATAAACACCCATTGCCTGTTTTGCCTGCGCACATTGATATGTATTGCGTGGAGATTGGTTGTGTTCCGGAAAAGGAATACATGATGCTAAGACACCAAAGATTGTACTTGGATGAATTTCGCAGTGTGTATGTTTAAACATTTCTTTTTCATCGCCAGTTTCAATCAAATCAGTAGGTTTCATCGCAATCATGCTCCAGGATTGTTCCTCTGGATCAATATATTCAATAATAGATTCGCCAATACTACAATTGGTAATCAAATCATTCCAACCGACTTTTCCCGATTTGATATCATCTATAACGCGTTTCTTGATCAAAATATTATTATCGCGGACACGCAACAATGGTCGTGTCAATCTGCCCGCGTCATTACACACCCGGATTTCGTTGAATTTATAATCAAACACGATTGATGTATATACATTGATAATACCCATGTATTTTTTCTCCTTCAACATTTGATACAGCTCCACGGGATTTTCACTAATGCCGACCCAAGCACCATTGATAAATACTTTTGTTTTTTCATACATCTCGCGCGCAGTCAAATTCTGTACAGGAATAATATTTGGCAATACATAGTCATACAAAGGACCACTGTTGGAATGAATCGTGACATGTGTCATGTAACTTAAATTTTTTACAACACCAACGGATTGCCCCTCAGGGGTTTCTGCGCAGCATAAGAATCCCCATGAGGTATTATGCAGTTTGCGCGGTGGAATTAATTTTCCACTTTTATCAACGGGTGTGGAAATTCTACGCGCATGACTCAAACTCGACACATATGTCAACCGGTTAAGCACCTGTGCGACACCTACCTTGTTACTATTATTCACATGCTTAATACCAAAATCACCTGTTGAAAGAGCTCGTTTAATACCGTTTTCAATCGTGGTTGACTTGATGATTTTATAAATATTGGTCATGTTGATAATATTCAAATAATCATCCGTAGATCGCCATGAACCCGTATTGATTTCTTTAATCACCTGTTTTTCCATATCTTTTACTAATTTGTTGAAATAATTACGAAACAAATTATTCAAAAGAGCACCGGTTAAATCGACGCGTTTATTCAAATACGAATCACGATCGTCTTGTTTCATCAAGTCAAAACTCGTTTTCAAAAGCATATTCGCCGTGTAACCGAGGAAATATATTTTTTGTTCCACAGTTGTACAATGCGGGAATAAATCGTTCGACAAAATATCCGCAGTGAATTCCGCTTTTTTACGAATACCGGTTTCCTTGTCCATGTTAATCGGAGTAAACATGACATAACTGGTGATATACTTGATCGCATCCTCCTTTGTCATACAGGTGTTAGACTCAATGATCGACGCTTGTAACGCCTTTAATAATTCCTTGTTCTTTTCGTCGTCAATATCAAGCAAGATATGTTCGCAAATATCTTTATCAGACAATACGCCCAGCGCTCGAAATACAATAAATAGTGGCAACGGTTGTTTTACGCGCGGTAATTGTAGGTAAAGTGGACAACCAAAGCCGTTGTTTTTTGATGAAATCATCATATTGATTTGTTTCGGCGAAATACATTTAAAATCTGGAACGGATTTCACTTCCGCCATCCAGGTATACTTGGTGTTGTTCTTTGATACATTGAAACAATAGACGCGATTTTCTGCTGCGCGTTCTTGACCCAACACGGTTTTTTCCGATCCGTTGATAATGAAATAACCACCTGCGTCAAATTTACATTCGCCAGTGTGACTATTGTCCACATGTTTGTATTGATTCAAGACGCAAATGTTTGATTTCAACATAATCGGTAATTTCCCAATATGAATTTTGGGGAGATTTTTATAAAAGGTTTGAATATTTTCCAAATTAGGACCATTTCTTACCATAAACTTCAGGTTCATATCAATGGTCATTGCCGAGGCATAAGTGAAATTTCGTAATCGCGCCTCCTGTGGAAACATAAGTTTTGTCGCACCATTATTTTCATGTATTTGCGGGCGATAAATATGGAAATTTTCAAAAGTCACATAAATTTCAAGAGAATATTTTCCACTTTTTGCGTCATAATCTTGTTCCGACGCGATTCTTACTGGATTAAACATCTCAATGGTCTTTTGAATTTGATAAGAAACAAAATTATTATAAGACTCAAGTTGATGACGAATCAATCTATCTAAATGTTGACCCTTAAAATATGTTTCAATAATCGTCCATGGAATTTCAATATATTGATCATTTTTTAAATCAAATACATCGTCCTTTTGTAGTTCCTTTTCTTCGGTTGAGCGAATTTCTTGTTCTTTATTCATGGTAGATATTATTGAAAACATAAGTGGGGTTATAATTTATTTCAATTTATTTTTAAATTGTTTTCATTAATAGTTTATTTATTGCTTTATTTTTATTTACAAAGTCAACATATATTTATTTTATAAAAAACATACCTAAATATAACTTTTGTTATTCAATAAATGTCAAACAAATATTATGATTATTCGCTTTTTTTAGAAAATATAAATAAAAAATACGCGAATATAAACTCACAAAAATCAAATTCAACCACGAATATTGATGAAATCAATAAAAATTATGATTTATACAATTCATTTTATAATTCAAATAAAATATTTCATTATAACTTGAATTTACCTGAGAAAAATGCCGAAAATGTAAATAACCCGAATAATACCCCCGAAGAAACAATCGACCCTGAAAATGAAGACGCCGACAAATATAAACCCGAAACTTATGCGTGTTGTATGAACTATAGTTCAACCCTGTCACTCTTTGAACCATCACCTGTAAACAAACCCACAAGCGAAACAAAAAAGAGAAAAAAACCAGAATTAAAGATTATTATACCTCCATCACCACATGTCATAAAGAAAAAAGTCTCCATAAAAACAAAAATCAACTGCTTGACCGACTTGCTGGATTTAATTGAAAAGTATCCATTACAAGACGATATTGATTACGATATTAATATGACATCACTGAATAAAATAAAAACAGAACTCGTGGATTTGAATCGAATGATTGGCATGAAAGAATTGAAAGAAAATATAGTAGACCAGTTATTGTATTATATACAAGATTTGAGTAAAAATTCCAATGACTATATGCATACGGTCATATATGGTCCTCCTGGTACAGGAAAAACGGAAATCGCCCGCATCATCGGGAAAATATTTGCGAATTTAGGTATATTGAAAAAAGGCGGTTTCAAAAAAGTGACGCGCAGTGATTTAGTCGCGGGTTATTTGGGGCAGACTGCGATAAAAACCAAGGAAGTCATTGAGGAATGCCTCGGCGGAGTCTTGTTTATTGACGAGGCGTATTCTCTGGGAAATAATGAAAAACGCGACAGTTTTTCCAAAGAATGTATCGACACTTTGTGTGAGTCATTAAGTAATTACAAGGACCAATTGATGGTGATTATTGCCGGGTATGAAGAAGAATTGAAAGACTGTTTTTTCACTTATAATCAGGGATTAGAATCGCGTTTTACTTGGAGATTCAAAATAGACAATTACAAACATGATGATTTGTTTCATATTTTTATCAAAAAAATAAAGGATAGTGGATGGACATATGATGAAAAAAATGATAAAATATCCGCAGAATGGTTTGAAAGAAAAATGCCATATTTCAAATTTTACGGGAGAGATGTGGAAAATATGCTTTCCAAGATAAAGGTTTGTCATAGTAGAAGAGTTTTTGGAGATCCAGAGAGTGAAAAAACCAAAATCACTTTTGAGGATTTAGAAAAGGGCTTTGAAATGTTTTTAAAAAATGATGAGGTGAAAAATCGTAAAAACTCACAAGAATTAAACAAAATGTTGATGAGTCTTTATGTTTAGAACTCGTATGTAAAACTCATATTTAGTGATTTTATACGTAAATTTGTATTTCGTAAAAAAAATACGTATAAAATATTAAAAGATTATATGTCGACAAAAAAAATAACTGTAAATCCGGATTTATTTAATACGGGCGGATCAACCAGGAAAAACCGTGGTGAGAAAAAAGCCAAACCGGTTATACCGATTCAAATTAATGAAAATTCTTTGAAAAAAAAATTTTTAAATCGTATTAAAGAGCATAAAAATAAGGAAAAAATCGAAAGTGGAATGAAAAGCGGAGGTAGTGCGCAAAATGAAATTAAAGTGAGGGAGCAAATTGTGAATCAAACCAATGACACCGATGAATTTCGCGATTCACTACAATACTTGTCGTTATTATCAAAAAAGAAAAAAGAAGATGGCGTTAAAAAAAGAAATGCCGCGACATTACAAAACAAAACAGTAAAAAATCCATATTCCCAACCAATGTCAAATATACCGCCTCATGTTGAATTGGAATTGCCTGAAGAATTGAAAGAGCCAATTCATGTGTCAAACGAAACTCCTGTTATGAATTTGAATTTTGACGATAATTATAAAAAGTATTTCAATAAAAATACACCTTTTCAACAAAGACCTTCGCCAAATCCATACCAACCGACACCGGCGTACTCTTCTCCCCCTGCGTACTCTCCTCCCACTGGATATTCTTCTCCCACTGGATATTCTTCTCCCCCAAATCATATACAGAGACCTCCTCAACAGTTGAATTCTTTAAAAATAGAAAACGACCCGCCATATGGTTGTTTGAAAAACGCAAATAAACCAACATATCGTAATTGGGTAAAAACCAAAAGAAATACGGGTGATGATGATGAAATCACAACCTCCTCAACATATTCATCGAACATTCATTTCTCTCCTGATCCTCAAAATGAAAGACAAAAAAGACTAGAACAATTAAGAAGGAAAATGAAAGAAGATGAAATACAGAAATTGAACTCATATAATAATACCATGACGATGCCCAAGAAAGAAAAAGAAGAACCCGTTTTAAATAATGTATCGCCGCCAGTATCGCAAAATACAATCACCGGAGGTGACGCCGCGAACGCGGAGGAGGACACTGACAAACGCTATATTAAACGAACGATTAAAAAGAAATACACGCTCGGTAAATCAACAGTTTACCGAAAAGTCGGCATATTGATCAAAAACAACGCTACGCGTAAGAAAATAATAAATGCCCAAAAGGACTTAAAGAAGAAATCGATTCATGAGATTAAAAAATATTTGGTTGAACACGGTTTATTGAAAGTGGGAAGTAATGCACCAAATAATGTATTAAGAAAAACATATGAATCCGCCATGTTGACTGGTGAGGTAGTGAATCAAAACAAGGATGTTTTAATACATAATTTGATGAATGATACCGGCGACCACGCATAATGTTTTAGGTTGTCTTTGGTTTTTATTCAAAATACAATTTAAAATCGAATTAAAGAGAGAAATATATATTATAATAAGAATACACCAGAAATACCCTATGGCATTATTAAAGGAATATTTAGAATTAACCAAAAAATACCTCCGCGAGTACGGAGAGAAAACCGTCGTGTTGATGCAGGTTGGTGCCTTTTTTGAGGTTTACGGTTTACAAGACAAAACGTGTGGAAATGTTTTTGGAAGTAAAATCACCGAATTTTCCATGATTTGCGATCTCAATATTGCCGATAAAAAAATCTGCGTGGGCGCTGACTCGGTAATCATGGCGGGATTCTCTCATTACATGATTGATAAATACATTAAAAAATTACAAGACCACGGTTATACCATTGTGGTTTATACGCAAGACGAACAAAACAAAAATACTACCCGGAGTTTGTCGGGCATTTTTTCACCCGGAACATATTTTGACCCGGTTTCATCCGCGCAAATCACCAACAATACGACTTGTATTTGGATAAACACTGTAGATAGCTTTTCTTTTAATCATATAGGCGCGTCACCTCGAGGCGACAATATGCGGGTCTATGTGGGAATGGCAAATATAGATGTCATTACTGGGAAAACGAGTATTTTTGAATTTAGTGAGACCTATCTTTTGAGCCCGACGACCTTTGACGAATTAGAGCGTTTTATTTCTATTTATAAACCAAGTGAATGTATATTGATTGGAAACATTGGCGAAAAAGAAATGGAACATGTCATTAGTTACGCAAATATTGAATCCAAGTCAATACATAAAATATGTTTAAATGATCACCAGGATGATACTGTTATGAAAGAGAAAATTCGGCGAACACTCAACTGTGAAAAACAAATATATCAACGGGAATTATTGACGAAATTCTATGAAATTGACGACTTTGACGCGTTTTACCAGAATTTTTATGAAAACACTATTGCCACGCAGGCATTTTGTTTTCTCCTGGATTTCATTTATCAACACAACCCCTATTTGGTAAATAAAATCAGCGAACCCAAATTTGAAAATTGTAGTGACCGGTTAATACTTGCCAACCATTCGTTGAAACAACTCAATATCGTAGATGACCATAATTATACTGGTAAATACTCGTCGGTTGAAAAAATGTTGAATGTATGTATTACATCCATGGGAAAACGCCGGTTTTCCAATCGTCTTTTAAACCCGACGACCAATGTGGATGACTTGAACAATGAATATAATATTACTGAACATATGCTTGGTGTCGGAGAAAAATACGAATTTCTAAAAAACAAATTAGTAGTCATCAAAGATATTTCCAAATTGGTGCGTCAAATCGTGATGAAAAAGGTGTCGCCAAAAATGCTGGTACAATTTTACAAAAATCTACAAATTACGGATGCGGATCTTTTCCACCCGATTTTCACCAATGACGCTGTGTTGATGAAATATTTACAAGACAAAATTCCCGAGTTTTCAAATATATGTACCTATTGTAAACGCATTTGCGATTTTATAGTTTCACGCCTGGATATTTCATTATGTGATGAAATCGAAACCTTTGGTAATTTTGAAATAAATTTCATAAAAAAAGGTATTGATATTGAGCTTGATGAGAGAAATGAAACGCTCTTGGAATCAAATGATAAATTAGAGGCAATTCGTTGCTTTTTGAATGTGTCCATATCAAAATTTGAAAAATCGGGGAAGACTGGGACAGGAAGCGATTATGTGAAAATCCACGAAACCGAGAAGAATTCCTTTAGCTTAGTCGCGACGAAACGCAGATGTAATATTTTGAAGGAAAGTTTTTTAAAACCCACTACAGTGAACTTGAAATATGTTTCCTCTTTTGATGGTCAAACGAAAACTTTCGATTTCAAAACCGAACTGTTTTTTTCAACCCAAACAGCATCAAACGACGCCATTACCAGCACAGTGATACAAGAATTGTGTAAAAACATATCAACAATTAAAATACAAATGAAGGATTTAATTACGCGGATTTATTTGGAAATCCTCAGCAAAATGGAACAATATTTGAATGAAATCAATACCGTTGTAGAATTTGTCACCTTGTTGGATGTTGTATATGCGAAAACCGCGATTGCTAAAAAATACAATTATTGTCGCCCAGTCATTGCCGGTCGTGACAAATCCTTTGTGAATGCGCATGGTTTGCGCCATTGTTTAATTGAACATTTACAACAAAATGAATTATATGTGGCAAACGATATTGTTCTAGGGAATGAGGCTGTCAATGGAATTCTCTTGTATGGAACAAATGCCGTAGGTAAAACCAGTTTTATACGAGCCATCGGTATAGCGATTGTCATGGCGCAAGCCGGGCTTTATGTACCGTGTTCCTCTTTTGAATACATGCCATACAAGTATATATTTACGCGCATTTTAGGAAACGACAATATTTTTAAAGGGCTTTCTACATTTGCCGTTGAAATGTCGGAATTGCGCACCATATTGCGTTTAGCGGATGAAAATAGTATTGTTTTAGGAGATGAATTGTGTTCTGGTACAGAAAGTATATCCGCGACGAGTATTTTTGTTGCCGGGGTGAAACAACTGGAGGAGAAAAACGTGTCATTTATATTTGCCACGCATCTACACGAAATTGTTGACTATGATGAAATACGCGACCTGAAAAGCGTATTCTTGAAACACATGTCTGTGATGTATGATCGAGAAATTGACAAGTTGATTTATGATCGTAAATTAAAGGATGGACCGGGGGACAATATGTATGGTTTAGAAGTATGTAAATCCTTGAATTTACCTGGGTCGTTTTTGGAATTGGCGCATAATATTCGCATGAAATATCACCCGGTATCGGGGAGTATATTGTCTTTGAAAACATCGCATTACAATGCAAAAAAAATAGTTGGCATATGCGAAATGTGTAAAGAACAAATGGGACAAGAAGTCCATCATTTACAACACCAGCGAGCGGCAAATGAAAACGGGGTCATAAAACAGGATAATGATGCTCCTTTTCATAAAAATCGTGTTGCGAATTTAATGAGTCTGTGCGAAAAATGTCATGACAAAATTCATAGTAAAGGTGAAACAAAAGTAAAACATAAAAAGGTGAAAACCAGTAAAGGAATAGAATTATTTTAGAAATAAATTTAGATATTAGATATTATAATATTTCATTATATATATGAACTATTATATGATGAATGAACCAATATCAAAAAAATATATAGATGAATACAATAATTATTTGAAAGATGTTATTTTTATATACCAAAATAAAAATAAAGAGTATAAAATATTACGCGATCTCGATTTAAAAAACAAAATTATAGAAACATCGTTTAACCAGAACAAGGACCCAAAAAATAATTATTTTGCGGATGCTTATCAAGAGATTTCATCAGCACTTCCAGAAAAAGAATTTTCTGTAGAAAATAAAAAGAAGCAGGTTGAAATAAATATTAGTAAAATAAAAGACCCAGATAGTCTCGATAATAAATGGGTACATGGTATAGTTATCAATTCTCCCAATTATGAGAACAATATTCCAGCTCAGGTTAGAGTTGATACTGGTATTGAATATATGGTTTATAATAAAAATAATATTCATTTGTTTAAATGGAAAGATTGCGTTGATAAATGTTATAAGACTTGTCATGATTATGTTATAAATGAAGTAAAATCGACTGCTTATATGTTACGCATATTGACAGCAAGTGTTTTGGGAGATACCAAAAATTATAAGATTTGTTTTTTAGTAAATCCAGATTCTATAAAAAACCAGGCACTACTTGGAAGATGGGATAGTGACGAAAAGTTTTTTAAAATTAAAATAATGATAAAATCACAAGAAAATGATTATTTAAATATTGTAATTCCAAATATGATGAAGACACAATTATTTTATATAAAAATAATGAAAGATTATGAAAATAACAGTGATTTTTTTCAAAAAGTAAAAAATTTTATAGAAAATTTAAAAACCGCATATATAACAATTAATTTGCTTAAAATTTTAAATGCGTTTGATAGTATTAATTTTCTTAAAGATTTAACAGATATTAATGACAAAAATCAACCAGAAAAATTTAAACCGACATCTATAGAAATGGAATGGGTTGATAATTTAAAAAAAAATATTTTATATTTAAAAAAAAATATTTTATATTTAAAAAAAAATACAAAAAACATAATTTTACCTCCACCCAAATATGAAAAATACAAAATATCCAATGAGGTTTTAAATGAGGGTACGGGGATAGGAGTAAAAAAAAACATGAATTTTGATTTTCAGGGTAAAAATCAAACCTTTAAGGAATTTATGGTTAATACAGAAATAACTAACTTTAAAAATTTTGAGGGTTTGGATATAACTCGTATTAATATTGATGAAAATCTGGATTACGATTTTAGTGATACGGCTATAAATAAAGAGAATGGAATAAAAATACAGACGGTTAACAATTTAATAAATCAACTAAGAGATATAGAGAAAAACAATAATGGTATTATTGCTTCCATAACGAATGAAGATATGAAATCTATGATTGAAAAATATAATATCCGCGTAGGTGATTTACCTGAAAAATCGTTTATTATTCAATTTATGAATCAAAAAAACGGTCGATTTATTTTAGGTGCTGGACCGAGCGCGTCCGGGAAAACATATAATGCGGGGTTAATTATTGAAATGATGAAAATGGTAGATTCGGATTTTCCTGGATTTTTTATGACAATTGATGGCGGGACTTATCGGGAAAAATCGGTTATTTACCAAACCATCGTAGAAGCGGTTTTAAACAAAAAACAATATCCTGGATTAACAAATTTAATGTCGGCAAGTATTTTTGATAAATTCCGCCGTGTTGAATCCATTTTTGAAACAGATTCTATCAAAAAAGTCATCAATGATTATTTACTTGAACAAAAAAAGAAGGAAAAATTTGTGGTTAGTTTATATGTCCCTGATACACTCACCTATTGTGGAATTCCGACTGATTGTATCCCAAAATTACAAAAATACATTGACATTACTGGTGATAATAATTGGATAGGTTTAATGATTTATCAGCATAAAACGGGTGGCGACGGCTGTCCTTTGAAAGAAGAATATAAATGTGTTGGATGTACTGAAAGTGGAAAAAAGCGTGAAAAAACAGAAGGAAAAAAGTATAGTTCTGATGCATGGAAATATTCATATGACCACGGGTTACAAACAATACAAAAAGCCCCAATTTTTAGATTTGTATTTCATAATGGGGGTAAGAGCGGAAGACCAAGTGTTTTTGAGGATTTATCTGTAAAAAAAATTCCATATGATACAAATGAGGATATACAAAATTTTTTTACCGATAAAAATATAATATATATAAATGGCGAATTAACGAAAAACATTGAAAAATGTGAAGATTATTTGTTAAAAGGATGTGAAACTTCAGGTATAACTCCTGAAACTCAAGAAACTCAAGAAACTCAAGAAACTCAAGAAACATCAAAAAATATTATAAGAATAGATGAGGATTTTATACATTATTATCAAAATAAATATGTTGGAATACCGAAATATTCAATAGATATTATGAATAAACAACAATTTGACAATATAAATAGTGATGATAGTGATGATATGGCTTTATTTCTTGCTATAAAAAATTTAATTACATCTAGATTTTTAGTTTTGATTAATGAACAAGAGATTGATACTACAAAACTCGACGATAAAGAAAAAACATATAACTATTATAAAATAGATACTTCTGACATTGATTATAATAAGGTTTATGATGACATGAATACATTAATGAAAAATGAATCAATCATCTTATATGAATTAGAAAAAATAGACAAGGCATTTATAAATTTTTACGAGAATAAATATATCGGTATAGATAAAACATTGGATAAGAATGATGAAATAAATAAAATCATGGGGGAATTTATTAGTTCAGGTGTTTTAATGCCAATAGGTGATGATATTAATGATCAGAACCTGGATGAAAATGACAGAAAATATGATTATTACAAAATAAATATGGATGATAATACATTTCATTATTTCAAGGATAAAGATAATTTTAATAGATTCATTCATGACAATTCAATTATAATATTAGACGAGGAACCAAATAAAGCATCGAATATGTTGAATACTCTTTCTTCTGCTGCGTCAGGAATGATTAACAAAATGTTTGGTGTTTTTAATTTTACACCATTCGCAAAAAAGGATGTATCAGGGAATTTAGAAGAACTACAAACATTAGAAGAACTACAAACATTAAATAACGCAATTTCAAATTCAGATATACAAGTATATAATAATACTAATCTAATTATCGTCGGTAACGATGGAGCCTCTGAAAAAATAAAAGAAGAATTGGGAGAAAATACAGGTATTGTCGTTGAAAATACTACAAATAATAACGGTGTTCAAATAACCACTGTAAAAGCAACAACACCAGAATCCTCCATTTCCCTTGGTAAAATTTTAAATAATTTAGGTGTTGGTGCTGGCGATATTGCTAAATCAATCGCATCTGGTGCGTTTGGAGCAGTTTCTGGTGCTTCTCAAGCATTAAAAGGGGTCTTTATCAATAAAAAGAATGTTGACAATGATGGAAATTTAAATTTTGATAGTGTGTCTGAATCAAATATTATAGAGAACCAAATACCAGTACAACCATATGAAGAAAAAACGAAACCAGTGGCCAGTGTTGAAACCGAACCAATTATAAATAAATTAATAGACGAGAATGATATTATAATAAATATACCACCAACTAAAAAGAAATACATTGGAATACCTAAAAATGTAATGATGAGTGATGATAATAATGATGATAAGAGAATTCTGAATGATTTATTAAAAGGAGGAATTATTGAAAAAATAGAGGTGGATCAAAATTTATTAGATGAAGAAAAAATACCTGGATATAATGAAAATAATTATGATTATTATGAATTAAAAATAGAGGAACACTTAAGAGATCGTATAAGAAGCATAAATTCTATTATACATGGTGAATTAAATGTATTATCTCAAAACAATACTTTATATATTTATGAAATTGAACCGGAACAGAAAGTAGGGATTAGTAATTTATCGGCGAGTACTTTATTTAATAATATTAGTGGTGCTATTAGTGGTGCTAGTAAAAATGCATTATTAACATTGGTTGGAAAAATAACCGGAGAATCAAAAAAAACTAACGGTATAGAAGAAGAAATCGGTAAATCTATCATTGAAACAAATAATAAACCTCCAAAATGCAACAAAAAAACGACCGCAAAAAACATGAAGAAAAATAGTGGTTCAAAAGGAACGCAAAAAAATACCGTCGAATCAGAAACACCGACATCAAATGAAAAACCGTCGACATTTAAATCTGTAATACAAACTTTAAAAAATGTAAATCTAAATCCTCTACTATCTAATAAAAGCGTGACTCGTTCTAGGTCAAGAAATAAAGAGTAGTGACGAAATATCCAAAATAAAACAAATAAAAACAAATAAAAACAAATAAAAACAAATAAAAACAAATAAAAACAAATAAAAACGAATAAAAATAAAATTGAAGTAAATAGATTTAAATATTTATTTCAATATAATATATAATATAGTATATAAAGAAATGATTATTCCAATTAAATGTTTCACTTGTGGTATGGTTTTAGCAGACAAGTATCGTTACTATGTCGAAGAAGTAAGAAAGCGTAAATTAGCCAAAGATATTGATGTCGACAAAGTCATGTATTTAACCAAAGAGTTTAGACAAAAAACTCCAGAAGGTGAAGTCATGGATGAGTTATTATTAAAACGAATGTGTTGTCGTCGTCATATGTTGACCCATGTTGATATTGAATAATTTGTCATATAACAATTGATATACTATATAAATAAAAATATAATATTGTTATTTATATATAATTAAAGTAATGACAAAAACGCGTAAAACATTAAGAAAACAAAAACAACAAAAACAACAAAAAGTATGGAATATGCGAGGTTGTTCGAAAAAAAATAAAAAATGTATGGGTGGATCCGGTATAAAATGTAAAGTCGGAGGAGGCTGCGGTTGCGGCAATCCTTTTTTTGGTGGTCAACAACGCGGCGGAGGTTGCGGTTGTGGCGCGTCTTTTTTAGGCGGCAGTCAAACCGGTGCTAGTCAAACCGGTGGTATGAAAATGGGAGGAAGCGAACCAGCACTTATTGGCGCTCCATGGACGGCAAACATTGGCACATGGCCAGGTGTGGCTGGTAATGACGGGCAAAGTAACTATTTTTCTTTGAACAAATACACTCCATTTAGTCCTGAAACACAAATGGGACAAGAAAGAGGCGGTGCGATTTTTCCTCCAGAAAATGTCAAATATTTAGTGAGGGGTGGTAAACGCGGAGTAAAAAGCAAAAGAACACGAAAACATCGAGTTCATAGAAATAAAAAGTCATTAAAAGGCGGGTCCAATATGTTTGGCCAAGATTTATTAAATAGTGGAAGAAGCATACAATATGGTTTAGGAAGCGCATATAATACATTATTAGGATATCAACCACCAGTTGATCCATTACCATTTTCAGGACAATACATGAGAAATCAATAGATTTATTTTATAAAATACAACTTTTAAAATATTTATTATATTTGTATATTTTATAAAATGGCTTTTCCAAGAAAGTTAAAAGAATTGTGCACTCCAGCATTCTTGTATTTCATATTATCCATTTTTGGAATTTTAGTTTCAGTGTTTCAAAATTTAGGTAATAAAAATATGTATACTTTAGGTAATTTTTCAACCCCAGTTCCAAATACTTTATTAATTTTCATTGTAAAGATTATTTATGTCTTATTCTGGACATGGATTCTTAACTTGATGTGTAAAGATGGTCATCGTGAAATCGCCTGGTTCCTAGTATTATTACCATTTGTATTGTTTTTTATGTTGGTTTTTATGATGAGAAGAACCGGTATGGAAGGCTTTGAGAACACTGATGAAACTGATGCGACTGATAAAACTCCAACTTGTGATAGTTTAGACGCAAAATTAAAAATGTGCTCGGGAGATGATGTTTGGTTGGAAAATGAAGAATCCATGGTTGATGACAAAAAATGTATGGGAAAATGCGGACCTAAAACAACCGAAGGTTTCATTACTAAAAAAACTCATATGGGTATGGAAGGTTTCGCTCGTAGAAAATAGTAGACCCGCATACGAAAAAGAAAGTAATGCGAATCGAGGATTCGTCGGCTACGGTCGATAAAAACAAATAAACAAAAAATAAAAATATAATATTTTTATATTTTATAAAATGGCTTTTCCAAGAAAGTTAAAAGAGTTATGCACCCCCGCATTTATTTATTTTCTATTGTCCGTTATCGGAATTGTAGCAAGCGTCGTAAGTAATTTAGGAAGTAGAAGTAATATGTATACTTTAGGACATTTTTCAACCCCAGTTCCACATACTGGTTTAATATTTATTATCAATATTATTTATGTTTTATTCTGGACATGGATTCTTAACTTGATGTGTAAAGATGGTCACCGCGAAATCGCCTGGTTCTTAGTATTATTACCATTTGTATTATTTTTTATTTTACTCTTTACAATGGGAAGAACCGGCATGGAAGGTTTCAAAAATCCAGAAGACGAAGATGAAGAAGAAGAAGAACCAATGGAAGCTTTCACTGATAAAAAAACAGGTCTTCCTGTTCCAAACGGATATAATTAAATGAATTATTTTATTTTGAATCCAGTTAAAAATACATTTTAATATATTTTTATATTATATATGACAACAAATAATATGAAAAACTTTAGAAAAATAAGAAATGGTATTTTTTATAAACAAAACGGTTGGAATTATGTTAGCTTAAAAGGAACCCCTCGTGAAGTTGGTTTTGCTTACGGTTATTTAGTAGCAGATGAATATAAAAAAGCCCTCGATGTCACCAAATTCACTACACTATACGATACCGGTTACACCTGGGATTTTTTTGTTGAATCATCCGCAAAATTATACACCGACACCATTAAAACCGCATTCCCCGATTTATACGAAGAAATGGAAGGAATTGCGGAAGGATGTACCAAGGCAGGAGTAAAGACAACCGTTGATGAAATGATTGCCTGGAATAATTCGATTTCTTTATTGGGTTATTGGTTTCCTCATTCTGATGTAATGAAAGAGAAAGGTTCCCCCGGTGGATTAGAAGGCGGCGCAGCCAAAGATCGTTGTAGTGCCTTTATTGCGGTTGGCGATTATACAGCTGACGGTAAAATTGTCGTTGCCCATAATTCCTTTACGAATTTCACCGACGGACAATATAATAATTGTATTGTTGATATTCATCCAAACAAAGGACATCGCATACTTATGCAGGCACCGCCTTGTTATATATGGAGTGCCACCGATTTTTTTGTAACCAGTAAAGGTATTATTGGAACAGAAACTACCATTGGCGGTTTTATTCCATTTGAAAACAAATATCCGATTTCTTGCCGAATACGCAAAGCCATGAATGAAGGTAATACCTTGGATGATTATGTGAATATTTTATGGAAAGGCAATTCCGGCGATTATGCGAATTCCTGGATGTTTGGCGACATCAATACCAATGAAATTATGCTTTTGGAATTGGGATTCAAATACAAGAGTGTACAACGAACTACCAATGGGGTTTTCATTGGATTCAATGCTCCATATGATCCGCAAATTCGTAATTTGGAATGCTCCAATACCGGTATGGACGATGTGCGAAGACATCAGGGTGCGCGCAAGGTGCGTCTTGGTGATTTAATGGAGGAAAACAAGGGCAAACTAGATGCGGAGTTGGCGATGAAACTGATTGCTGACCATTATGATGTCTATTTGGGTAAAGAAAATATGTGCTCGCGAACCGTATGTAGTCATTATGATTTGGACGCTCGCGAATACATGTCTGATCCAGGCAGACCTAAACCATTCCAGGCACGGGGTGCGGTTGATGGATGTGTTGCCGATTCAAAGATGATAAAAAACATGTCATTCATGGGACGATTTGGTAATTCTTGTGGCACGCCATTTATTGTCGATGAATATATAAACAAAAACCGAGTATGGGCACACTTGAAACCATATTTGGTGGATCGCCCAAGCCAACCTTGGACATTGTTTTCTTGTACGACTGCCGAACATAAAAAAAGTCATGGAAAAAAGAAAAGCACCATTAAAAAGCGTTCATCGAATCGTAGTAATAAAACAACTAGAAAAGATACACCTCATCCGATTCAAATTCATGAAAATAATACATCTACCGCACCCGTTATTGTAGAAAATTTACCGGAGGAAAAAGAAATGTCTGTTACTGAACTATAAATATGAACACTAATATAAACCACTACACTTTTTTTTAGTTATTTTTTTGATAACTAGAAAAAATTAATCGTGATCTAGATAATCACCACTTTTAATATAACAAAATGTTTTCAACCCATTGGGAGATATATTTTCTTCAATGTCTTTTATATATTTATCTTGTATAAAATAAACAAATGCGTCATGTATTTTATTGTCATTCGTCATAACACGAATCACCCCTCTTTTGTATCTTTTTTCAAATTCATCCATTATATGTAAAAATTTTGTTTTGTCATGATTTATTTTGTACAAATCTCCGACGACATTTACTTTTTTATGATTTTTATATTTTTTATTTGTAATAAATGGGAATAAATTTGTATGATTTATCATTAGAAATGAAAATTTATTTTTTGTAATTGCGTTACCTATAAATTGTAAATCGCGGTTTTCTTTAATTTTATAATCATTAAATTCACCTTTTCTTAATGTTCCGTAAAAAAAGATATAATCGACCGAAGATGACGGCTTTATAGATTTATTCGATCCTTTTTTAATTGTTTTGTTTTTCATTGTTTTGGTGTTTCTGGTCAATCTATATTTTTTTGTTTTGTTCATAAATTATACAAAGATAATTGTTTTCTTTTATTCACTACCAAAAAATGCGCCCTTGCCCATGCTAAAGTCACTCAATTTGGTGACAACATACTTGTTCTTATCAATCAATGGTTTAATCAAGTCTTTAATCGAAATCAACCCGATAAATACGGTCTTGTCATAAATAAGTAAATGACGAATGTTTTTAAACAACATTTTAGTCATACAAGTCTCCAACGTATCATCTACCTTGGCAACCAATACTTTGGGCGAATACGTGCAAATATCCTTGACCTTTACATTTACGCTTTGTTTGTCCGCGGCGGCGACTTTATTAATATAATCTCGACCCGTACAAAGTCCAACGACATCACCCTTGTTATTGGTGACTGCCAGGCAACTCACATTAAACGCGGTAAAACGATTGACTGCCTCTTTTACATCGGCTTCTTCGTTGATTTTGTAATCAATGTTATAATAACAACTCTTCTTGTAAATATCCAAGGCAGATACGGGTAATAAATCAATGTTGGAACTGAAATTTTTTTTTAATCCATTAAAACAAGGTTTCACTAAACTCATTCCGATTTTTGTGAAAAACATGATATATATACTATCATATGTGTGTTGTTTTTAAATTATTTTACAAAATTATTTTTTGTTGGTATTTGAATTTTCTCTCTTTGACTCAAATTCAAATATATAATTAATGATAAAACAATTATAAAAAATATATGATTATTATAATATACACAAATAAAATGGATAAAGATTCTGTATCTTGGAAAATCATAGACAAATATTTCAATGATAACCCGGAAAATTTAGTGGCGCACCATTTAGACTCCTATAATAGTTTTTTTAGCAGCGGAATCAATAATATATTTCGTGAAAACAATCCGATTCGTTTTATTGAAAGAGAGAACGACGATAACTCCGGGAAACAAAGCCAGTGTTTCTTGTATTTAGCAGGGAAAGACGGTACTAAAATATATTATGGCAAACCCATTATATTCGACGACCATCATACCCATTATATGTATCCCAATGACGCGCGTTTAAGGAACATGACCTATGGTATTACTGTTCACTATGATGTTGATGTCGATTTTATCTTTTATGAAAATGGTGAAAAGAGAGAACATTCCATTACTTTAGAAAAAATCTTTTTAGGCAGATTTCCCATCATGCTTCAGTCCAACCTTTGTATACTGAACTCCCTCGCACCAGATGTGCGTTTCAATATGGGCGAATGCCGCAATGATTACGGCGGTTATTTTATTATTGACGGCAAAGAAAAAGTCATTGTGTGCCAGGAAAAATTCGCCGACAATATGCTTTATATACGCAAGAACAAAGCGGACAATTTATACAGTTATTCGGCAGAAATCCGCTCTGTATCGGAAGACGCATCAAAACCCATCAGAACATCCGCGGTCCGATTGGTGGCACCCGGAACAACTTATTCAAATAACCAAATCGTCGTTACTGTGCCCAATGTGAAAAAACCAGTGCCGCTTTTTATTTTAATGCGCGCCCTCGGTGTTGCCTCTGACAAAAGTATTATTGAATATTGTCTGCTTGATCTTGAAAAGAACAGTTCTTATATTGATTTATTTATACCCTCTATACACGACGCCAATTATATTTTCAATCAAGAAACCGCGTTGAAATACATTGCGACTTTCACCAAAAGACGCACCATTACAGGGGTGTTGGATATTTTAATGAACTATTTTTTACCGCACATTGGAGAGAAAAATTTCTTAGACAAGGCATACTATGTGGGTTACATGGTAAAGCGTATGTTGCGCGTTTATATGGGCGAAGAGCCGCCAACGGATCGCGATAATTTCAAATATAAACGCATCGAGCTTTCGGGTTCTCTCATCTATGATCTTTTCAGAGAGTATTATTTGATTCAAAAAAGAGAAATCGAATTAAGTATAGACAAGGAATACTATTATCATACAGGTAAATACACTACTAATTTTATTGGATTGATTGAATATAATTATCGCGAATATTTCAAAACACGGACGATTGAAAGCGGATTTAAACGCGCATTCAAGGGCAGCTGGGGCGCTGAAGAACATACCAAACGCTTGGGGGTTATTCAAGATGTCAATCGTCTTTCTTGGAATTCATTTATTTCGCAAATGCGTAAATTCAATTTACCTTTGGACGCCAGTGCGAAAATCGTCGGACCTCGTCTGCTAAATTCGTCACAATGGGGTTACATTGACCCAGTAGATACACCCGATGGTGGAAACATTGGTCTTCACAAGCACATGTCCATTAGTACCTTTGTGACGAGTGGATTTTCCGTGAAAAAATTAATCCCTTGGTTGCGCTTTAAAATCAACTTGAAATTATTACAAGAATGTACACCTGATATATTGGCGGTTTTGACCAAAGTATTTGTAAATGGGGTGTGGATTGGATCCATAGAAGATCCCATGAAAACCGTCGGGGTATTGAAACTATTCAGAAGAAACGGATTGTTACCAGCATTCATGAGCATAATGTTTAATTATGAAAACAACGAGATCAGTATATATACGGATGCTGGGCGTTTAACCAGACCAGTGTATTATATTGAAGACGGTAAACCAAGTTATCATCGTAAAGATATTCTTGAATTAATTAGCAAAAACAAATTCACCTGGCAACAGCTGGTGGGTGGATTCGGTGAAAAAGAAGACAAATTATTTAGTATCAAAAACAATAAAATTTATGATATTACTGAATTATATTCTGATAAAATCAAATTGGAAACAGAGGTCGATGAGAGAAATGGGTTAACCGAAAGCACTAAAAATTCATCAAGCGGTTATTCCAAATTATACGAAGAATTCGGCAAATACAATTCAGTCGTTGAATATTTGGATACTTCTGAAGAGGAAAGTAGTTATATCGCATTCCAACCAGACGATTTGAAAAAATCCAAATACTATACTCATATGGAAATCGATCCGTCCCTCATTTTTGGCGTGATGGGTAATCTGATTATTTTCCCGGAAAACAACCAATTTCCTCGTGATGCATTTTCGTGCGGTCAATCCAAACAAGCGGTATCATTGTATCATTCCAATTACCAAATGCGTATTGATAAAATGGGTGTTATTTTGAATTGTGGTCAAATTCCGTTGATTAAATCGCGTTACTTGGAATATGTGAATAAAGAGCAACAACCATACGGTGTGAACGCCATTGTTGCCATCATGTCTTATACAGGATATAATGTGGAAGACGCTATTTTAATCAATGAAGGTGCGGTAAATCGCGGTATTTTCCGCACAACTTATTACTCGATGTATGAGGCAAGAGAAGAAAGCGCAAAAGTACAAGGATCAACGACGAATTCCTATTTTGCGAATGTGACGAGTAAAAATGTGAGCCGATTAAAACCTGGTTATGATTATAGTCATTTGGACCAATGGGGACTCATTGAAGAAAATACGGCGCTTGACGATAAAATGGTGGTCATTGGCAAAGTAACCTCATCCGCGTTGGATTCAGATGTTGTGATTGATTCATCCGTCTTTCCCAAAAAGGGACAATTGGGCTATGTAGATAAATCGTTCATTACCGAAGGCGAAGAAGGTTTTCGTATTGCCAAAGTTCGTATCAGAGAAGAACGCATTCCAGCGATTGGCGATAAAATGGCATCACGAGCAGGTCAAAAAGGAACACTGGGGTTAATTATTCCAGAGGAAGATATGCCTTTTACGGAAGACGGTATTCGCCCCGATTTAATCATCAATCCACACGCGATTCCTTCTCGTATGACAATCGGACAATTGGTAGAATCGCTTCTTGGTAAGGCGTGTTGCGAATACGGCGGTTTCGGTGATTGTACTGCGTTTGCGAACAAGGGACCGAATGAGGATGTTTATGGGCGCATGCTAGTGAAGGCGGGTTTCAGCGCATCAGGAAATCAGATTCTATACAATGGTATGACCGGGGAACAGCTCTTTAGCGATATTTATATTGGACCGACCTATTATATGCGTTTAAAACACATGGTCAAAGATAAGATCAATTATCGTGCGCTAGGTCCACGCACTATGTTGACTCGCCAGACGGTCCAGGGTCGCGCGAATGACGGCGGTTTGAGAATCGGTGAGATGGAGCGTGATGGTGTAATGGCACACGGAGCATCTGCGTTTTTGAATGAATCCTTTATGATTCGCGGTGATGAATATTTTATGGCGGTTTGTAATAAAACGGGTGCGGTGGCTATTTATAACCCTAATTTGAATTTATTTTTGAGTCCATTTTCGGATGGTCCAGTGAATTTCAATACGACTTTGGACGGAAAGATGAATATTCGTAGTGTAAGTCGATTTGGTCGATCGTTTAGTATTGTGCGAATACCTTATGCGCTTAAATTATTGATACAAGAGTTACAGGTGATGAATGTTCAAATGAGAATTATTACGGAAGACAATGTGGATCAATTATTGTCGATGTCTTATTCAGATAATATTAATAAATTATTGAAGACCAATGCTTCGTTAGAAGAAATATCTAAAAATTACAGGACAATGGTGATTGATAAAAAGAATAAGAATGTAACCAAACAAGTATATGTTCCATTTGAAGCACCAGAATATCCGGAAATCGGTATTGAAGAAAAGACGGAGAAACTTACTCCTTCACCACAATTTGAATTCAATATGCCTGCGGCGAATGAGGATTTAACACCTGAGCCATCAAGCGATAGTAGCATTCCTTTTGCGCCAGGAACACCAGGTTCAACCGAAAGTAGTATAGGTTACGCACCACCAGTTACACCTCCTTTTGCGCCAGGAACACCTCCTTTTGCGCCAGGAACTCCTCCTTTTGCACCAGGAACACCTCCTTTTGCGCCAGGAACACCTCCTTATGCACCAGGAACACCTGTTTCATCCAATAGTAGTTTACCTTTTGCGCCAGGATCACCTATTCCATCTATAAATAGCAGCAGTGGAAGTCTTGGATTCAATCCAAATACCCCACCTGTAAATCAGGTCATTCCTCAAGCACAGACAACCGTTCCATTGAATATTAATATTGAAGACGCCGAAGTATTAAAAAAAGTCATTGAAGACAAAAAGAAGGAAGATGATAAATTCGAGCCAATTATTTTTGAAAAACCCAAAGTAGAAAAATCTATTTTAGAAATTGAAGATGAAAAAACTGAAAGCAGTAAAGATGAGAATGAGTCATCATCATCGTCGTCATCTTCAAATGATAATTCTAGTGGAAAGAAAATAATTAAATTAGGTTAAAAACAGATTATAGTTAAAAACAGATTATAGTTAAAAACAGATTATAATATAAATAATATAAAAATTGAATTAAAAATATAACGTTATTATATTATTAACATAATACAATGACGACACCACAAAGCAATTCAAGTAGTTTAATCTCATCCATATATAAATCTCGTAAGACTTTACTTGAACTTATGAAAAAACAAAATTATAATATAGATGATTATGAAAATTTTAGTATCAATGAAGTCAATTCCATGTTTCAAAACAAACAATTGGATCTTTTATTAGAAAAAAAACCCGACGAAAACGCGCCAAAAACAGAGCGTCGAAAGAAGATTTATATTAGTTATTATTTGACAAAGACATTAAGACAACAAAATATTCAAGAAATGATTGACGACTTGTTTCATTTAGAAGAAATATTAACCAAAGAAGATACTTTGATGATTGTCGTGAAGGAAGATATGAATGAAACCATGACAAATCTATTAAAGCATATTTGGGAACAAGACGGTATATTAATTATTATTCAAAATATCAAAAGATTACAATTCAATATACTTGAGCATGTATTGGTCCCCGAACATCGTGTTTTAAACAATGAAGAGGTCGATCAGATCAAATTAAAATACAATATTATGGACGACAGTCAATTCCCAGATATTTCCAGGTTCGATCCTGTAGCGCAAATTATTGGTATTCGCCCTGGACAAGTATGTGAAATTATTAGACCAAGTAAAACCGCGATTAATAGTTATTATTATCGTATTTGTGTTTAGGATTTTGGACAATCGATCTTAGGATTTATGAATATATTGTCCATTATTTTTTTCGGTACAATATATAATATATAATGTCTATGAAAACAGATTATTCCACAGATATTACTGATATTTCCAAAGAATTTTCAACTGTGTTGACAACTTTTAAAGAAAAATTTATTGATTATTATAAAAATTTGGATTCATCCTCATCTAGAAATGATTTTGATATCGCAAAAAATAATCTCAATGATGAAATTAAAAAAATGTATGAATTAAAAGCAACAATTATCAATGGTATTAATAGTGTAAATACTGCGAATGGTGATTTAGAAGAAAAAATGGCTTCAGATGAAAATAAATTAAAAGAATTGTCGGGTGATTATGAACAACAAACTGGGAATAGTTCTAAAATTTTAATTAGCGATAGTAAAGAAAAATACAAAATACAATATGTCGCAAATATAACCATGTTTTTTGGTATTGCTTTGATGGTTTGGACATTTTCTTTTTTAATCAAAAATAATTCGTCATCTGTTTCGTCAACATCACAAAGACAATCTTTTCAAAGATAATCGAATATAAAATAATATAATTTGTATTAAAACAAATATTATATTATTTATTAATTATTATTAACTATTTATTATATATATATGGCATACGGAAATTTCTATTTTGGTAAAGACGGATTTTTATATAAAAAAAACGGTGCTATTGGAGCTCGTCGTAATTTTGCGTTGGCTTTAATCTGTAATCAACCTACTGATATTAACAATAGATATGTATCTGGATCTGGCGTAAATGGCGCGGTTTCATCGACAAATTACGCTATTCGACGCAAAATGATTCGCAATTCAGGCAATTGTTTGAATAACAACTGTAGTATCAATTACTATTTTTTGGGTCAACCGATCAATTAAATCATATATTATATGCTTTCAACTAAATTTTTTAAACACTATAAACTGTATATACAGTAAATTATATTATTTACTATATATATATTATATGATACAAAATTCAGATATATTAACTTTAGAAAATTTACAAAAAGAATATGACAATACTATGATTTTATATAAACAAGCACAAGAAAACTACAATTCTGCGCTGAACAATATTGACAATAAAAAATACACGACTATTCCTCAAAAGACCTATTGGGGTACGGACGGAATTCAACAAAAAAATGTTTCGAAAATAGAGGATTGTACCGCATTATGTAGTAATGAATTATCGTGTAAAGGAGCAACATTCGATTCCAAAGACAATACTTGTTGGACACGAACTGGAAATAGTAGTTTGACTAGTGGTACCGATACACAGACTGCTATTATAAGTGAATTCACAAATGCTTCTCTTAATTTAAAAAATTTAAATGAAAAATTATTGTTATTAAACGAAAAAATCACAAATTATAATTTTGAAAAATTTACGAATATTAGTACTGTACAATACGAACTTAATACAGATATATCTGATAATAGCATGATATTAGAAAATGACTATAAAATGCTTATCGATGACCGAACAAAAATTGAAGAAATTTTAGAGAAAAATTCTAAAATCGAGGCTGATTATAAAAATATGGAGTTATATAATAATCAAAATCGCATTTATTATACATTGTGGACATTTCTCGCATTTGTATTTATTATTATTATTGTAAAAATGGTAATTTATCCTGAAATGATTATAAATTGGGCTAGTTTTGTATTATATACAATCGTAGCCGCTGTATTGTTATTACTGGTACACTTTTTAAAGTCGGTAAATGTATTTTTCATATTTGTGTTAATTATTCTTTGTGTTGGCGTTTTACACCCTCGGTAATTTAAAACGCCGTTTTACAGAGTAAAAAATATCCAAGGGTATAAAATCAATAGTAGGAGTTTCACCTACGATGGTCTTACTTTTTCATCTTCCTTGTTTTTACTTGAAGATGTGAAAGACGAAATATGGAAACATAATGGTCGTTCTTGTTTTTCTATCCAACAACTCGTTAATTTCATTATGTTTATTGAGGAATTAGCATCTCTTGTTCTAAATACGATTTTTTTGTTTTCGCAACTCACGCAGTTAGAACATACCAATAATCTAAATACTTTATCCCCCTTTTTATCTTTATAATAGTCTAAATCATTATTACAATCACAACACTTCTTACTTGTATTACATTCGTTTATCGTTATTGTATCATATTTTTTATGAATTAGTTTTCTTAATCCTTTATTCATCGTAGGCATAAAATGTTTCATTTGTGTGCTTCTACTCCAATTACCATAACCAATAAGAATATTTTCCCCAAATGTTTCTTTGATTTTATTCAAAAATATATCTATACTTTTCTTACCATAACTATATTGACGAAACTTCATTTTCCTCCATACTTCTCGTTTATAAAAATCGGTTGTTTCTTTATTAAGTTTATTTTTCTCAACTAAATATGCCTTGAACTTTTCATAATCAACTGATTTACTATTTTGAAACGATAAATGAGTTTCTTTTTCAATAATTCCATTACGTTTTCTTTCCAATAATAAAATCCGTTGATTAGTTTTTGTTTTACTTTCTCGTTTCCTTTGTGGTGCGGTATATTGTAATTTGTTTCCATTTTTATCCATCATATAAACTAACGAACGCTTACCAGGGTCGCAACCTACAATATTTCGCTCTTTCAAAGTATCTAAGTGTTCTTTGGATAAATCCTCGATATTGTAAAAATCTTGGTCTTGTAATACAGGCATTCTACTTCCCCATTTTTTATCTTTCAAATCTTTTCTGATAAATAATAAGCAACAACTAATTCCATCAGTTTGTATTTGGTTATGAAACTTATAATGTTTATTTTTGAATATTTTATGATTTAGATTTAACGTGTTAGCCCATACTTCACTTTGATTTTCTTTTATATTACTTAACAATTCACCCTTCTTGACTTTATTACCTTCCTTATCTTTTTCAGGACAAAACAAGTTTATCAAACTTGCGGTATCAATAATGATGTGTTTTGGAATAATATTGTTTCGTAATGGTAAGGGCTGGAATAATTTACTTTCTTGTTTTTCCAGTACAGAGTTCATATACAACATTCCCTTCAAATACTCAAATGGTCTTACTTTGATATCATAATGAATTGATTTCTTAATTTCATTAGGTAAAATATGAGATAAATGAGTGAGTTTCCAGTTAGAAAATATTTCATCAGTTTCATTCAATTCTAATATTTGTTTCTTGAATTGAAATAATGTTGCTTTGTCTTCGGTAATTTCATTGGTAGTTTTATTGATAAATCGTAAGAAATGCTGAATGAAATGTTCCTGAAAGTTATTATGAAGCGATGTGTGTATTTGCGTTGCTAAATAGGGTAATAAAAATGAAGTATTTTTCAAATTGGTTTTTACATGGTTCAATAAAGGTTGATATTCGGTTTTGTAAAATGTATCTAATATTTCTAATAATTCAGTATCCTTTCCTTTCTTCCCTCTATTATCACGAGTACCTAACGATTTGATACAATACAAAATAAATGTTTCGTCTATGATAGGCAATGGGGAATTATTTGTATAACAATTCAAAATATACAACCGAATAAATTGATAAGTATGAATAACTAAATCATTCATTTCAAAAACTAAATTATGAATGACAGGTTGTATCGTATCGCGATTAAGAAGAATAGTTTTGAGTGGTATCTTGAATGTTTTGTAAGCGGATTTTTCATTATTCCTAAACTCCTGGAATGTTTCTTTTGGTTTTTTCTTTTTTACCATTCTATATATTTACTAAAGATAATATTATATAGGTTTTGACGCAAAAACTTATATAAATGCCTAAATATTTTCTACAATAGATTTTTCTTTTTCATTCTTTAGTTTTTCTTTTTTATTCAAATATGCTCTTCTAGCATATTCTTTTTTCTTTTCAGGCGTAACTTCATATACATAATTAGTTTTTTCCTTATATTCTTTTACTTTTTGTTTGATATCTTCTTTATGATTTTCATAATAAGTTTTACTGCGTGAAGGTGCTGTGTAATTTTTTAGTTTTTCTTTTAATGTTTTATTTTCATCTTCCAATAATTTGTTTTTATTAATTAATTCTTCAATATTCATTTAGTTTGTTATTACAAAATATTTTTATATAATTTTCAAATAAAAAATATATAAAAAACGGCGTTTTAAATTACCGAGGGTGTAATGTCTTTTTTAAGGTAAAATATAAATCCGTGTATCCGCGTTTCTATTATTATTATTTTGTTTATTTTATTATATATTATTATATTAGTAAAATAAATATGGAGAAAATAAATATGGATGAAGTCAATAAAATAAATAGTGGTTTCAATTTAGAAAATATGAATTCAAACAATGGTAGTAATTTATCAACAACATTGAAACAAGGAATACAATTTAAAAAATATCAAGATAAAATTACGACAAATAAAAAAACAGAAGAAATCGCATTTGATTTAGAAAAAAGCGACGCATCAGGTATTACTGGTTTTAATACACTAAGTGACGAACCTTCAAAAATAGTCGAGGGATTTGCCAATACGGATTCATCATCATACTCATCCCGATCATCACCCTCATCATCCATCAAAAGTCAAGTCGATGAATTAAAAGCATTAGAAATGACCTACTACAAATTAATTCAAGAATTAAAAGTCGAACAAGAAAAATCGTTGAATTCTACAAACAGTTATGTGAATCAATCGAATTCAAATACAAACCCTTATTTGAATAAAAATATCACTACAAAAAATGACGGAAAAACCTATTATATAACCGGTGAAGGCGTCGCAAAATTATATGGAAAAGAATCGGATTATAAAAATATTATTGGTAAAAATAATTGCCCAGAAAAAACTGAAGAAATAGATTCGATGCCTTCTTATATAAATATGAAAGACGGCACAAATATGATTGTAGGACAACAATGCGGTAATGAAGGAAAGAATGTGTTTGTTGATAAAATGATATCAGATACAAATTCAACCTTTATTGGTTGTTATAATGATTCATTTACATCACGCGCTATGAAAAATATAGGAAATGGTTTACAAAATTATGATTTGGAAAGCTGTAAACAAGCTGCGATTGATACGGGTAATCTTTATTTTGGATTACAAAATTTGAATCCTACCACTAAAAAATCCGCGTGTTATGTAAGCAATGATTATGCCAAAACAACACAATATAAAAAAGCGACACCCGATACAATTCCTTGTCAACTAGACAATACGGATAACTATATATATGGAGGCACATTGGTAAATGCTATTTATAAAACACCAGACGCAACATATCTTGGATTATTTCCTAAAAATAAAGAAATTAACCCACCGGCGATGACACCTTTGAATAGTGGAACCGCAACATTTACTTATGAAACATGTAAATTAGCAGCAAAAGCCGTAAAAAATAAGTATTTTGGATTACAAAATTTTAATACGACAACCCAAAAATGCTCATGTTTGGTAGGGAATGATATTAGTCAAATAAATATGAATATTGACGCAAGTTCGAGATCATACATCACCGGGACTACAAACGGAAAAAAATACGGTAACGGTTCGAATATTGCGATTTATCAAGTTGATAGTGAAAAAAGTTATTATAACGGTTGTTATAACGACAATGAAACTTCCCCCGCGATGACAGCAGTTGGTAACGGGTCTAGTATATATTCTTATAATACATGTCAAGCAGAAGCAATAAAAAGTGGAAAAAATTATTTTGCTTTACAAGGTGGTAAAAAGGGAACATCCAAATGTTTAGTAAGCGATGATTTAAACAATGCACAAAAATATGGCGCATATAAAGCATGTGTCGTAAATTCCGCGGATCAGAATAAATATGGTGTAAATGGAATAAACGCGGTATATAAAATGAATTCTGTTGGAAATCCATTATATATGGGTAAAATGGGATACGTAGATGGTAATTCAAAATTGTTAGAATATCCAAATAATATGATTACGCATGGTACAAATTATAGTAAATATATTGGTTATGATAGTAATAGTACAACACTCAAAACCATGACAAATACTACATATACTGCTTGTGTCGATGAATGTAATAAAAATAAAAAATATTATGGGTTTGTTCTTAACAATAGTACAAAAATTGGTTACCTAAAAGGAAGAGATATTTTAAATCCTTTTTTGAAAAAACCCAATGCCGAAACAGACATATATATTCGTGATTTTACCATTAAAAATGCGGATGAAAGTTGTGATAGAAAGATTGTGAAAATACATAGTAATCAATGGCTACGTTATAATAAAGGAAGTCAGAAGATGTCACCAATTACAACATGTAGTTTAACACAACAACTTGAAAACACTAATTCTAAAATTACTAATTTACAAAATCAAATCTCGGTAGTTGGAGAAAAAATAATATATATATTAAACAATTTACAGAAACAAAATGAAGATATTCGAGATAACATTGGTGATAATAGTGATAAAATAGATATTGATTTGGAAAGTTATAATAAAGTAATTATGGATATAAAAAAATATAATAAGGGGGAGACCAATATGAATAATATAGTCAAAGATACGAATCTTCTTGTTTTATATAATAATTATAATTATATGTTCTGGAGTATTTTAGCAATATCGACAATTATTATATCTATGAAAATGGTTGGAAAATAAGATTCACTGGAAAATATTTCAAAAAATATTTATTTTTTAATAAAATTATAATTATTATAATTATAATCTTATCATAATCTATATATTATTAATGTCCGCATATATTTCTGATAATCCTAATAGTTTTGTATCTGGAACTAGCTCTGGTTCTAGTGGTTCTGGATCTAGTGGGTCTGGGTCTGGATCTGGTTCTAGTGGATCTGGGTCTGGATCTGGGTCTGGGTCTGGGTCTGGGTCTGGCTCGAGTGGATCTGGCTCGAGTGGATCTGGGTCTGGATCTGGCTCGAGTGGATCTGGCTCGAGTGGATCTGGCTCGAGTGGATCTGGCTCTGGGTCTGGCTCGAGTGGATCTGGCTCTGGTGGATCTGGCTCTGGTTCTGGTTCTAGTGGATCTGGCTCTAGTGGGTCTGGTTCTAGTGGATCTGGGTCAGGGTCAGGGTCTGGTTCTGAGTCAGGCTCTGGATCATATGAAGATTATATCAAAAAAATATTAGACAAAATTCAATATTTTCAAAATAAAGAACAAGACATAATTACCGAATTGGAAAAAAATATTGCGAATAACACTTTAACTGATGATTTGAAAGAGAGTTTAATAAATCAAATTGAAGAACTTACTGAAATGAGAATTAATTTATATAGGAATTTAAATGAGAATTCCCAAAATACAATAGACAATTTATATTCTAGTGATGTTTTATCAGGTCATCAAGGTCAAACAATTATTATTATAGAAAACGAGCTCAATCAAACCAAAAGTCGATTAGAAGAATTAAATAATTTAAAGACAAATAATTTAAGAATGGTCCAAATAAACAAATATTATGGTGATAAATATCAAGATCAATCATATTTAATGATGGTGGTTATTATTATTTGTATTGTTATTATTATTATAAAATTTTTACACAATAAAAATATAATTCCAGACGCGTTATATGCTATATTATTGGTTATTATTTTGACAATCGGTTTTATTGTTGTATTTTGGAAAATGGTTTATTTATATTCACATGATAATTTTGATTACAACAAATATAAATGGGCATTTAACAGTGAAACCGCACCAAAAATAGACACAACTGGCGGCGCAAGTGGTCAAAATCCTTGGAAATTGTCAAATAATACAAATATATGTCCAGGTAGTTATAGTTATTGTGGTAGTGGAACTGTTTATGATTCTACAGAGAACAAATGTGTTTCACTAAATACTGGTTCATCTTCGATCGATTATACAAGCTTGAATTCAGCTGAATATGAAAATTTTTCTTTATCATAGGCGTATTACTGAATAATCAATTGAGATATTGAAATTTATATTTTGGGTATAATTTCTAAAAATATAAAATAAAATGTAAAAAATAAATAAAAACATAGTATAGGAGAATGTCAGGTACACCAGATATAGACGACCAATTAAATAAAACCATTGAACAAATTAATACATATATTGAAAATTCCGCAGAACAACTCAATTGTGGTCCAGATTGTCAAGCATTGGAAGCAACGAAAACACTTAAGGAAAAATACGAACAAGCAAAAACAAATATGGAAAGCGCACCAGGGGAATATCAAACCGCCAAAAAAAATTATTATACCTACATCATGGGACAGTCTGGTTACGACGAGTATATTACAAATAATTTAACAGACCAGGCAAATAATATTGAAAAAAATATTAACACGATTGTAAATAATTTGGTAAAAGAAATGACAGATTTAAATGATACTTACAAAAGCGTGTCTTCGAGTAATGCCTATTTAAGTAAACTCGAAAAAAAATACAATGAAGAAATAAATGATTTAGAAGATAATATGGGTAGTGTTACCACAAATGATCGTAAAACATACTATGAAAAACAGAATTATAATTATTTAATCGGATATTATAAATTCTTTCTTTGGGTCTATTATTTATTATTAATTGTATTTACAATCATGTTGTTTCTTTATAATCGCACCATGGGTATTACAATAAAAATAGTATGTATTGTTTTATTTGTATTATATCCATTTTTCAGTACTGATCTTTTTCTATGGATCATTCGACTTTTTTATAATTTCATAGAATTGTTTCCATCGAATATATACACTAAAATATAATACAAAACAAATACAATAAAAAATATCTTTATATTGACATGATCACAACATAAAGATATCATTTAGACCTTTACACTCCAGTCATCTCATCCTCTTCCATTTCAGGTCTGATAATTGCCACACCATGCCATCCGTCTTTTCCCTTCTTTGGATGACCGAACTTCTTGTTCATGTAATCAAACAATTCAATACCCTTAGGAATCTTCTTGGAGTTGTAAAATTCGCCATACCATTTCTTGAATGTCTCGCTGAGTTCCTCGCGTTTTACAACACCACCCTCAACCACCTCAATCATTTGCGATACAAAGGCAGCAATATGGTCCTCGCGTTGTCTATAGTTATTCGAGTACATCATGACCGTTGGGCAGTCATCTACCTTTCCTTGTGTCTCAAACGATCGCTTTACAAGCATGCTCAAGAATGTCTCTGCCCACAATGGTAATTTGTCCTCTAATGTCTTGTCCTTTGGAAATACATATGGCGAATCCTCGGTTGGTTTAATATTCTCACTTGCGTCCGCAAATTTTGCCATATGTTTAATCACGCGAATGCGTCTCCATGTGCCATCATCATTACTGTTAATCACTGGTAGAATGTTGGTGCATACAACCAAATCAAATTGTGGAATGAATGATTCACTTTCCTTGTATAATTGACGACCAACAATTGGATCACCACCCGTCAATTCCTTCATCACACCCTCATTCAATTGGATTTCCTTGGTTGGCTCTTGCATACAGGCATATCTCACACCCTTTAAATTCATTACCTCCGAGGAGGTTCCACCAATCGCATTTCGGCGTTCAGTAATGAGTGCTAATGGCAATGTTCCATAATAATCACCCAAAGCCAATGACATTAATTTCGTAATTTTGGATTTACCATTACTACCATTACCCAAATAAATGTTGAATGTTTGGTTAATATTCTCACCAAATAATGAACACGATAAATGGTCCCACATGTACTTATTCAACTCAGCTACAGGGTAAATCTTATCGAATATATCGAGAATTTGCGCAGCATAATCGCTATGATATTCGGGGTTGAATTCATGATATTCAATATTCGTGCATTTTGTAATGTAATCGTTTGGATGTCCGTTTCGAAAGATACAGTTTTTCAAATCAATCACACCATTACTGCAGCATAATAAATACTTGTTCTTATCGACGCGTTTATCGAATTCCTCATCGTACAAGACTTCCATTGCCTCACGCATAATGTTATTTTTCTCAGTTCCCATTCTCAGCTTAGGAATAATTATATTTATTTGTTTCACTAACGAAAGCATTTTCTCGTATTTAGGATCATCCGATGGCGTATTTTCAATATCAACCATCGTCTTATCTCTTCGTGCAACATACACATTATACATTTCAGTGGAAATAATGTTTCGAATCGTAGTTCCCTTATCTTGAACCCAGCAATGATTTCGAAATACATACCAAGTCTTATCTTTTATCGAGCTACAAACATATTTGTCACCGCACAATTTCTTTAAAACAGTCGCAAAATCATAATCCGTTGGTTGAATAATCGTTTCGGTCACACAATGCTCCACCGAGTTTTTCCTTATTTTCCAATATTCATCAGGAGCATCTTGTTTTGCCCAATACATAATTGACGCACTAGTGACACCATCAGCTCTTACCTTGAAATATTTGTTCCAGTCTTGAAAGAGTTTTGGTATTGTCGAATAATCAAAATCACTGGCTTTACTTCGTAATTTTATCCAAGTATAAAACAAACGCGGATCCGTCTGTTTTAACGCAAAAGCAACCATACGGTTTATTTCATGTGATCCAGGTTGATAATATTTTTCAGGAAGAGTCATTGTATAATCGTGTATTTCTTTTATGTTTTGTTCTGTAGGCATTAATTTAGAATGAGTGCTTTGAATTACCAGATCCAATATTTCTTGATTATGAATATCCTCTAATGGCGTATTCGAAAAATCCTGATCCTCATTATTAATCAATGGAATAATTCTAGTATTACTATGTACGCGTCGCGTCGTTACTGGTTTTCTCTTGTTACGCTCGCGCTCCTCTATTTTTTCTTTCATTTTAGGATTTATTTCAAAGCATACATGATCAGGATATTGCGCGGACAATTTAAACAAATCTTTCGACAAATCTATGATGCTTATTGGTTTCTCTGTCACCTGGAATTCGGAATCGTTCTCATCAAAATTCACCTCATAATAATGAGTTAAAGTATATGTCTCGTTTGCTGGTTTACACGATCCATACATTTGCCAATTGGCACTACCTTTCGCAACACCGGCGTCGATAATTGCCTCGCAATCATTAATCACCGGCAATGTTTCCATAGTGATTGTCTCTGGTAAGATTTCGAGAGCTTTTTCTCGCAACATGACTTGCATGACTTTACTCATTTGAATACCAATAATAATATGAATTCCATCCTTTGTCAATGACCCGTCAGTCAAACGATTTACATGTGGTTTTTCCATAACATAGATAGGAAATTTCTTACCATTAACAAAAACAAAGAATTCTTTTAATGGCTCCAAATAACACAAATTGATAATTTCTGAAATGTTATCGGCATCGTGTTGTCTTACTTCTACATCATAACTGTATCTAAAATCTAAATCTATACAAATGGCACCACCAACCTCTAACTGTTTTTCGGTAAGATGGTCTTGTTTTTTTTTTACAAAGACCTCTTCATAGTAAAGTCGATAAAACAATTCATATTTGTCTTTTGGTATAAAATAGGAGCCACCATATATACCCTTACCTGGCATTCGTGTATGTGTAATTACTGTTTTTTCGTTTGGTCCATCATCTTTTTTTGTAGTGAGTTTATGCTTTGTTAAGAAATCGTTTAGATCTTGAAATCCAGACGGTGTACCCATTTATTTATTTGACTTATATACTACTTATATAATTATTTCTATTTCAATTTTTAATTATATTATTTTAAAAATATTTTATAAAAAAATAAAAATAAAAAATATTTTGTAATCTATTATGCTGTAATATATTATACATTAATTAAAACGCAGTGATTTTCTTAATTATTTAAGGATGTTTATTGAAAATAAAGTATGATATATTATAAACAATGAATACAGACGACGGGACCACAAATGATACGCCCATAAATGATGACACAAATCCAACAATAAAACCCCTCAAAAAATGTTGTATTTGTGGACCCGTGAAAAATTGTGGTCCTTATTTAGACAGAATATTTTCCAACATTGAAAAAATTGGCGAATTATTTGAAGATTATATTATCATAATGTATTGTGATAAATCAAACGATAATACATTAGAAAAAATTATTGAGTATGGAAAAACAAATACAAAATTGGTGTATCATATAAATACGCAAAAGGTGTCACCTTTTCGAACACATAGAATCGCAAAAGCGCGGAATTTTTGTATTAATAAAATAAGGCGCGACCATGGTGATTTCGATTTTTTCATCATGATGGACTTCGACGATGTCAATTGTAAAACAGTGTATCCTGAAATTTTAGGAAAATATTTAGACCGGGACGACTGGGATGCCTTGTCGTTTCAAACATTTCCAAAATATTATGATATTTGGGCATTATCCATTAAACCATATAATTTCAGCTATAATCATTTTGAAAACAATGTGGCATTTTATTACATTATTCAAGATCATGTTACCAAACTATTGAATGGACTGAAACCCGGTGAATTGTTGCCGTGTATTTCAGCGTTTAACGGATTCGCAATTTATCGCATTGGACGATTTCGAAATTGTTATTACGATGGGAGGGTTCGCTTTAACCTTTTGCCAAAACATAAATTAGTAGAACACCAAAAAGCGGCAAATTCACTGATGATATTTAAAGATTATGGAAATGTCAATGGTTTGTTCGAAGACTGCGAACATCGAGCATTTCATTTAATGGGAATTAATAAAAATAACGCGAAAATCCGTATTTCACCGGAAATTCTTTTTAGGTGATTACACTATTCAATTGAAATTTTATAATTGATTCAAAATATTATGAAATACTTTTGTAAGATTTTTAGTAGAAACATATCTTTTACCATCTTTAATAATAATTTCTTTTATATTATTTTCATTTATTTTATATGTATTTTCCCCAAATATACCATAATCATTATTGATATTATGATCAAAAATCCGGAATAAAATATTGATTTATTTTTATATATATTCAAGTTATTGACTTTTTATTATATTTTTTAATTTTTATTATATTTTTTATTTTTTATATGATATATATTATATATATGTCAAGTTTAAATGATTTTTTAATTAGTAAAAATCTTAATATTACAGAAGGAAACATTAGTTCAGTTAAACAACAACAAGACGAAATTTTAGAAATATTAAGAAATAATAATTTTAAAAATATTATGGAAATAGGTTTTAATGCTGGTCACAGTTCAGAACTATTTCTTAGTAATACAAGTGCTTATGTTCATAGTTTTGATATAGGAGATCATTTTAACCAGTATTTAAAATATGGAAAAAATTTTATCAATCAAAAATACCCAGATAGGCATACAATTGTATTTGGTGATTCAAAAATAACTATCCCTAGATTTACAAAAAATAATGATATTAAATTTGATTTAATATTTATTGATGGAGGTCACGATTATCAAACAGCTTATGCTGATTTATTAAATTGTAGAGGATTAGCACATAGTGAAACAATCGTCGTAATGGATGATATTGTAAAAAATTCGTTATATGAAGCAGGTTATACAATAGGACCCACTAAAGCGTGGGATAATTTAGTAAAATTAAATTTGTTGACTGAAATATCACATAGTACTTATTGTTATGGTAGAGGGCAGAGTGTTGGAAAATATATAATTGAATAAACACTTTTTATATTTTGAATAAACCCTTTACATCATAAGAAATATCTTTAATAGTTCTAGCAAAATAATTATTTTTTAAAATTGGTTCTTTTATAACTTTTAAATATTCTTCATCACTGTTAATTATTTTTTTAATTTTGGCAATAGCACAATTAAGAACTTTATCATTTAAACTTGTTATATTAATAAATCTATTTTCATTAAAATGCTCTGTAATATTGTTTGAGCCCCAATATATTGGAATTGTTTTTGCTAAAAAGCCATTAATTATTTTTTCGGTAATATAAGTTTCTTGTTTAGTATTTTCAATGCAAATTACAAATTTATATTGTGAATAAAAATTTATAATAGAAAGACTATTGTATCCTCCTTCTATTTTATTTACATTATTTCTAAAATTACCAGCATAATCAATTTTAAAAAATTTCTCTAATTTATCTAAAATGTAATTTCTTTCACTTGATTTATTATTTGAAATAACAGCACATATAGCTTTTTTAGGAATTATATTGATAATTTTATTTTCAATTAATTCTTTGTAATAATTATTTGAATCAACATAAGCGATAAATAAAGGAAAGTTTATTATTTTATAATTATAATTTGTATATCTATTTGTTAATATACAATCATACTTGGGTATTAAATTAAATCTATTAAATTTTTTATTTAATATATGTTTAACTGGTTCACCATTAAAAAAAAAAGTGTATTTCCATTTTTTATAATTTAAATATGTATTTTTAGAAAAAACACTTTCTAATAATATTTCACTATTATTTAAATTACCTATTTCTATTTTTTCATTGAATATCATTAAAAATAAGTTCTCAAATACACTATAATTAATTTGAGATCCTGTTGTAAAATTAGACCAAAAACCATTTATAAATATTTTCATATATATTATAAATAAAATATTTATCGTAAGCTTGACTTAAATATACCTTTCTCAGATCCTTGAGTTACTATTGTTGGTTCTCCCCAATAAACATTAAAATTATTATTTCTAACCACACAATTCATCCATAAGTCAACTGGAACTAATATTGTATAATTTGGTAATTTTAGTTTTTCAGTAATTATTTTTGCGCATTTATTTGAAATTAAATATGAATCCAAACATCTTGTAGCTCCTCCGTGTTTTTTTCCATTATTTACGTTATCTTTTTTATAAATATGTTTTTCTGGAATTAATAAATTCTTGTCAATATGTAATCCACAACCATCTCCTATAAATAACATCTCCCAATCAGACGGTAATTCTTTTATATAAAGTTCTAAAATTTGTCTAAAATTATTACAAAGTAATATATCATCTTCTAGTATTAGAGCATAATCAATATTTTCTTCAACTATTCTTTTATAACATTCTATGTGATGTAAAGCTACAGATATTTCACCATCACTTATGTTTCTAAACATATTTTTATCTTCATGCGTTAAATTTTCTTTTCCATGATTTGATATGAATTCAAAATCAAAATTATATTTACTTAATTGTTTTATTATGGAATCTTTTCTTTTAGTTAATTTAGCATAATGAACTACAAAAATTTTCATATATATATACATATATAAATATGAAATGTTGTATTTGTGGAACGCTTAAAAATTGTGGACCATATTTAAATAAAGTATTTGAAAATATAGAAAAAATCGGGTCGCTATTTGATGATTATGTGATCATTTTATATTATGACAAATCTAATGATAATTCTTTACAAATATTGAAAGAATATCAAAGAAAAAATAAAAAATTAATTTTTTATGTTAATAAAAAATTACCTTCTACTTATAGAACAATTAATATTGCTAGAGGAAGAAACTTTTGTTTAAATTATATTACAACAAATTGTCCTGATTATAATTATTTTATTATGATAGATATGGATGATGTAAATTGTAAAGATATTGAACTTGATATTCTTAAAAAATATTTGTATCGTGATGATTGGGACGGATTATCATTTAATACTAGTCCAAAATATTATGATTTATGGGCATTATCTCTTTATCCATATTTTTTAAGTTTATATTGTTGGGAAGATGTGGAAAAAATGAGTAAATTAATTTTTAATAATCTTGACGAATCACTCAAAAAATTAAAAGAAAACGAATTATTAAATTGTGCCTCCGCTTTTAATGGTTTTGCTATCTATAAAAAAGATAAATTTATTAATTGTAATTATGATGGAAGATTAAGAAACGATTTATTACCATTTCATTCTATTTTAGATATAAACAGAATAATAGGATTAAATTATGTAAAACGTTATGATGATTGTGAACATAGAGCTTTTCATTTAGAAGCAATACGAAAAAACGATGCGAAAATCCGTATTTCACCGGAAATTCTTTTTAGGTGAGGGCTATCCAATATAATTTAAACATTTGAAAATGACGATAAATTACGATAAATTACGATAAATAACGATAAATAATTATAATAATATATAATAAAATAATATGTCAACCACATCAACTGAAATCAATCAAGTATTTTGTATTGGACCATTTAATAGTGGAACAAATTTACTTCAAAATATATTGGCAAATGCGGAAAGTATGAATATGAATACAAGTGAAAATATTCGTGTTTTTGATAAACCAGAAAACGATAATGAATGGATAAATAGTGTTCATCTAAAACATTGTTTTTTAAGAAATGTGTTGAATAAATATATTCATATAAAAAATATGGGTGTAATTGTATTGTATAAAAATGTTTATAACTGGATATATAGTATCAAAAAACAACCGTATGAATTTAAATTTAATAAATTATTCGAGACTTTAACACTTGGTAAATATAAATTCGATAATATTATTCAAGCACATAATTTGTATTATTCATTATATATAGATATAATTGAAAAAAATTCAAATGTTATTTTTGTAGATTATTATAAATTAATAAATAACGAAACATGTTTTGATTATTTAAATAAAAAATTATTACCTTTAGGAATAAAAATAAATAACCGAGAAAAAATGATGGAACAATTAAATAAACCTTCAAAACGAGACGGTTCATGTATTCAAAATTCGAATTTAGCCTTAAACAAATATATGTACAATCAAAAATTAATGAAACAAATTATAATTAAAATTACGAATTTAAATCGTTATATGAATACAAAAATAATTAGATATTTTGAAAATTACGATAAATAATTATAATATTATATGATTAATAATATATATATTTATATTAGTATGGATAAACAAATCATACCCGCAAATATTTTTCAAACATGGCATACCAAATTATTACCACCAAAAATGCTTTTTTCAATATCTTATATAAAAAAATTAAATCCTAATTTTAAATATTATTTATTCGATGATAATGATTGCCGGGAATTTATTAAAACTCATTTTGATAGTGATGTTTTAAATGCCTTCGATACTTTAATTCCTGGCGCATATAAAGCGGATTTATGGAGGTATTGTGTATTGTACATTCACGGTGGCATTTATTTAGATATTAAATATATTCCTGTAAATGGATACAAATTTTATAATTTATTATTCAAAGAACATCTGGTGTATGATATAAATAATATAAACATATATAATGCGTTAATGGTATGTAAAGCAGGGAATCCTTTTTTATTAGATGCGATTCATACAATTGTCCAAAATGTTAAGAATAAATTTTACGGGACATGTTATTTAGAACCAACCGGTCCTAAAATGCTTTCTAAAATAATAAAAAAATATGATATCACAGTTGATTTAAAACATAGTTTAATCAATAATAACAACAATAATAAACTAATTATTCACAACAATAAAATTATATTGAAAAGTTATAATGATCATATAAACGAAAGAATTAAATATTCTAAAATAGAACATTATTGCGAATTATGGAAAAAAAGACAAATATACAAAATATAATAAAATGGGCGTTTTAAATGAGAAAAGGTGTAAAAATATATAAATATTTATACTATTTGATTTTATTTATATATTTTTCTAGAGGACCATAATTTGTCATATCTCTGGGTATTTATTTTAACATACGTATCTTTTCTTTCATTTTCATATTCATTGTATGTTGTAGAAATAATGAACCTATTTTTATAAATAATATATCCACCATCAATAAAATGTGTTAAATCAATATTAACTCGTGAGTTCCTTTTTATAATTAAATTTCCCAACATAATTGGTCCAGTTGGACATAATGCGCTAGAACCATAATATTTATTTTTAACATTTTGAACAATTGTATGAATCGCATCTAATAAAAAAGGATTCCCCGCTTTACACACCATTAACGCATTATAAATAGATAAAGGCGGCAATCTATCTAAGACGAAATGTTCTTTTTCTACTAATTCAATTAATTTAAATCCATTTACACAAGAAAATTTTATATCCATATAAATTCCTCCATTAATATAAAGAATACATAAGCGCCATAAATCCGCTTTATATGCGCCAGGAATTAAAGTATCAAACGCATTTAAAACCTCATTATCAAAATGCGTTTTAATAAATTCCCGGCAATCATTATCATCGAATAAACAGTGCTCAAACTTGGGATTTTGGTGTTTTAATAATTCAACACGTTGTTTCATTTTAACAGGTAAATCTTTTGTGTACCATGTTTGATAAATTTTTAAAGGTACGACTGGATTATAAAAATTTTTAAAAAAAGTATATGGTCTGTTATACAATATTTTTTGATATATTTTAATTTTATTTTGATTATTATTATTATAATTAGACTTCTTTTTATAATTATTAACTGTTAACATGATATATTATAAAAATAATATTATATATGATATTATAATATTATAATTTACTCTACGATTTGTTTTAAATTTATTTTATCAATCCAATATTGTAATTTTAATTTATCATAATGAAAAGTTTTATCTTTGTAATCTTCTATTGTTTTTTGTAATAATTCTTCATTTACTTCATTCCAATCATTCACAATTAATACTGGTAAATCTTCAAATAATTTTCTAAAATTTGGCGCTCTTACAATTGGTATTGAACCTAAACACAATGATTCCCAAGTTCTATGACAATCCATACCAACGCCAAAAGGAGATAATACAAATGTGTATTGAGTCATATTCATCCAATTCTTTGTTCTTGGTGTAAAACCATCATTTTTTTCTAATAAATACACAGGAATTATTTTTAAAGAATTTTTTCTATCTCCAAAACGATCGTTTCCTTTTGAAAAATTTACATATATTTTTGGTTTTCTTTCATAAAATGGTTTCGAATTCTTTATTATATTTAAAAGAACCTCTTCTTGATCCTTTGGTATATGACTTTCATCTGGCATTTTCCATTCATGATTTTTTTTGTTTAGAATCGTATGATAATCTAATCCAATCGGTAATTGTTGAATTTTATCATGATTTTGTATTTGCGTATTTTGTGCATACCATTTAATTAAATACTTGGAATTTATTAATGAATTAAATTCATTATTGTTTAAACGTTCTCTTGGTATACACAAATCTGAATCTCCTGTAACCAATACAAATTTTTTATTTATTCTTGGTAATATTATTTTAAAAAAATAAACAATCAATTCACTACAAACATATATACTCATTCCGTCAAACATTTTATTATTTTTTACCATATTTATTAAATAACCATAATCATTATTACAACTAGATTTGGGGTTTTTTGAATGAAAAGAACACGATTTTAATATTCCTCGACTATTCACAAATTGACATTCCTTTTCCATACTATATATTATCTAATAATATATTTTCTATATTTTCTATAACAAAAATATAAATAATATATTGATAAAACATATAAAACCAATTTTGTATTATATAGTAATAATATTCTTGTAATCATGTCATCCAGCCAATCAAAAAGTATTGTCATTTCAAAAGACACTATACAACGGTTGTTAAGAGATGTACGCGATATTATCAAAAATCCATTAAACGACAACGGCATTTATTATGTTCACGACGACGAGGACATGTTAAAAGGCTACGCCTTAATTATTGGTCCTAGTGAGACACCTTATTTCGGGGGAAATTATTTTTTTGAATTCAGGTATCCTATGGATTATCCACATAGTCCGCCCCAAGTCACCTATTGTACAAATAGTGAAAATATTCGTTTTAATCCGAATTTATATACTACTGGAAAAGTGTGTATTTCTTTGTTGAATACCTGGCGCGGTGAACAGTGGACCTCTTGTCAAACTATTTCAACGGTATTGTTGAATTTATGTACTTTGTTGAATAACGATCCGATATTAAATGAACCAGGTATTTACAATACACATGGTGATTATTCGGGATACAATAAAATCATTCTATACAAGAATATTGATATTGCGGTTTTACAAATATTGAATAAAAAACCCGGGGTCTATATGGAAAAGTTCGAATGTTTTTATCCAAATGTTTTAGATAATTTTTTAAAAAATCAGGACGAAATACAAAAATTCCTTGAGAATAAGAAAAAGGAATATCCCAAGATTGAAAAAATAACGACAAGTCTATACGGTATGTCGGTAGTCATTGATTATGAAAAATTATACAAGGAATTTCGCAGTACTGTGGAAAAGTGCGTTAGTTTAGAAAAAAAGGTTGGCGAAAAATAAAATAATATGGGGTTACAATTATTTTATTATTATTATTATTATATAATACATGTCAACTACGACAAAAACTGGAAACAAAATGTTTCCGGTATTTTTAAGTAATATATTCAAATTCGTATTGCTGGTGTCACTTTTAATTAGTTTTTATCTATTTATAGATATCGTCGTTTTCAAAAGAGACACTTATAAACCATTATTTTCCACCTGGCAATTTCCCATGTTATTGGCGCTCTATTTAGATGTTATTTATAGTCTATAGAATCGTGTAAAATTAAAAGACATGAAATAAATAAAAATTGATTTATTTTGTTTTAATTTGGTTTCAAATAAAATAATATAAAGATAATTTAGAACAATATAAAGGATGCATTTCTGTAGCACATGTCAAAATATGTATTATATTCGTATTGATAGTGAAAATACGAATAATTTAATTTATTATTGTCGTAACTGCGGAAATGAAGACAATTTAATTACAAATGATAGCGTAAGTATATTGAAAACACATATTAAAAAAAACGAACAAGAATTTGCTCATTTTATTAATAAATACACCAAATTAGACCCGACATTACCGCGTATAAATAAAATATTATGTCCAAATGAAAACTGCGATACCAATAAAAAGGACAAGGAACGCGAAATTATTTATATTCGTTATGATGATGTGAATATGCGATATGTTTATTTATGCTCAAGTTGCGACACTGTTTGGAAAACCGAGGACATGAAATAAAACGATAATTTTAATATTTTCAATAAATTATCATTTAGACACAAATGATTACTTTTACTAGTTGATACTTTATAAAATAAATTATGGATATTTTGTTGGATCATTTTTTTTGCGATTTACTACAAGATCAAAAAAAAAGGGTGAGATTTTCCAACATTGTTGATTGTATTTTAATCCCTTGTTGTAATGATTTATCGGTAATTAAAAATGAATTATGGTGGACAGCTAATGAATGTAATGCTTTTTATTTTTCTAGTGTCAGAGAGATTAAAAATTTTATTATAAATCATAACCCTATGTTGAGTTTCAAAGAGGGAAAAGACATGTTGTATCAATCAGGACTACATGATTTTGAAGATTCTTATTATAATTAAATACAAAAACAAAAACTAGAAAAACAAAAACTAGAAAACAATAATAAAATAAAATTGATTTTTATTTTATTTAAAGAATATATACTAAATATAAACAAGATGAGTGACAACGAAAACGACAACGAAAATTATTCAAGTGAAGAGGAAGAATCCGAAAATGAGTTATCGGAAAAAGAAGAGGAAGAAGACGAGCCTACGACTATTAAAAAAATAATGACGGCGGTCGAAGATTCTGACGACGACGATGATGACGAAGATGTTATTGTTGAAGATACTGAGGAAGAAGTTGAGGAAGAAGTTGAGGAAGATGATGATGACCTAGAAGAAGACGATGAAGATGATGATGAAATGGCTGCTGCAGCAACATCCTCGAAAACTTTAGAACAAAGCGGATTAGATGATGATGACGACGGGGAAGATGATGATGATGAAGATCTAGAAGACGAAGAATATTTACAAAAATTCAATGCCGACTTGAATAAAAATTATCTTTTGGAATATCATCCGGAATGCGCGATTAATAATTATGATGAAATCATCGCGTTGACAAATGTGATCCGAGACGCGGATAATAATATTATCGATGATCTACACAAGACATTGCCTTATTTGACAAAATATGAACGCGCCCGTATATTGGGACAACGCGCCAAACAGATCAATTCAGGTGCCAAAGTATTTGTAAAAGTTCCTGAAAATGTGATTGACGGGTATGTCATTGCGCAAATTGAATTGGAACAAAAAAGAATTCCATTTATTATTCGTCGTCCTATACCAGGTGGTGGTTGTGAATATTGGAATTTAAAAGATTTGGAAATGATTGGGTTTTAGTTATCCATTGGAAATAAAATAGTTGGTTGAAGACCCTCACTATTATCAACCTCTGTTGTACCTTTGTCTTTTGGAGAAAGAGTAGGTTCTTTTGGAACAGATTGTTGTCTAGGAGGTGTTTCTGGTTGAGGGAGTTTAACCATATTAAAACCTCTAGTGGGTGTTCTCGGAGGTGTATCCACCCCACCAATCATTCCTTTTTTGTATTTCTTAGTGCGATTTCGACGAGTTTTCTTATGTTTACCTATGCTTGGTCTACGCCCCATTTTTTTACTTCTTCCTTGAATCTTTTGATTTAATATTACAATAGATGGTTCTCTATATTTTCCATGATTTTTTTGACGATAAAAAACCATAGTTTTGGGTCTTGGTAGAAATTTTCTTAATTCCGTAAATGGAACATCTCTTTTTGCTTTTATGAATGCTTCTCGAATTGGGTCTGGTCTCGGGTCCGGGAAGTCTATTCTATTTTCCCTAAATTTACGGCTTTTAGGCATTATACTATAAACAAAGAAAAAATACAATATATACAAATAATAAAATAATCATCTAAACTATTTTTCTAAATTGTTTACATTCGAATTATTGTTTTCATAAAATTTAACATCATCCTCAATATCAAAACTTGAACCCAATTGTTCTAATATACCCGTATACTCTGGTGAAATATGGGTTGTTCTTTTTAAATTGTGAGGAACCAATTTTGGCATATTCTCTATATTTTGTTTTTTAGACAACAATTCGACATTTACAAAATGGACTTTTTCATATAAACCTTCGGGGTTAATCATATCAAGTGATGTCACTTTACGAATACCTTTATATAACAAAATATTGTCATCGTTGTATTTTTTTTCAATAATATATTCTTCATTGTCCTTTAAACATGCAGGGTGAATTTCCATTGTGTGAATTTCCATTGTGTGAATTTCCATTGTGTGAATTTCCATTGTTATGCGTTATGTGTTATATTTTTATTTGTATTATAATTTAATTTATTCCAAATAAAAATACTTCAATTTTTATTTTTACAATTCATAAATATCAGATTCCTCCATAAATAATGAAACCTTATTATCAGATCCATCATTTTTTGGCGATTGTAATTTAATAAATTTATCATTATTTGACACCACTATGCATTTTTCTTTTGCTCTTGATATCGCCGTATAAATCGTATTTTTATCAGTTAGATTTTGATTTTGATCAATCATAAATATCACCTTACTATATTGACTTCCTTGTGATTTATGAACAGTTATCGCATAATTTAATATAAAATTATCATATAAACTTGTTACATCAATCGTTTCTGGTTTATCGGATGGACCAGAATATTTTATAGTAACTGTTTTTCCATCATACTCCAATATTTCCGCTTCATCACCATTGGATCGCATTGTTTTATTCGAATAATCATTTTCAGTTCGAATTATTTTATCACGAATCCTAAATTTAAATTTTACATATTTATTATATGAAGGAATCAAATAGTATTCATATTCCTCTTGTTCCGGATTATATATATCTTGTAAAAGATTATTCAACGAATTCGTGTTGAAATCAAAAGTTTCTTTATTGAAACAAGAAATAAATTTTGAATTATTCGCATCTAAATCGTTTGTTTCTCTGAATTCTTTAAAATATTCAACATTTAATTTACCATCCTTGACAAATAACGATGGATTTATCATAGAAATCGAATCATCTGTGAAATCGGCATTGGAAATATATTCACCATTTGTCATTTCTTTAATACAATTTACTAACGCACCCGCATTTTGTCTTTTGATTGTCTTTAATTCGGTGACTGTAAATAATTTGCTATCAATCAATTTCTTCAAAACAATGCCAGGACCGATTGATGGTAGTTGATTAATATCACCAATTAGTATTAATCTTGAACTAAAAGATTCGCATACTTCCAATATATCATTAAATAAGAATATATCCAACATGGATGTCTCATCAACAATCATAAGTTTTATTTTTAAATGTTTATACTTACAATTTTTCTTTTCTTCTGTTAGTGTATCATCATCGCTACTATAATCACTCGTACAACAATTACATTTTTCTGTATGTTTTTCGATTTGTTTAAATGTATAATATAGTAATCTATGACATGTTCCTGAAATATCATTGTTATAATGTTTTGCTTGTTGACTTGCCTTCATATTATTAAATGCCTTACCTGTTGGAGCAACTAATCCAATTGTTTTGGGGTTTACATATTTTTCATCGATATCATCTTCGTCGTCGATACCATCTTCGTCGTCGGATGAATCATAAGAAGATCCCTGATTTGTTTTCTCCGTTTTGTATAATTGGTACAACACATATTCGATACATTTGGTTATTTCAGTTTTTCCTGTTCCAGGAGGTCCAATGATTATCGACAATTTATTAATGACTGAATTTATTACACAAAGTCTTTGTTCTTCTTCTAACTTAAACTCGACACCTCCAATTCTTTCACGATTTCTTTTTTCTTCGTATTCATTAATTAACGCATTTATTCTTTCTTGGTCAATATCATATTTTTGATGATTAAATAATTCGATCATTTTATCTGTCATATTTTTTTCAAGTGTTAAATAATCATTCGTCGTTTTGTAACATACATTATCAATTATTTTATCAATGACAATCTTATTGATGCCAGCAATAAATTCATTATAATTTTTTCTTTTTTGATCACAAAATCTTTTCATTTTCCTCGAGTATTCGTTTTTTTCAATATAAAATGAATTATTTTTTTTTAAAAACAAATCATAGGTCCATTTTTCAAGTTTAACATCAAACGGAATATTCAATTTAAAGGACTCGCATATTTGTTCGGCTTTTTCAAAGGTAATCAATTGAAATAATGGACGAATGAAATGAAATGGATTTTTATAAATTAATGATATTTGTAAAGAAACATCTTGAGTCTTTTTTAAAACATGATCTATATTATATAAAGTTGTAATTTTTAAATGACATATTTTAATCAAGTTATGAAACATTAATTTAATATTACTATCATCAATAAAATCAAATCCAGGTGTAGATGTTTTATTCGCTAAATACCTTATTGTTGAGTTATATTTTTCCAAAAATTTTATAAATTCTCGAATTTTATCTTGATCTTTTTTTTCAATACTAATAATATTCGTATCAGTTGATGTAATCGTAATGTGATTCGTATTCTTGCCATTTTGATTTTTATTTAAACATAATAGTTTGTATACCGGAACATTTTTACATATTTCAATCGAACTTATCTTGTAATAACTATTTTTATACTCAATAATATCTTTTTCATCATGAAGTACTGCTGTTAAATTTGATTTTTTAACATCAAGTGATGAGTCTCCGATTTTTATTTTAACCGAGTCACCTTTTGATATACTCGCTATTTTTCCGACTTTTCCATTATATATGATTGTCGTACCATACCTTAGTTGTCGATTTATCGCAAACATTTGTTTTTTAAATATAATATGTATATTATAAAAAATAAAAAGATTTCAATTTTTATTTTACTTGAAAATTATTCATCATCACTAGAATGATCCTGCCATTCAGGAGGTCTCGTTTTTTTACCACCATCATAAGGCACCGCCAATTTATTTTCAAGCATCCATGTATTGACATTTACATTATCAATATAGACATCCGCTAATATTCGCCCATATTTTTCAGTGGAAACATTTTTTAATTCAACAATTTGACCCAAAATAACATTGGAAAGACACATTTTTGAATTCATTGCCAAGTCTTTTTCAGCCAGTGATTTTGATTTGATTTCCGGGGAATCAATACCGCGTAGTCTCACCGAAAATCTGTACATTTCGGACGATTTATATGGGAGTTTCGACGCGATCGTAATGGTATCACCGTCGTATACTTTAATTACTTTTCCCCGAGTCACCGGTGGAACAAAAGACACTGTATTATCCCAATTCGCATCCTGTAAATTATTCACAGATATCCTTCTCTCTTTGTTCTTTTTTTTATTCTTGAATAATGAACAAAAACATAAATATCTTTTGATTATACTTGACATTTATATAGTGATTCTTGTATTTATAATATATATATTTCTAATATTTTTATACAAATCAATTTTTTTTTGGGTCAATGAGAGAAAATGGATAGGGTTCCTTGGTGACAAAATATCAGATGTAAAAAATTGATTTAAAAAACAGTTTATATAAAATATTATATAATATAAAAATGACACGAAACTATATTCCAAAAATATACAATATACGAACGCATAACAACATGAATCAACGATTCATCACTTGTTATTTCAAAATCGCGTATACCGAACACACAAAAACATATAAAATATCGGCATCACATACAATGAAACATTTTATTCAAAAAATGAAGCAATATATTCGAAATGATTTATACCTAGAATTACTTGGTGTTCCCGATTTTGAATTTGTTTGTGCGGGGCATTATAACGAAAACGGGTATGCTGCTGAAGAGGGGCCTTCTCTAATATCCACCCCGATTTATCGTTTGGATTCACTGTTGAATTCGAGCGAAAATAATACGGATGAAGCTTATTTAGCCTTTTATATTCGCCCTTGTCTCGAACAAAATGTTATTATCAATAACACTTAAAAATAAATCTATAGGTTATATTTGTGAAAAGGCTGACCGGAAATATATTTTTTGCTCATACAGGCAAAATATATATTACATATTTGTTTCATTTTTTATTGTATTCGTCACTTCTTGATTGGCATAAAATAAAATGAATGCCAAGAAAATACCAAAGAAATTCTTTGCGAACAAGTCCAAAATATTATACATTATATTTTTGATGTTATAAGGTAAGACAGATGCTAGACCATATAATGACCAAATACCGCAAAAATACCAAAAGGTTTTGATACCGTCTTTAGAAAATACAGCATAATTGTTATAAATAATGGAAAACATCAGTATAAATGGTATGAATCCCAAAAATGCCGCCAAATATTTGGACATTTTCTTTATTTCACCTAAATAACCAAACATCAACATAAGCGCGTTCAGTACAATCACTGGTATCAAAATCCCGAGATTTTCTTGTACTAATTCGTATATATTTTTATCGATTATCTTGTTTTCTTCCTTGTATTTCAAATACAATAAATAGAATGAATAGGTAAATAACATGGTAGGAGTCGTAATAAACCAGTCATAATAACGGAAACGCGTGATATTTGCAATTTTTGAAAAATTGGTCACCATCCAAACATAAAATGCGCCTTCGATGATTTGAACAAACAATTCTAACTGGAGCAGAGTTTTCAATAATAAAAAAGATGAAGGTATTGGTAATCCCAAGACATAATAATCAAAAACACCGGTTATTACTTGAACTATCAAAGACAAAATACCGGTACGATAAATTAAATTCTCCATATATTATATTTTACAAATATTATATTTTTATTCAAAAAACTCGAAGGTCTATATTTATAAAATTTCCAAATTTCAACAAAAGAAAATCAGAAAAAGTAAAAATGGACATTTTTGGTATGTCCATTTTTGAAAATCCTAGGGATTCATGTTAAAAACACTGTTTTTTAGGCCAGTTTAGAGCATAAAGCTCTCTCGGAATTTTCGCGGAAAAAAGTGTGAGAGCATAATTTTGTGAGCATAAAAATAGATATTCATTGTGAAAAGGTTTAGGGAGTTTTTTTGTTAGTATAATATACTAATGGAGACTAATTTTAAAAATAACAAAAACTCCAAAAAACACCATTGTAGTTTTTGTGACTTTTACACTAACAAAATTAATGATTTTAATAGGCATTTATTGACACCTAAGCATATCAATAATTCAAATAATACTAATAATACTAACAAAATGGCGGAAACGACTAACAATTTTACGCCGATTACGCCAAATAAATTATACAAGTGCGAGTGTGGTAAGGAATATTTACATATGTCAAGTCTGTGTAAGCATAAGAAGTCTTGTGACACAACAAAACAACCAGAAAACATAATTATGAATGTGGAAGAAGAAAAATCAAGTGCGGAATTCGACGCAGAGATGATCATTGAGCTTTTAAAACAAAATCAAGAATTTAAAGAGCTTATTTTAGAGCAAAACAAACAAATGATGGAACAGAACAAACAAATACTCGAATTGAGCAAGGACCGCAATGTGACAAATAATATTACACAAAACAATAACAACAAATTCAATCTGAATGTCTTTTTGAACGAGACATGTAAAGACGCTCTGAATTTGAGTGAATTCTTGGAATCGCTCATTCTAACCCTAACCGATTTTGAGAATTTCGGTCCTCTCGGGTATTGCGGGGGTATAAGTAACATCTTGGTCAATGGATTAAACAAACTAGATATAAGCAAACGCCCGATTCACTGTAGTGATTTAAAGAGGGAAGTGATTCATATTAAAAACAACGATACCTGGCATAAAGACGATGATAAACAGCAAATGATCAAAGCCATCAAGGCGATTGAACACAAGAATGTCAAGCAAATGTCACTTTGGGCGAAAGCCAACCCGGAATACAAAGACCCGAATCATAAAAAAAGCGACTTGTATACCAAACTAATCGACCAGAGCTTGTGCGATACAGACAAAGAAAAAGCACAAAAAAATTACAACAAAATCATTCGCACAGTCGCAAAAGAAATACTGGTGGATAAAGAGAAATAACGATCAATCAAAATCTAAATCTAACCCACAATACTTTTGAACAAACGATTCATATTTGCGACCTCTATTTTGTTGTCCTCTTTATAGAATAATTTATTTATTTGTTCGTCGTCTCTAAACCGTATAGAATAATTTTGTTGAATATTATTACGACCAACACGCCCAAGCGCCTGTATAATTTTTTCTTGAGTTAATTTCATATCTTTACTCAAGTAAGAATGACAAAACTGATAATTGGTTCCATAAATATAATCACTCGACGCAATAATCATGTATAATTTCTGCTGATCCGCCAGTTTTTTCATGATTTCCGTATAAGTAATACTGGGGTGATTGGTGAAAACTCCGATACCCATGAGTAACAATATTTTCCAACTGTCTTCTACATCATTCAACAACATGATATCCGTAATTGTGTCTTCGTCAATATCACTGGTGAACGCACCCACAGTATGTAAGGTGTCCGCCCATTTTTTCAAATGTAATGGTTTATTGGGAATAAAAGTCTCGTTCAATTCCGCGGACTTGATCATGGATCTCAACAGTGTCAAATCCGTATTTAGTTTGATGACTTCCCCATCTTTTTCGCCGATATCCTTGTCGCGACTTTTTGGTTCATTCTTCAGTTTTTTAGCCGCATAACTGTCATCACCCGACTGTTGTTTCATGGTCTTTTTCTCAATGAGATCCTCTAATTTGTGTTCAAGAATATTGATTTTCTCATTCACTTGATTGTTGAATTCGATTTTCCCCAAAATATCTTCCATGACTTTCGCCGGAATATTTGCCTGTTGAATACAGAATTTCGCAATTTTTTCTACATCACCCGCCAAGAATAAAGTCGGTCCGTCGGTCAATGTATAAGCGTCTTTTGTGGATACATAAATCGCACAACTATTGTTTGTCGCGGTTTTGTCTTGAATATCATTCGTACCAGATTTCTTCATAGGAACACCTTTAGGGTCAATCGTGTCGTTGTTTTCGATACGCTTTATCCGACTTGCTTTCAAGGAAACATAAATGGATCCCCACGAACCACCAATCACATTTTTCAAACAGCGCAAATAGTGTAATTTAATGCTCATCATATTGACATCATCGATACATGCAAAATTACGCGCGATTTTGTTGCTGTGTGTGACATAATTATTTTTATCAACAAACAATATGAATTCAACCACCTCTTTCAAATCAAAATAACGCAACAAAGTCAAATTATTTTCACAGTTTTCGACGATTTCCAAAACTCGATCATATTCTGTGCTCATGAAATGCGGCAATACAACATAACCATTGTTGTTTACAATAGGAATCGTCTTTTTACAATCATGACTCACAATATTCACAATTTGTGCCCCTGGGAATTTCTCTTTGAAATCCTCCAAGGTGTCGGTTAATTCGTGTAGTTTCGGCAAAGTCGCTGACGATAATATCATATTGGGAATCAAATTATCATTCCAATTCTTTTGAATGGTTTCATGTAAATTGTGATTTTCATAATCAAGGGTGATCGTGGGCTCATCCCAGTAGACGACAATGTTTTCCACTGGGTTGAATGCCTTCATATAATACATCGCAGGCAAATATGATTTCAAGTCACAAATAATGATTTCCACTTTATCACCCACACTATTATCCACTTTCTTGATTCGCCCGTTGCGTTTATTCACGGTGTATTCTTTCGCCGCAAAATAATGTAATCGAATATCATCCGCGCTGGCGCACCCAAAAGCGAACGCTATTTTTTTACCGACGGAAATCGCTGCGCGAGCCAAGGCTAACCCAACATGTCTCGCAGCGCATACGAATATGACGCGGTTTTTCTCGGAAATCCCAATCGGACTCAGTGTTTTTCCTGTACCCGTGGGGGCAATATAGAGGACCAAACGCGGGGCTAGTGCCTTTTTTTCAGCTGAGCATAATGGTGCGACATAATCATCGTCGCTATCAGAATCTGGGTCACCATTATGCTTTCGCTGGAGTTTCAATTCGGCGCGGAAGGCGGTTTGTCGTTCCTCGAAATCGGGATTTTTCATAGTGGCAAACAATTGTTTTTGGTGCTCATAGAGGGAAATATCGCCGTATTTCAAGATAACGCTGTTTTTTTCAATGAAATCGGCGGAATGTTCAATGACTTTGGTCAAATCAACATCGTCCTCATAGAGCGCCAGAATTTTTGTGACAAACATCAAGACATGGCGATTCAAATGGTGAATCGTGTTTTTGATTAATTTACTCAAGGTGAAATAGTGAAATAACCATTTTGAGCTCTTTTTCTCCTTGTACTTGATCAATTGTTCAGCGGTGTCAATGAGCAAATATTCATAGGCGTTATCCGGATTTATTTTGGACGGATCGTTTTTTTCAAGACGGATTAAATCCGCTTTTTTAATAGTTGGATTGTTTTTCGCAGTGATGAGTTGAAATACGGATAAAGTGGTTTGATAATTTTTTTTGATTTCGTTTAATTTAGGGGAAAAGTATTTATTATATAAATAATCTTCCATAGATTCACTGTATTCGATTTTTAAATACTGAAACAGTGAATGATAACGGTTATACTTGATGTTTACATTATTGTAACCTTGTATAATAAGGTTTAATACTTCCTTTTCTTGTTCAGAAACAGGGCTTTCAATGGTTTCCCATTCGTTTTTGGTAAGTTTTCTTTGGTTTAGATCCATTTTGTTTTTGGTGGTTGAGTTGTATTATATACTATGTGTAATTGTTTGTAAGTAGTTTTACTATATTTAATCATAGTAATTAATAATCAATTTTTATTATGTCCTTGTATAATATATAATACAAAATGAATATAGAAATCTTGAGACATTATTTGAAATCCACCAAGAATGACTGGAATTATATAACACCCATTGATTTCTATAATGATTATTTATTGAAAAACAAGGATTATTTTTTGATTGATTTGAGAGAAGAAAAGGAATACAAAAAGGGGCATATCAAAGGCGCAAAAAACATATTTTGGTTGAATATTTTGGACGAAAAAAATGTGAAGAAATTACCAAAAGACAAACCAATATTTTTGATTTGTTATGTAGGTCATACGAGTAGTCAAGTCATGACTTTATTGAAATTATTGGGTTACAATGTAGTCTCTATCAAATATGGATACGGGTTGTCTCCGGTAAAAGGCGTTCCTGTTGCCGGGTGGTTAGATTATGGATTACCTGTAGAAAAAACCAAATAACCCTAACCCAAATTTTCGTTTTCTCTCAAAAGGTGTAATTTATAAAAATAAAAATTGAAAATAATAATTTAAACTTTAATTTGTATAATACAAGTATATATTTAGGCAAAGACAAAATGAAACAAACAATGACACGTATTTTTACAATCGAGGGAAATATTGGTTCAGGTAAATCGACATTACTTGAATCTTTAAAGAATGAATTAATTATAAGTAATCAAAAAATTATATTTATGAAAGAACCAGTCGATGAATGGGAGGAAATCAAAGATGCCGCAGGAAATACCATGTTACAAAAATTTTATGAAGACCAGGAGAAATATTCGTTTCCATTTCAAATGATGGCATATATTTCTCGTTTGAACTTATTGAAAACAACAGTTGAAAAAAATCCAGGCGCGATTATTATTAGCGAACGCAGTTTATATACTGATAAATTCGTCTTTGCGAAAATGCTTTACGACACTGGAAAAATAGAGGATGTAAGTTATCAAATATATAACAAATGGTTTGACGCATTTGTGAAAGATTTCCCCATATGTGGTGTGATTTATGTAGAGACGGATCCAGAAATATGTCACCAAAGGGTTGCCAAAAGATCTCGTTTGGGCGAATCCAATATTCATGTTGATTATTTGAAATCGTGCCACTGTTATCATACGAATATGTTGAATTGTGATTTTCAAAAAGTATCGAATCGACAATTGGTCTTGGATGGAAACATTGATATTTATGAAAACCAAAATGTATTAGAGAATTGGATAGAAAACATTAAATCTTTTATCAAATAATAAAACAATGAATCTTATAAAAATAATAAATTGTTCGTATTTATTATTTTTTCTTTTTTGTTTCTTGTTCTAAGAGGATGTTCCCCATGTTTTATCAAGTTCTCTTCCAAGATTAGAGGCGGCTCTATCTATACGCATCTTTTTTCTAATTTTAGAAATAGAAAATACCAACAATCCAATTACGGTAAGAATGATTGCTCCCCACAATACATAGTTCCCCACATTATCCACTCCTTTAATCATTAGAGTGCCCCCGTTAAATCCTTCAATCCTGTCAACTTTATGGTATTTATTCAAAATCAAGCGGATTAAAAAGTATATCAAGACAAATACTGTGATATAACATAAATATTTCAAAAAACAACGAGTCGTGGTTTTTTTCATTGTATATTATTATATAATAATGACATATAATATTTTTTGTTTTATAGGTTTCTAAATAAAAATTGAATAATTATATTTGTAGTATAACAAATGTATCATTATTGTAAAAACATGTGTTATAAAATGGGCGTAAAAATATTTCCAGAAAGTTTGTACTCATCCCCCAAACCAGAAACAGATTATATCTTATATTTCGACGGGTGTTGTAAAAATAATCCGGGTCCAGGCGGTGCTGGTGCCGTTTTATATTATAAAGGCGAAGAAGTATGGGGCGCCTCCAAATTTGTGGGTATCCGCGCCACAAATAATACCGCTGAATATGGAGGGCTGATTCTTGGACTACAAGAGGCAATTGTTCGTGAAATCAGTGATTTAACAGTGCGTGGCGATAGTCAATTAGTCATCAAACAAATGCGCGGGGAATACCAAGTAAAATCCGCGAAATTATTAGAACTATATACAAACGCAAAAACATTATGCGAATGTTTTGAAAACATTTCATTTGAACACGTGTATCGCGATAAAAACAAACGTGCGGATGAATTATCCAATATGGCACTCATGAAATAACCCCAAACCACTCATCCGTTTTCAATATAAGAAATGTTCAATCTTTTTTGCGGTTTGAATTTCAGTAAATCCAGCTGTTTGATCGTCGTTGGAAAATTGTCGAACCCGTAAATATCCTGTAGCATCAACCATTCAAAAAGACCCCCGGTATATACATATACATTGGCAAACCCTAACCCCACCAATTGATTGTATTTTTTATATATTAATTCATCATTTGAATTTTTTCCGTAGATAATGATTCTTATGCCCTTGTTACCGCCCATATATCTGTTAATGACACCTTCTTCTTGTTCAGGTTTAATCGTGTTATAAATAAGGCAACCTTGTTCCGATACTGGAAGAGTATTGATCAGCAAATAAAGCTCCGGGTTTTTATATACGGTTTGCATATCTTCGAAATTTATTTTTTGAATAGATTGGGAATGACCCATATATTGTTTTATTAGTATTCAATAAAACAAAATATTTAATATTGTTTTTCATTTAATAGACTATTTATTTCTAATTAAAATTCAACACAATTTCCACTTTTTCTTTTTTGATGCTCTTGGTAGCTGACACGGATAACTCCTCGCGCTTCTTTCTCGTCTTGGTAGCACTATTGTCCAGCGCGATTTCTTTTCTCTTCGATGTACTGTTACGGTTATTCATATCCTTTTCAATGGTCTCATAATTTTCTTCAATATAATCAATTAATTTGTTTTCCAATGTCCATTTAAAAAAGTTCAGTTGACCGATTGTTGTCTCGATAAAGGTGCCATCTTCTTTGTACGGAATACTGATTCTGTCCCAGCGACAAAAAGGGTCAAAACGCATCTTACTGTAAGCTTTTAGTTTTAATTTGTAATCAACATACACCTTAAATCGTCTGGTGATTCCATTGACATCCTCAAAAGAATACAATGTATAATATTTTTTCGCATAATTGGTGGCAAACCAGTCTACAATACGCAGTGATATTTTAGATTCGCCTGTAATGATTTTCAACATTTTATCTAAATTATTGTCCTTCTTGTAAAAATCCATTAAATTGTTCAACAACAAATCATTTTGGGTTGTATAACTTGATGACATATTTATCTTTAGCTGGGTCTTTTTAAGTCGTTTCTTTTGTAGAATTATTTTCTTTTCCCTTGAGATATTTTTCCGGAAAAACCTAGAATACAATAGGTAAATCGTCGCAAACAAAATGGGCGTCATAAGAGGTCTCACCAGAGCGTTCCCATTTGATTACGAGGGGTATAATTTCAACACCGGCGTCCATGGCAACACGAACTGCCTCGCGATATATGGGATCAATCACGGATGGCGCAAAACGATTTACATCTGAACGCTGTATTACAAAACACAATATACAACGAATACGAGGGTCCTGATTTTTGATCCAGGTGAGTTCTTGAACATGTTTTAATGCGCGGGGACTGATTGGATCGGCGCTTTTTTTTCGGTAGCCGTCGGGAAAATAGGCGACTTTGGAGGAGAAGTCTCTACCAGTGAAATCCATGTGTTTTCGATCTTTAGACGCAACATCTTCATAGTCGGCGAGGGGGACATTTTTAATTTCCATGATGAAAGGTGTTCCGTTTTGGTCAATCCCGGTAAAATCAAAACGCGAATCGACTTTTCCGCAAATCCGCATAGTGACTTCTCTCTTGTATGACTTTATATTTTGTAAACAGTGTAGTACATTTTGTTCTAGAGCCTTTTCAACTAGGATTTCTGCTAATTTTGGATTGATTCCAATAATAATTTCTTTTTTTCTTTCCTCATCTCGAGATATAGAGAGATGTATACGATGTGAGCATTTTGGTTTTTCGGTTTTTTTATTTATTTTTTCTTTTTGAATACTTGTTAAATCCTCTAGTAATACTTGAGCAGTTATGTCGGCAAGACCACAGCAACCAAGGGATAAACTATGCGCGATCACTTGATCTTTGTTTGATAGTAAAACATCGGCAACATAGGGTGTTTTGAGAATTGCGGATGGTCGTTTCATGACCGTACCATGTACTAAATTGTTTAATTGATATAACATTTTTTGGAATTATTTGATTAAAATTATTTTTTTACATTTATAACAATTTAAAAATAAAGTTTTCAATTTTATTTATTAGGTATATATATTATATGAAACATAAAATTACTTTAAGATTAAATAAAGCGGAATTTAAAGTAGAATATATTGTTTCGCAGGTATGTGTTACAGGTATAATGAAATATTTTTATACTGATCCCAAAACAAATATATTGGTAAGTGATTCAAAAACGATAACAAACAGTGATTTTATTCCGCATCCATTTAATGGAAATAAATGTAATGAAATGATAGAACAGTTTAAAAAAAATTTAAAAAAAAATTTAAAAAACTCGATTGTAACTGAAATTTCAAATAAATTCAGAAATTATGATATCAAAACAAAAACTGATAAGAATAATGAATTATTTGTAAATACAAATCATAATGATTGTAATGATAATAATGATTGCGCAAGTGAGAGCGATAGTGACAATGATAATACCAATTGCGATAATTCCAATTGCGATAATAATTCTAGTTCACTCGAAAATTATATTTTAAAAGAAGAAGATTGTATTAAACCCAGTTGTAGTTGTAAAAAAGAGACATGTCATATTTGTAATTGTAGCAGTAAAAAAGAGGGTTGTTGTAAATATTTAACAAAAACAAAACAGTTGGTACGATTTACCAATTTAAATATAGGTGATTCGGTAATTCTTTGGGTAGATCCATGTTTATCTTATACTCCAATGAATACAGTTATTTGTGTTGGTGAAACAAAAGTAAATTGTTCGTATGTGAATGGGGGGTTCAAAGGTATTATTGATTTTTATGATTGTAATACTGGAAAAATGGCAATTACAGTAACTAGTATTTTAATTGGTTCAACATTAGGGTATGATTATTATTTTGTCAATTTGAGTGGTTTAGATGGTTTCAATGGTTTAACTGGTTCGACCGGTGCTACTGGATATGGTGCGACCGGATTAACTGGTGCGACTGGTTCTACTGGCGCAACTGGCGCGACTGGATATGGTGCGACGGGATCAACTGGTGCGACCGGATCAGCGGGTTCCGTTGGTTCTACCGGATCAACCGGTGCTACAGGATATGGTATGACTGGTGCGACAGGATATGGTGCGACTGGCCTCACTGGTGCGACTGGTGCTCCAGGTTCGATTGGCGCGACTGGTTCTACTGGTGCTACTGGATATGGCGCGACTGGTCTCACTGGTGCGACTGGTGCTCCAGGTTCAATTGGTGAAACGGGTTCTACTGGTGCTACTGGATATGGTGCGACTGGTCTCACTGGTGCGACTGGTGCGCCAGGTTCGATTGGTGAAACGGGGTCTACTGGTTCGACTGGTGCTACTGGATATGGTGCGACTGGTCTTACTGGTGCGACTGGTGCGCCAGGTTCGATTGGTGAAACGGGATCTACAGGTTCGACTGGCGCTACTGGATATGGTGCGACTGGACTCACTGGTGCGACTGGTGCGCCAGGTTCAATTGGTGAAACGGGGTCTACTGGTTCGAC